GCCTATATATGAGGTGTAAAAATTATCAACTAAATATGGGAGGGTATAAAATGTACAAGTCTATTATCATAGTTATTGTAATACTCGTTTACATATTTATTGCCGTTAATGTTGCTAAACTTGGTGTTAATGTTGTAAATAAAAGGAACGCACAAATAGAAAAATTAATGCTTGATAAATAATAGGAGGTTTTTAATGAAGCATTATAAAGTATACTATACAAACAATTTAACAGGAATAAACGAGAGAATAGAAGCGAATAACAGTATTGTATCGGCTAATAATAAAGAGCATGCCATTTATAAAGTAAAACGAACATTTAATTCATGGAAAAGTTTTTTGTGGTTATATGAAAATGCAAGTGTATTTGTTATTAAACATTAATATAAGGCGGTATGTTATGAACTCACAAGACAAAAGACAAGCAGAACGGCTGGAAAGCATGAATAAACTATTTAAAGCCTTAAGACATAAAAAAGCACAGCTTAAATTGATAGACAAGGCGTATAAATGCGATATGGAACGCTTGCAAAATATACAAAAAAATCTTATAAAAATGAATAAGGTTTTATAAACAATAGGAGGGTATAAATGTATTATGTTATTTGTATGAATAAGGTAATATCAAGACATAAAAGTTTTTATTTAGCACAGACAGCAATTGAAAAGCATTTAAAAAGCGGTAAAATTAATAATAATTATAAAATTGAAATAAGAGTATAACATAACCATGAAAAAGGATAATATAACCATGCTAAGATACCATAAAAAGATATACTTTCCTAATAATGCGCTGGCACATATACAAGCCTTGACTGATAAATTAAATGGCTTAAAATGGCAATATAGCACGCATTGTCTGGATAATTTAAAGTATAGGTTAATAGATAATAAAGCCGTGTTATTGTATATTAAAAATTTAGTTTTAGAAGCCAGACAAGTTTTTGAATATTACAGTCAAGATAATAAAATAATAAAAACATGTTATAGAGTGCCATATATAAATGATATAGACTTAATTTTAGTCGTGAATAACAATAAATGTATTATCACTATATATATATAAACAATAAAAACGATAAACATGTTACATTGAATAAAACGCTATATGCTATTGACAAATAAAAAATTTTAGTGTAAACTATACAATATGGGAGGCTAAAGAATGAAAAAGTTTATGTGTTTAATTTTAAGTCTTATGGTAGTGCTTACTTGTCAATTGTCTTACTGTCAAGATTACTTAGGGTTAAATGTTGGTGGAAAAGGTAAACAGTCAAATATAGGCATAACTTATTTGAAAGTAGATAATAAGCTAATTTATGGCACAAGCCTATCTTATTTTTTGCCTTACATAACAAAAAAATATTTTCCTAACTATAATAACATTTGTTATGGTACAGGGATTTCTTTATTAGTAGGTAGAAAAGTAAATAATAATTTTTCTATAATAACAGAAATAGGTATTAACAAATTTAAACATAAACAGTTAGAGGGTTTTTATTATAATGGTAAGTCTATAAGCCCTGTGTATAGTAAAACAATAGACTATTCAAAAGACTTTGGAATTTCAATAGGTTGGGAAAGTAATAAAAAACACAAAATGGCTTTAATAGGCATAACAAAAGATAAAGGTGTTCAATGTCGCTTTATGTTTAAATTTTAACCAGAGCTTGACAAAATTTATTTTTTAGTGTATACTTGACTATATCAGGAAATTAACCTTAACATAGGAGGATTAATATTATGGGTAAAACATTATTTATTTTTAAAGAATTAAATAGTGACGATAGAGATGTTGTCAATTATATTGAGAGACCTAAATTTGAATGCGGACATTATTTTGGAGGAATCCATTTATTAGGTGCTTGTTTTAGTAGGAGTTTAGAATTGCCGAAAGATATAAAATCTGTATTATTAAAAGAAGAATTAATGTTATTAGTTGAAGCGGATAAACAGTTAAATACTTTAGGACATGGAATAACAAAGGGTTCTGTAAGATATAAACAAGGCTTATATATCCTTGAAGGTATTGAGCCGATTTTTAAAAAGCTGGAATCAGAAGAAAATCAAAAACTATTTGAGGAAGTAATACAAGAAGAAAGACAATATATTCAAGATGAAATAGGATTAACTAACGAAGAGATTGACGAGGTATTTGATGAATATTATTTGTCGTATCGGGATAGGGGTATATTAGGAGGGGTTTTTGATACAGCCGAAAAATTAGGAATAGAAGAAGCGGAAAACTTTATTGAAAATTTCAAAAGTGTAGAAAAGTATTTTGATTATGAAGCGTTTGCAAGTGATTTATTAAATAATGACAATTATTTTGAATTATCAAGCGGAAGATGTGTTTATCTGAGTTATTAACCTTTAACATAGGAGGGCATATATAATGTCTCAAGAAAAGAAAAAAAGTAAATATCAGGCAAAAATGAGGGTTAGATATTCAATGGCTAATAAAATAGGCGGTAAGGCGTTCTATACAAATTCAAAAGGAAAAAGAGTACCTCACGCATTGCCTATGTTGCAGGGGATGAAAGTACAAAAGGAAACAGAAACACAGGAGTTAGCTGATACGCTGGCAGTAGAAGCCGGAGAGGATGTAACGGAAGAACTGACAGAATATGATAATTTACCAGCAGAAAATCCGCCAAAGTTTGATAATGAAGAAGCACAAGAATATAAAGATATTATTTAAAATTAACCAGAGGAGGAAAAATAAAATGAGCAACAAACAGAAACCCACAAAAGAAGGATTGAAGGCAGAAATGGAAGCGAAAAAAGATAAGCAAGTCATTACTGATTATAAACATATTATGAAGAACTTTATTAATCCGGCAAGGGCTGGAGTTGGTTTACATCGTAAAAATGTAGATGAATATTAATATAAGGAACGTATAATAATGAAAAAATGTTATTGGTGTGGTGGAGATATGTTATATGATGATATATTGGGTATAGAATGTTGCGAAAAATGTGGAATAGAATATTAATATAAGGAGAGATAATATGGAACATACAAAAGGGAAAATATTTTTGTCAGATATTCATTGTGATAGAGGTACACAACTTATTGGAAGTGATAAAGATTATATTTGCGAGGTATATCTTTATAGAAGTAATGAAGAAATGTCTTTGAACGAATCTAAAGCCAACGCAAAACGATTAGTTAAATGCTGGAATATGCATGATAAATTAGTTGAAGTTTGTAAAGAAATTGAAGAAGGTTTAGTATCTACTAAATATACTGAAAGAGAAATGATTAATATGTTAAGACAAATAATAGCAGAATCAGAAAGGGCTTAATATGCTTAGAAAATATCCCGATACAATATTATCTTCGCCATCTGTGCCAGTAAGTCAATATTTAATACCATTTTTAGGTGGAAGAATAAAACTTATGCGTAAAGTAATGCGTGAAAATGGCGGTTACGGTCTTGCTGGTGTTCAAATTGGTATATTATCACAGATGTTTATTATAACCGATGAAGTGTTTTATAATCCTGTAATCACTAAATATGGTGAGCGTAAAGGACAAATTAAAGAGGGTTGTTTAAGTGTAGACGGTGAATATATGGTTGAGCGTTCTTTGGAAATATGGGCTGAATTTTTAGATGCCGGAGGAAGATTAATAAAGGGTGGTGTAACAGGAATGAAAGCGATTATATTTCAGCATGAGTACGACCATTTACAAGGAATAACTATTGTTGATAAAGGGAGGAAAGTAAAATGAGAAGTAAACCGTTAATAAAAGATTTACCAGAAGGTCAACGAAAAACAATGAGGGCAATTATTAAAGCATTTGTTTTTAAAAATGGTAAAGATATTCCTAATAATATCGGATTAGAAGAAAGAATAGAAGCAATGGAGAGTTTAATAGATAAAGGATATGCACAAGTTACAGCGAATGAAGATATGACAAAATTTAATATTAAAATTACCGAACTTGGTAGAACCGCAGGAGGAAAGTAAAATGCAAATATTTGCAGCTTGTTGGTTTTTATTTCTTTTTATTGCTATACTTGTTATGATTAAATATGGAAAAGATGGAATGTATGATTAAAAATAAATTTGCAATTTTAAAAGGGATATGATATACTTTATTGTTGGGAGGAATAATATACCATGAGAAAAAAGCAAAAAGCTGAAAAGAAAAAGAATAAAAAAATTAAGAAACAACGCAAAGAAGATACAACCTTACATCATTTACCATCAGTAACATGGAGATGCACAGGAAAGTGCGGTGAATTAAGAACATTTAGAATTAATGAACGAAACAGACCTTTATATACAGAAGAACGTGAGAAAACATTTGTTTGTGTACAGTGTCAATAAGGAAGGATGATATATTATGGAAAATAAATGGACAAAAGAATTTCCTAATAAAGTTGGCTGGTATTGGTTTTATGGTTATGTATTTCAAGGAGAAGACAATAAAGAACTATGTGCTGTTAGAGTTAGGAAAATTAGTAATGGTTTTGCCTATATATGCAATGGTAATTTTATGTCCAAAAAAGAAACAGGGGAAGGTGTATTTACTCCTATGACTATTCCTAACTTACCAAAAACGGAGAAAAAAAGTTAATGGATATAATCACTCTATTATTTATATTAGTTATTTGTGTTGGTTTATATTTTTCAGGTAAGAGTTTAATTACTTGGATTGTATGCGGTGAAACAAAAACAAATAACTCAAAAGAATTAGTGTCCGATATTACAAGAGCCGGATTAAGTTTAGAAGAATATTTAAAAGATACTAATGAGAATTGCCACAATGATAACTCACCTATGGAAGTTGTAATAAAAGATGAAGGATTAAATACAGCCAATTTATTAAATTATGAGGGTGCAAAAACAAATAAATTTAAGTTTAGACCTAACACATTTGATGAATTTATCGGACAGGATTTAAACAAGGAAATAATTAAAGATGCACTACAAGGAATTAGAATGGGTGAGATATTTCATTTTTTCTTTTATGCCAAACCAGGTGTTGGTAAAACTTCTCTTGCGAGAGTAATACAAAAAGAACTCGATGCTGAAATGATAGAAATGATAGGTAAACAAATTACAATGGACACATTAATAAATGCTATGAATGTATTTTACAAGTCAGATAAAGAATATTGTATTTTATTTGTTGATGAAGTTGATACTGTTAAACCAGAATTATGTAAAGTTATGAATCCTATGATTGAGGATTTCAAATTGGGTGATAAAAATTTACGCCCCTTTATATTTATAGGATGCACCATTAATAAGAATTTATTAATTAAGCGTGGTAATGGTGATTTTTTAGGCAGAGTAAATTATCCTATTATGTTTGATAAGTACAATAAAAATGATATTGTAAATATATTAAACCAGTATATTGAGCAAGTATATCCAAAAGAAAACTTTGATAAGCAAGCTGTGGAAGTTGTCGCAGAAAATTGCCGGAATGAACCAAGAAAAGCAATCCACATGCTTAAACATTATAGAATAAATAAAGATATTAATAAATTAATTACCAATTATAAGATAATTAAAAATGGATTAACTGCAATGGATATTAAGATATTACAAATACTTAATAGTAAATATCCTAAAACAATGTCAGCCAGTGCATTATCACAACAAGCAGGTGTAAATACTGATGATTATATAACTGACTTTGAACCATTTTTAGTTGAAGAAGGATATTTAGAAAGACCACATAAGCGGATTATTAGTCAAAGTGGTATTAAACTATTGGAGGAATTAAAATGTTAAAAGTTAGACCTTATTTTGATGATGAATATGAAGTTTATGATGATAGTGATTTCACTGAAAGTTTATTTCAGGGTAGTTTAGCGGATTGTGAGGCATTTATAAGATTACGAGTAGAAGATAGAATTTAATAATATAGGAGGAATAAAATGATAGAAAAAGCTATATGTAAACATTGTAGAAAAGAATTAAGGATTAATGGTTTTTATAATATGGAGAGATTAAAAAGAGAACATTTACAATCACATTCGCCTGAATGGATAGCGTATTGTAATAGATATAAAGAAATCAGAAAACTCGAAATACAAATAAATGAATTAGTGGAAAAACAAAATTCAGATAATTATAAAGATATAAGTTAGGAGATTAAATCATGATACTTAAATTTGATAAAAAAGAATTTACTAAATCTTGGAACAAATGGGGTTTAGGTGCTTGGTGTCAAACATGGATAAGAATGGGTTTATTAGACCCGAAAGGATTGGTAACAATAGTAATTATATTATCGTTAGTTGCTGGTATATTTTATTGGAAAGGTATTAAAAATACGCCTGTAGAAATTGGAAAAGATTTATTTAATTATGAACAGGAGTTTACATTACGTTTAAACCCGAAAGAATTAGCAAAAAATGAAGACCCTGCTTTAAGAAAACCTAAAAATTCCAGTCTTTTACATTATGCTGATTGGCGAACAGGAGTATTAGGAAAGCCTATTAAAGTAGAGGATATTAAGGAATTACGTAAGAAATTAAAGCCGTATGGGTTCATGAGTCATTTACTTTTTGTTGAGGGTGTTGGTTCTGGTATAGATAATATTGGTTTAGAAGCTGGATTAGCTATTAGATACGCTAAATTATGGCAGATAAGGAGTGAAGTTATAGGAACTAATAGGGGTGGTTATTTAGGATTTTCTTATAAGCCAAGTTGGAAGTATTTACCAAATTCTTCAATTGGATTAGGAGGAGGAAAAGGATATAAAGGAGAGGATAGAGGACTTCTTTATTTTAGTGTTGAATTATGATAATTAAATAGGAGGAGACAATGAGAACTAATACACAAGTAAAAAAGAAAATTAAAGAGTTATATGCGGAACGGAAAAAACTCCCTGAATATTCCAATTTTGGTGATGAGAATTGGAAAATAATAGATGCAGAAGTTAGAATATTAGAAAGATTTCTTAAAAACCTTTGGACATATGGAGATACTAAAGATAGACTTGATGAATTACTTGAAGATTATGGTGGAGATTTTCCAGATAATCAAATTGATAAAGCAAAATGTGACACTTATGATTGGTTACTTGAAAATATAGATGAATTATAAGGAGTTTTAATTATGTTTAATGTAAAAGAAAGTTTATGCTGTCTAATTGTAGGTGCAGTATTATTAAGTAGTGTACTTATTAAATATGGGGCAAGTGAACCTATACCCTTTCCTTTAATATTTAATATGAGTTTTGGGTGTCTATTTATTTATATTGGAGGTATTGAATTGTGTTTAAATTTATCTGATTATATAGAAGAACGAAAAAACAAAATTAAAAGGAATAGATAGTATGAAATATATCATATATTTATTTGTATTAGCAATTCTTCATGCACTTTTTGAATCAGAAATTGAAGGAGAGACAGGTGGATGGGCTAAGAATCTTCCTACCTGGCGTATATCTATTCCTTATAAAAAAGTTTTTAATGGAAAATGCATTACTGGATATCACACATTTATGGTGTTAATATTTTGTTTAGTATTTCACGGATATTTCTTATTTAATGCTTGGACACTTGGTAAGGAATTAATATGTATAGGAGCACTTTTAAATTATTTAATTGTAGAAGATTTTTTATGGTTTGTTGTTAATCCTTATTATGATATAAAGAAATTTTTTAAACAAAAGGTTCGTTGGCATAAGAAATGGTTTTTAGGTGTTCCTATTGATTATTGGGCGTTTATTTTAACAGGAACTTATTTGATTATTATTGGAAGAGCATTATGACCACTAATTATGATTTTAATAAAAAAGTAAGAAAGACTTGGACTATAAATCCAGTGGAAAAAATTAAGAAAAGTAAGAAGAAATATAACCGTAATAAAAATAAACGTCAATCACAAAAAGAAATTGATGATATTTAAAATGGAGGAATATATATGGTAGAAACAATAATGCTTATCATATGTTTTGGTTTATTGTTTGTAGTAATTTTTATACCGGAAATTTTTAATTAAGGAGAATTTATGATTATTAAATTATTATTATTTTCAATTATATGTGGATTAATTTGGATGTGGAGGGGGTATAGTGTACCTAACTTGGTACATGGATATTTTAGAGCGTTCTTATCAGCGTTTATGATTGTGGGGTTATATTGTTTATGGTTTACAGAACAATCAGTGTTTAATATTAATCCTATGTTTGTGGTAGTTGTTTTAACAACATTAGAAAGCGCACTAGGATACGGAGAAACCTGTGGAGACATTAATGGTAATTATATCGCCAGAGTTAAATTGAATTTAAAAACTTATCCGAATGTTACACCTGTTAAAGAAAGATATGTTTATTTAGGATTTGTAAGTATGAGTTATTATTTATTTCCGTACATGATATTACACCCTAATAAATGTCCTATTGTATATTTAACTATTGCTTTGTTGGGATTTGTAGTATTCCCATTTGCAAAATATCTACAATTAAGAGTATTCAATAAAATAGCAAAGACTTATATTTTAGATTCATGGAAAATAGTAGAAGGTATATTGGGTATGGGGTTTATATTATGGTTAATTAAATAATAGGAGATATAGTGAGAATTCTATTAATAAGTTTTCCATCAAAAAGACATCAACAATTTAGTTATCCATTGGGATTGAATCGCATAGACTGTGCTATTCGTTCTGTTTATTCCGATGCCCGAATTGATTTGATTGACAATCAGTATACAAAATTTGATGATTTATTAATACATATATCCAAAAATAATTATGATTTTATAGGCATTTCGGCTCAACTTGAATCGCAAAATGAATTGTTTAAATTTTTAAATCACCGCTTATTAAAAGATTATTTAAAAAATAGAAAAATTATTGTTGGCGGAAATTTAATATCTAATAGTTATGAAAATATTTTAAATAAATACAATAATTTAATTATGGCTATTGGTGAAGGAGAAAATACAATTATAGATTACATAAAGTATATTAAAAATCAAATTAAAATATCAGAAATACGTGGAATAGTTTATTATGATAATAAATTACAAATGAATAAATCAGTCAAAACAAATTTGATTAATATTATTCCTGTAAATAAGGAATCATTAAATAAAACCATAGATTATAAAGGAGATATTTTATTATGGACATCAAGAGGATGTGGATGGGGTGCATGTAGTTATTGTTTTAAAGACCCAAATCGTTTTCATAAATTCGAGTTATTAAATAGTGATATATTTTTACAAGAATTAAAATATGCTAAACAATTAGGATATAAAGATATATCAATTACCGACCCATGTGTATTAGGAGGAGCAACACCAATTGGAAAAATAGCCAAGAACAGGATGATTAAATTATGCTATGAACTTATCAAAAATACTTATGATATAAATATTGCATTTTCTTTAAGAGCAGATGATGTATTTAAATCAAATATGTCTGATGATGAGAACAATTTTAATTTAACAGTTTTAAATGTTATGAAGAAAGCCGGATTTAATTTGCCATTTTTAGGTATTGAAACAAATTCTAAAACACAATTAAAACGATATAATAAAGGTATATTACCAATTGAAAATTATGAAGCTATTAAACGTATTAAAAAAATATGGAAAGAAATTTCTATAGGTGTAATTATGTTTGACCCGTTTGTAACACCAGAAGAAGTAATGGAAACTATAAATTTTGTAGACGATTTAGATTTGTATGATGCAATGAGTTATCCATTAAATCAACTTAAAATCCAAAAAGGAACACAATTTTTTAATAAATGTTTAAAAGAAAATTTAATAATTGGATATAATAGTGAGACATTATTGTATGACGTTTCATATAAAAATAAAAAAATACAATCTATTATAAATGTAATTAAATCGTTAGAAAATGAAGTTGGGTCAATAATGTATTTAGCCAAATTAAAATCACGCTCCAATAGAATGAGTAGAAATGATAATGGTAATAATATATTGCATGATATACATGTTGTACATAATATATTACAGATTAATTTAATTCGTGAATTAATTTTTAGATTTGATAATAAACCAATTGATTTTTTCAGAAATGCTCGCCATGAATTAATTAATAAAATTAAAATAAATATTAAGAAAAAGATAATAGATGATACTAATAAAATATTATTAAATGAAATAAAAAGATATGAGGCAAAATGAAGATAACTAAATTTTATCAAAAGAAAATTAATCAAAATTATGTCATGAATATATTAGATGCACGAGCATTATTTGAACAATATCTTAATACAGATATTAATAATACACTTAGTGAATCGGCTAATTATATATGGTTTAGAGATTCTTTAAAAGCACAACATAGGGCTATGACTGAGCGAGGTTATAAAGGTTATACAAAAACACCTGTATTAAATAGACCTGTAATTAATGCATTAAGGGATGAGCCTGAGTTTCATATTAATTTACAGAGACCATGTTTAAAAAAAGAATGGTATAATAAAGAATTGAAAAAATATAAATTAAAATTTGGAGATATTATTCGACCAACAATAAATGGAATACATGGATTTGCATGGCATCGGATATCAAATACACATAATGGTTTATCATTAGAACTACCGGCTAACGAGAATGTTAAATATTATTTAATTTTAATGAGTAATTTAATGTTACAAATAAAAGCACTTATTAAAGACCGAGCAAATGGTAATATGTGGTGGTATTGTAGACCATTTCAGGGTACATTGATTAATTTATTAGGTCATTATATTCATTTATTTGTTATAGGACATCCATTCGAGAAAGTCAATTTTAGTTTATGTATGATGCAGGTAAATCATATTTTGGATAAAACTTTAGGTAAATCTGTATATCATGAGTATTTAGATTTTAAATGCTTTATGAATGATACCAATACTATAATTGACGAATTTAGCCAAATGGTAAGAAAGAGTAGGAGATGATATGAAAAAGGAATACAAAATTCCATTTTGGACATTTTTATTTTTTGTGATATGTTATTCTAATCAAGGATTATCTGGATTACCAGACCAATGCTTATATTACCTTCTTAGAGAATCATGGGGTCTTTCTGCGACCACATTAGGGGTGATTGGATTAATAACTGGTTTAGCGTGGTATACAAAAGTTATATGGGGCTACCTTAATGATTATAGACCCATAAAGGGGTATTTATCTAAATACTATTTGTATATTGCTTATTGGCTAATTATAGCTTGTATAATTTATATTGTTATTTTTGGGTTAAATTTAATCAGTCTTATTATTACCGGATTATTAATTAATATAGGCATTGCTTTGGCAGATGTAGCCAATGATAAACAGATGTGTATACTTGAACGGAAGCATAATTTAAAGGGCAAAATCCAGTCCGTGCAGTGGAGTGCACTAGCTATTTGCAGTCTTGTAGTATCACTATTAGGTGCATATTTAGCCTCTACACTGCCCACACCGCTAAATTATAAGGTAGCCTATGCTATCTGCTTAATAATACCAATAAGTGCTTTAATTTACCTTAAAACAAAGTATTTTGAACAACCAATTAAAGAGGTTAAAAAATTTACGTGGAGTGTGTTTAAGTATTTGAAGAACAAGGATTTTTTACTTGGTTTGGCATTTTTGGTTTTACTGAGATTTAGCCCTGGATTTGGTACAGCTTTAATGATAAAATGCAGAGAAGAATTATTTATAGGTAAAATATTTTTAGGTTATGTTGGAGTTATTGGAACTGTGATTGGGTTGGTTGGGTATGGATTGTATTATTGGAAAGCACATAATTTTCCATTGAAAAAGATGTTATATTTTACAATAATTTTTGGAGCGATAACTAATTTATTTTATTTATATATTCCTAATAAATGGTTTCTTATTTATTATAGTTTATTGTTCGGTGCATTTGAAGGGATTTCGTTTTTAGCGGTAATGAGTTTTATGGTGAAAATATTACCAACAGGAAGTGAGGCTCTATTTTATGCGTTAGTTACTTCAGCTAATAATTTAGCCAGTAAAATAGGAAGTGCAATTGGTGGGATAATTTATGATAATTTTGGGTATAATACAAATGTGATAATTGCAAGTATTTGTACATCATTATGCCTATTTATAATTCCTCATTTAAAGATTGGAGAAGATAATGAATAAAGCAGAGATATTAATAAAGATGATAGATAAAGCTATTTTAAACGGATGCTCACAAAAAGGTTGGAATGATATGTGTTTTTCAGAGAAGATGTGGTCTATAAATAAAATAATAGAAGATGGAATTTGGTTCGCTTGTGTTTCAACACATGAATTTGCTAAAGCTATTTGGGGTGATGGAAAACAGAAAATAACAGATGGTTCTATTTGGTGTGACTCAAATAAAATAAGAAATAATTTAAATGAATTAAAGGATGATATTTCAGAAATGCAAATGGAAGAACTTAAAAAATTTGGACAGACAATGGTTAGTAGTTTTTGTATGTACGAATTAAATCCAACAATTAATACTGGTAATTGGGAATATCATCTTCAACAAATAGTTATTTTACCGGATGAAGAAAAATGGAAATATTTAGAGAAATTCCTTGACAAAACGTGATTTTGTGATATACTTTAAGTAAGGAGAAAAATAAGAATGTATTCCAAATTGGTTTACATTTAATCTGTGTCCGTAGCTTAATTGGTAAAGCATTAGATTGTGGCTCTAAAGATTAGGGATTCAAATTCCCTCGGACACCCCATAAATTTATAGAGGAAATAAAATGTTTGAAGACAAAAAAGATTTTCAGTATTATTTAACGTGCAATCCAGATTTTTCATTAAGTAAAGGTAGTGTATCAACATATGTGAATAATGTAGAAACCTTTTTTAAACACCATGAATGTATATCACAAGAACGAGTGGATAATTATTATCTTATGCTAAAAGAAAATCATTGTCCTAGTTACATTAATGTAATATTAAACTCGCTCCGGCATTATGTTGGTTTTAGAAAATTAGATATTAAAATTCCAAAAGAAATAAAGAAAATTAAAAATGATACTAAACAAGTAGTAACGTATGATTATTTAATCAATGATATATTTGGAAGTGTAGATATTGGTGATTTTCATGATACATATCAAACAAAGGCTATTTTAATTTTTATGTTCTATACTGGTTTAAGATTACAGGACTACATGAATTTGCATAGGAGTAATTTTGTGTTTAAAGAAGATTACGGATATACAACAGTATATGTTAAGAAAAATAAATTTAATAAAAAGATATTTTTTCCAAAGACAGCAATAAAATATATAGTTAATTATTTCGATACAACAGAAGAAATAGATAATGCTTTTAATTTGAAACAAACCACACTAAAAAATCTGCTCAATAGATTAGATGGAATGGTTTCAGATATTCATTTGCATCCGCATATATTTAGAGGTAGTGCTATAAATTATCTTTATCATGATTGTAAATGGGAAGTTGAAAAGATAGCAAAAATAATAGGCATAACACCAGAAACAATTTGGAATAACTATTTAAAGATTTCAATGAAAGAAATTGAAGATGAATATGCTACTAAAATGAAAGGTAAATAAAATATGAATAATCATTTAATTATATTAACTGGTAATATTGGAACAGGTAAATCTACATTAGCAAAAGAATATGTTAAAAAAGGATATTATGTTATTTCAAGAGATGCATTAAGATATATGATTGGCGGAGGAAATTATAGATTTGAAGAAGAAAATGAGCCTTTGATACATGAATCTGAAATTGCTATTTTAGAAGCATATATGTGTAGCGTTATGCCGATAATAGTTGATGAAGTAGGAATCAATAAATTAAGTAGGAGGAAATATATTGCTTTGGCGAAATTTTATAATTATAAAATCACGGTAATAGTTTTACCAAAAATATCTTTAAAGGAAACATTAAGAAGAAAGTTGAAAGTTACTCATGGGCAAGGTAGTAATGTATGGACAATGGTTTATAATAAATTTAAAAAACAATATGAAAAACCCACAATTAAAGAAGGTATTGATGAAATTATCTGGAGGTAAATAATGTATAAATATACAATAAAGGGATATAGTTTTGGTTCAAATGGTTTTATATTATGTTCTTCTCCAATTATAATTAAAGTAAAAGCTACCACTGACCATTTGGCGATAGAAAAAGCTAAACAAATAGCTAATAGAAGTGAATATCATATTCAAGAAATAGAGGAGATATAATGTATCGAGTAACTATTTATTTCAAAGATGGCAGTAGGAAAATAAAAGAACATATTGTACATCACGATAATGCTTGTAGAGTTGCTGATAATGCATGGGATGATTATGATGGTGTAATAAAAACTTCTTTAGAAGAGGAAAAATAATGACACCAGATGAGAAAATGTTATATAAACGACTTTATAAATTTGAAATTAGTGAATTAGAAGCACTAAAAGATTTAGTTGATAAAATTATTTTTGATAAATTTTTAAATAATATAATTAAGGAGCAAGAATGAAAATTGCAGATGATGTAGAATTTATGAAAAATTTTAATAATCTAAAACAATTACAACAAAGGCAATATTCTTTAAATGACCAATTATATTTTTTAAAATTAATAGCTAATAAATTTGGATTGTACGATGCCGGAGATTTATTATTAAGCATAATTAAGGAGGAGTAAATATGGACTATACAAATTTAATTGAACGAATTATGAGTGCTAAAGTAGATGAAATAATAAATCTCAAAGAGTATGATTTAGGATTAACATCAGTAGAATTTGACCAGAACCCACTTGATACTTACATTGCTGCTGATAGAGGATTATATTCATGGGTAGCTAAAAGAGGATGGCGTTGTGAATTTCCAATGAAAGATAGTCAATATGTAAAACAATTTAAAACTCTTAATGGTGCAAAGAGGAATTTTATTAACAGTTATTTAAAGGATAAGTAAATGAATAATCCAGTAAAAATACACAAATGTATATTATGTGGAAAGTTTAAAAATCTTTCTGACTTAAACGAAAAATTTAAAGATGGAACTTATATTTGTAATAATTGTGTGAAATTAACTTTAAGTGGTGTTCATTGGTATATTTATGGAAAAGAAATATCTCCATGCCCTGATTGTGTATCAACGTGTAAGGATAAAAATTGGTCAATGGGGCATTTACATGATATGTTTAAAAGAATAGGATGCAAGACATGTTTAGGAAAAGGATGGATATTTAAAGAATTAGGAGAAAACAATGTTTGATTATAAGCAGCGAGCAGCAACAGAAGAATACAGAAATAATTACGACAAGATATTTAATATTAATATATGTAAATGCAAGGAAAAACCATTGATTACTTTGTGGGATAAAAAATTAGGGCAGATTTGTTCTAAATGTAAGAAAATAATAATCACCCCTTGACAAATACGATTTGTGTGGTATACTTATAATAGGCAGATAAGGGAGAATAATAATGACTAAACAAGAAATTAAACAACGTCATTTTAATAAAGTTTATAAAGAAGCAAGGGTTGTTTCTTGTGCATGTGGCTGTGGAATTCAAATTAAAAATAAGGATAAATACGGCAGAGATAGGAAGTATATTAATGGTCATAATGGAAGAAAATATGATAATCCTACCCAATATAAAAGAGAATGGAGTCGCAAAAATAGACATAAAATATATCTATATAAAAAACTTAGATATCAGCGAAGAAAAGGAGAATTAATTTTATTAAAAGGTGGAAAATGCACCCAATGCAATTTGTTATATAATGGAACTAATGCTTGTGTTTTTGATTTTCATCATTTGAGAGATAAACATTTTTTATTAAATGTTAGAAATATTGGAGACAAGAATTGGAAGATAATTTTAAAAGAGCTAATGAAATGTAAATTACTTTGTTCAAATTGTCATAGAATAAAAACAAGTGGGGTATATTAATGAAAAGAACTAATTCGCAAAAATTTGAACAATGGGTGCATAAACATTCTGGATTAGAATTTACTTTTCCAGATGGAGGAGTTGGAGTTATGTGTACCGATATAAATAAATTAGAAAAAATGAATATCAAAGAAAAAATATTTGATAAAAAGGATATGAAAGCATTAAAAAACGGCATGCATTTTCTATTACGTTTAGATTAAGGGAGAAAAGAATGTTAGAAAGAATATTACAAATAATTGCTACAAGTTGTTTTGGTATAATGGGTATAATGAATGCTGTTGCTCATAGTTGGAAATTTACCGGAATTAATATTGCGTTATTTTTTCTGTATATATTTTTGTATTTTGTTAAATAGGAGGATTTATGTTTCAAGTAAAAATTTTTCAGGATTATACATCAAAGCTTTTAGAAGATAAAATAAATAAATTTTTAAAAGAAAATGAAAAAACAATTGAAGTGAAAAACATTAAATATCAAAAAAGTTATTTATCATCGTATAACGCTTTAATATTATATTGTTTAATATAAGGAGAATAATAAAATGAAATTAAGATTACGAAGAGTTTATAATCAGTATGAAGAGCATTGTTTTCAAGTATTTAAAGATGGTGAATTAATTCATGTAGTATTAGAATATTTTATAAATGAAGAAACTGTTTGTGTTGTGCCATTCGTATAAAATATAGGAGATAATATGTTGCATTTAAAAGATGTAAAAATAACAAAAGAATTAGTTATAAGTGCGCTTTATCAAGTTATGAACCCACTTGAAGCTGGTGCATCAAAAGAATTAGTTGGAAAATTTGTAAAAGCAGAACTTAATATCAGGAAAGCCTTTGATATTGTTATTAGAGAAATGAAAGCCGGAGGGATTCAATAATGATACAGGATTGGAAATTAGATGAAATTTATTGCACAGTAAAAAGAAAAATAGAAGATTTAGAAGCTGAAAAAAAGAATACTACAAATGAAAAGAGATTAGGAAAAATAGAAGATGAAATAGCCAGAATTAGATGGTCTTTAAATACATGTCTTATATAAGGAGATAAATGATAATAGCAATTGATTTTGACGGTACTTTATGTGATTTTGCATATCCTAGTATTGGTAAACCTCATTATGATGTTATTGCAAAAGTTAAAATGGCATTTGGGTTGGGTCATACTGTTATTTTATGGACTTGTAGAGATGAGGAACACTATTTAGCAGAGGCAGTACAATGGTGTCGTTCACATGAAATATATTTTGATGAAGTAAATAAACAATGCGATGAGTTTAGATGTCGGTTTGGAGACCCACGAAAAATAAATGCAGATATTTATGTGGATGATAAAGCATCAGGAAGTATTGAATATTTTTTAAACATGAAACTATAAAGGAGGAATATTATGCCATATGTACCAAGTGAAATAACACCTAATCCAAGTGGAATAGTAAAAGATGGAAAAGCACAAGATAGAGTTTTAATTGATAAGGATGTAAAAATGTTATCTGGAGAAATAGCTAAGAAGATTTATTTAAATAACAGCATTGCCGAAGAATTATTTCGTTGTTTTATAAATATTGGAAATTTTCTTAGTTTAGTTATACAGGATTTAGGTGATGTATCTCAAGCGGAGGAAACTTATATATATGAAGATGAAGTTTTTTTGGCAAGAACAATTTGGAAAGTAGGTAAAGCTTATAACTATGAAGGAGCTTTTTTAGGTGAGTTAAATTATGCTATTACTCGCTTAATTCAAGAAGTTCCAAAAAGATTAGTTGAGCAAGGGAAACAGAAAAGCGAATTAAGATATTTTATTTATGCTTTAACTGTAGAGGCATTAGTAAAGACTACTAATTATTTTAATAATAAGGAACAAATGGTAGGAATTGGTGGAGTTTTTGAAGATATTAAGGATGAATATAAACGAAGGGTAAACCCAGGTTATGAAGCTGCTCAAATAGTAAAGTCAGGAGATTGTTATGACACTCCTTATTATACTAAATTAATTGAAATTATAGACCAAGATGGACATCATGTTGGCTATCAAGAGGTTATGATTGAAAGAAAGAATGATAATGGATTAGATGTATACGGTTGTAAAAATATTGAAGTATATTAAGGAGATAATTAATGTCATTCACAACACCCGATAAGCGTAAAAAAGTAGATGCATTAACTGATGATGAAGTTAAACATATTTTATTAACATATAAATCAGTTGAAGCTGGATTTGATGTTGGTGATAAATGCTACTATTTTTATAAAAAGATGATGATAAAATGGCATAAGGAACGAAGATGGGCTACAGCTCATAATGTTTATAAAATAATGCGTAATTGTGTAAAACAAAATTTTATGGATGAAGATTCAAAAAGAGCATATGAATTAGCGTGGCAGGTGTTTTTTATTAAACATGTTATGAAATACGAAGATGAGAAATGCGAACTTAATGGTGATATTTAATTAACGGAGGTAAATAATGAAGAATATTATTATTGGTATACTTTTATTAACCAATATTATATTTAGTGGAACAGTTGTAACAAATTTTAATACTATTAGAACATACAAAGAATGTGTGATTATCTGTAATAAAGTAATTAATGAGCAGAAAGTTACTATTAAACTCCAAGACACTATGATAGATAAGTATAAACAAGCTTATAAAGAAAATCAGAATTATATAAAACAACTTATAAAAATTATTGAAGAATATAAAGAAACTATTAAAGATTATGAAGATACAATGGAAGCTATGATAGAAGCATCTATTATTTAAACATAGAAAGGATAAGTGATTATAAATGAATAATTTAGTTAAAGAATTAAAAAAGCATCTCTATATACTTTTAGTATTAGTGCTTATATGTTCAAATTCATATAATATTAAGCTAAATACTAAACATTGTAACTCAAATGCAATAGCAACTATTAGATTAGCCGGAACTACAATAGTTTTGTGTGATTCTTTAAATAGACTTGCAAGAGGTTATACAAAATATAAAGATTCAATTAGGGTAAGAAATGGTATTTGGGGCAATCAAATTCTTGAAAATAAAGCTAACATTTTTATCAATGAAAAACAATCTGAAGCAAATACAGCGAGGGATAAAAAGATAACTGGCATGGTTGCTGGAAACACTGGCAAAACTTGTTTAAATGAGCAGAACATAAATTTTAATAGAACTCTCTTTGCACGTAATAAAGAAAATATTGAAGTGAATAATGAAAGAGATAAAAAAACAACAGCCATAGTTAATGAGAACGTGAATAAGATTTATTTGAATGAGGCAAACATAATATCTAATAAAGAATGCTCTATTCTTAATAAAGAAAATATAGAGGAAATTAATAAAAAACCCACACATAAATATTTAAAATCTGTAACAGTAATTGTAACTGGAAAAGAAGTAAATTATGACCATACTCCACCTGTTAGTTGGTGTGGTACAGGTGTTATAGTTAAAGTTGATGAGAATAATACTTACATACTAACTAATAAACATGTAGTCGGTGGTTATGACCCATTTGTTTCTTTAATATCAGTAAAAGTTGGTAAAAAAATGGTAGCTTGTGATGTGGTAAAATTACATGAATCAGTAGATTTAGCACTTCTTAAAATAGAGGGAACAATACCTGGAAAGGATGTTGTAAGAGGTTTAGCTTACCCTGAAATTACTGAAAAAGTATTTACAATCGGGCATTCTCTTGCAAGACCCTTTATTTATGGTGAAGGTGTATTTTCTGGTACAATTTTGAAACATGATATTTATCAGATTCCTGGCTCTCCAGGGCAATCAGGTAGTGGGGTATTTAATAAAGACGGAGAATTACTAGGGTTAATATATAGTGGTAGTGGGTTTGAGGCTTTTGGTAATTTACAAATGGACACCACAAGAACCAATGTTGTAAAGGGGTTTTATATTAAAAAATTCTTAGAGGAGAATTTAAAATGAAAAAACTAATACTTATATTTTTAATTGTATTAACTATGTTTTTATCATATCATTTAGCACAACCAGAGATACAAGAAGGATGGTGGCAGCCTGGGTTTTTATATCCATTAAACTTTATGTGTATAAGTTTTACATTCTTGGGTTTTTATTCGATGGTAAAAAATTTATTAAAAAAGGAGATATAATGAAAAAATCATTCGTAGTTTTTGTGTTAGTTACTACTATACTTTGCACTTATTTTTTTACTAAAGGGTATGTGCTTGGAAAAAAAGAAACTATAAATAATGTAAAAATTGAAGAAACCACAAAGGAAGAAGAAAAAGAAATTATAATATTAGAATTTGAGGATAATTAAATAGATAAATTAAAAAATATAAAATTGAGGAGAACAATGATTAAATATTTTCCAGAATTAATACCAATAGCAAAAATAGGATTATCATTATTACTAAGTAGTCTTATTGGTATAGAACGAGAAACAACAGACAAACCAATGGGCTTACGAGGAATAATGCTTGTTACTTTAGGTACTACTTTATTTGCTATAATTGCATTAACATTTAAAGACCAAATGAATTTAGATATGACACGGATTCTATATGCCCCTATTATAGGTATAGGGTTTTTAGGTAGTGGAGTTATTATTGAAAAGAAGGGTCATGCACAGGGTATTACAACAGCAGCAGTTCTGTGGTCGACTGTTGGTATTTCATTATTAATTGGACTTGGAATGTTTGAATTATCTATTATTTCAACACTAACTATTTATGGTATTTTAAAATTAAAAATATTAGAAGAGAGGATTAAATGATGAAGGAAAAGAAGTTTTTAGAAATAGCTCAAGAATGTTTAGGAAAGCCAGAACCTAATTGGCAAGAAGAGTTTAATTCTCAGTTTTATCCTACATGGGATGGAATATTTTTATCAAATAAGAGAATGTTTCAAGAGTTAATTTATAAATATTTAGGGATTGGGTTTAATTGTCCCCCAAAAAATAAAGTAAAAATAAAATGTAAAGATGGATTAATTCAAATAGAGAGGGTATAAAACAATGGAATTTCAAAAATTTGAAAAGATAGCAAGATTAAGTAGAGAGTGTGTGATTACAGAAAAAATAGATGGAACTAATGCACAGATATTTATTTTACCTATTGATAAACATACCAACATTGGGAATGATTTCAAATCAAGAGATTGGGCAGTAATTGAAAATGGTGATTTTTTATATGGTGTTGTTCCAGGTTCAAGAAATAAATGGATAACAACTACTAAAGATAATAAGGGTTTTGCAAAATGGGTTAAAGAAAATGCTGAAGAATTATTAAAACTTGGTGCAGGGCATCATTATGGAGAATGGTGGGGTCAAGGAATAGCAAGAGGATATAACATGGAAGAAAAAGTATTCTCTTTATTTAATACTGGTAGATGGATAGAAGTTGAAACCCCCAGATTAGATGTTGAGGATAAAAGAGAATTATGTCCTAAATGTTGTAGAGTAGTTCCAGTTTTATACAGGGGTATGTTTGAAACCGAAAATGCATGGTGGGAAATTGATAAATTACAAAAGAATGGGAGTGTGGCTGCACCAGGATTTATGAAGCCAGAAGGAATAGTTATTTATCATACAGCTTCAAAACAATTATTTAAGAAAACAATAGAAAATGATGAAAAGCCAAAATCAATACAAAGATGAGGTAAAAATGAAAAAGAAATATAATATTACTAAAGAATTTTTATTAAAAGAATATATTGATAAAGATAAAACAACTTATACCATAGCAGAAGAAATAGGGTGTGATATGACTACAATTTGTAGAAGATTGCACGAATACAATATACCAATAAGAAAGATATCGTTCCAAGGAAGAATTAGTAAAAGTGCAACTATGAAGAAAAATCGTAAAAACGGTGTTGTCAATTCTGATTGGATAAAGGGGAAATCTCGTTGGGAATTACATCCTGAAGCAATAATGGAGATGAAAAGAACTCAAATTAAGAATAAAATAACAACACCAGGTGCTTTTAAAAAAGGTCATTCAGATTCAATTAAAGGTGTGGGTAGTAGAAAAAATTTAATCAATAGGCATCATATTGATTTAAATCGTATAGATAATAGAAATAATAATATTTTATATTTAATTGATGCAGCTCATCAATCATTACATAAACAAGCATATAATTTTTTAGTAGAAACGAATCAAATAAAGAAATATACTAAATGGTTTATTAAAAAATTTCGACCAAGATTGTATAGTAAAAAAGAATATATAATGATTAATAAAGAAATAACTAAGAACTTACGCAAAAGGAGATGATTTAAATGTTTGAAAAATTACTTATCACAACATATTTAGCATCAGCTATAGAACATAATAAAGTAGTTCAAGATTTAGATAAGGAAAGTCATAAAGAGATTATTGTTAATGAGCTTTCAAATCCTTATTTTGGTATTTATGACCCTGTAGCAAGAGAAGGACAAAAATCAGGCAAAGATTGTAAACTTGCCAATCAGTATATTAAAAATCTTAAAAAAGCTGGACATTTAGATAGATTTGATGAAGAGATGGATAAAATATGGTGGGGGATTCTTAAACCTGGAGCAAAAAAAATAGAAATGATATTATCACTGCGAATGGATTTTTTAAAACATGGTAATACAATAGATGATTTAAATCATTGGGCAGACTATCAAGCTGTGATTAGAAGTGATTTTATAATTGCTTATATGGAAAAGAATGTTAAAACTGTTGGAACTATTAAAGAAATTCATACAGCGTATTTACTTAATATTCCAGTATATTTATTATTGCCAGATGACACAGTAACAGATGCTAATTCGACTTTAATAAATATGGTTAGAGATTCAGGTGGGGTTGTTTTTTCTGGTAGTAATTGTACTAAAGAATTGGTTAAATTTTTGAAAGAAAAATATAAATTTTTAAACAAATAAGGAGATTAAGTAAGATGGAAAGAAAATATATCAATCCTTGGTGTGAAAAATGTATAGATAAAGATAATATGCGTTGTGAAGGAGCAGAAGTAAAAATGCTTGTTGGTATAGCTTGTGATTTTTTTAGAGATGTAAAATCTACTAAACTAACTAATCCTAAAGATATAATAGGGTCAAATAAATTACCATTTCATCTTTGTCCAACAACCTTTACTGCGGGTGTATCTATGGCGTTTTTAGAAGGGTGCTTAAAGTATGGAAGAAGTAATTTTAGGGCTGTAGGAGTTAGAGCTAGTATTTATTATGATGCTGCATTAAGACATCTTATCGCATGGTTTGAGGGAGAAGATATAGACCCTGATAGTGGATTAAATCATTTATATAAAGCTGGAGCGTGTTTAGCGGTTATAGCCGATGCGATGGAAGCCGGAAAATTAAATGATGATAGAATGATTAAAGGTGGATATTCTAAACTAATAGATAAATTTACACCAATGATTAAAGAATTAAAAGAAAAACATAAAGATAAGAACCCAAAACATTATACTATAAAGGATAATAATGAAGAAAATTTGTAGTAAATGCAGTGAAGAGAAAATATTTGATGAGTTTTATTCAAATAAAAGAGGTAAAAACGGAAAACGTTCTCAGTGCAAATTTTGTTTTAATTTTTTGAGAAAAGAATATCGTAAAAAGTATCCTTGGAAAGTGGTTTTTAATCATATTAAGCAAAGGTGTAATAATCCAAATGATAAACGATATAAAGATTGGGGTGGGCGTGGTATAAAATGTTTAATCACCGCAGAAGAATTAAAAGAACTTTGGTTCAGAGATAAAGCTTGGTTGTTGCAAAAACCATCAATTGACAGAAAAAATAATAATGGAGATTATATATTTGAAAATTGTAAATTTATAGAGATGTCTATAAATACTATAAAAGACAGATATAAACCAATTAATCAATATGATTTAGAAGGTAATTTTATTAGAAGTTGGAAGGGTGCAGTTGAAATAGAAAACCTTTTAGGATTCGCTAATCAAAATATTTCTAAAGTTTGTTTGGGAAAACGAAAAACAGCCAATAGGTTTATTTGGAGGTATAGTAATGGATAAGCAAAAAATTATAGTTTTTGATTATTTAATCTACATCCATGTGATAGGCTTTGCTAAAGCTATACCAGAATACGGTTTAAAATATCAAGTATTAAATATGATGACATCACATTTGCGTAAAATTGGTTTAAATGAAAATGATGTTATAGTTGTGGCGAAAGATTTAACACATTTAGAAGGCTGTTGGCGTTCCGACTACGAAAAAAAATATAAGCACCAACGTAAAGACATGAGAAAAAAATCAGGGAGGAATTGGACATTAATTTGGCGGTTAGCAGAAGAGTTACAACAGGATTTAGAATGGATAGGAATAAAATTCTTATGTCTTAATAGGTTTGAGGCGGATGATTTTTTTGGTATCCTTCCGCAAGTTATAAAGGATAAAGAATTAGTATTTATTACATCAGATGGCGATATTGAGCAAATGTGGTATTATCCAAACGTATCTATTTTTTCACCCAAAAAGAAATATAAATCCAGTAAGGGTGCGTGGAAAATAAAACCCAAAAATTTTGATGTAGTAAAAATAATTGCTAAGAAATCACAAAAAGAAGCCAAAGATGGGATGGAAAATGAAACCTATACAGAGGAAGCCTATGATAATCGGAAGCTTTGCAATGATTTAATTTCTCTTCCTAATTTCGTGACTGAGCCATTAAAGAAAATAATTTTAAAGTTAGACATGAGTGCTGGATATAATTGGGAAGATTTGCCGTACTTTGATAAATTTCAATATAGAATACAACAAGCTTATGGTAAAAGTAATATATTAACAATGGAAGAATGTGAAAAATATTATATTAAAAAAGAAAAGGCACAGAAGAAAAAACAGTCTGAAAAAGGGAAAGCTAAAAGGTTGGCTTTAAAAGCTCAAAAATTAAAGGAAGGAAGGTAAGATGGATTTCTTAATATTGTTAGCATTATGGGGGATTGGGTTTCTAGTTATAAGTCTAAATGCTCTTATACAAAAAGCTAATAAAAAATTAGAAGAAATAAGGTGTGCAATTATTGATGTTGAAACCGCAATAGAAAAAATAATTAAATAATAACTTTAACTAAGGAGGGCAAAATGGGTTTAGGTAACAGCGGTAATGGGAAAACATTTGTACAAGTAGTTGGTGGAATGATGGCTATAAGAGTAAGCGAAGGAACACAGGGAGCAGTATCAAGGGTATTAGCAGCAGGTAAAAATCAAGGTAAATTAGTTTATGAACAGCACTATCAATATTTAGATGGTAAAATAACAGGGATTACTTATGATGTAAAAGATTTTGGTGCATTTATTAACATTGAAATTGATGATAAGTATATTTTATCAGTTCCTTGGAAGTCAAGTATGAAGAGAAATATTGTTTCACAGTTACCGAATGTTGATTTTTCTTCACAAGTCAGAATCAATGCGTTTTCAGATAAAACAGATGCTAAAAGAAATGTTTTATTAGTAAAACAAAATGGCGAGAATGTTAAATTTCAGCATACTAAAGATGAACCAAATGGTTTACCATTACCAGTAGAAACAGTTGAACTTGGTAAAAAGAAATTGGATTATAAAAAAGTTGAGGAATTTTTATACAATGTATTACAGGCACAAATTGGAAGGTTTAATGAAGAAAATGGAATTGAAGTTGAGCCAGCCAATGATGAGCCAAGTGCAGATGATTTTTAAATTATAGTTTAAACATAAAATAAGGAGAAATCATATGAAAGAAATTTCAAAATATGAAGTATTGTTAAATAGTTTATTACCAAAACAATCGGGGTTATCAGTTAAAATAAATCCGACTCCGTATGTAAAATGTAAAAAAGGAACTAATATTCCTTCTGATAGAAGAATGTATATTTCTGTTATTTTAGTAAAAAAATCTAAAAAGGTATATACTTTTGAATATGGGCTAGTAGAATTTAGTAAATTAATTGATAAAATAAAAGGAGAAAATAAATCATGAAATTAACAGTAAAAATAATTAAAATGGGTTCAGCATTTTTTGGTATTCAACTTCCAAAAGACGATGATGTAGTATGGGGAAAATTTCAAGGCGATGGTAATTTAACAGCAGAACAGCAACACAATTATGCGAAAAAATTATTTGAAACCAATGCAGATGGAGAAGTTGAAATTGAATACACTCAAGCTGAAGGTAAAAAAGGATTAAAGATTACTTCAATTAAAGAAATAAAGGATGGTAAGCCCGTAGAGCCAACAAAGGAACAAACAGTAGCTACCAAGCCGGACACCAAGAAAACTAAGGATATAGCCACACCATACGCTAAAAAACAGGGTTCTAAGCCTGGATATGTACCAAATGATACACAAAATAGTATTGAACGACAACAAGCGTCTATAACAGCATCTACATCTATTCAAGTTCTTGCCGGACATATTAATGGTGATAATTTGGATGTATTGAAAAAGGCGTATGAAATAATGTTTGATGCAGCTCTTGTAAAAATACAGAATAAATAAATGTTAAATTTATCAGGTATAGTTTAAGTATAAAATACCATGCTTACAGCGAGGAGATGGAAGATGAAATGTCTTTCTACCTGACCATAAAAGGAAAATTATGGCATATCAAGATGCAATTTATAATAAGTTAATGGATTATCTTACGTTAAAAAAATATCCATTCAAAAAGAGTGGTGCTTTAACGATGGTTAAATGCCCTAAATGTGGTAAAGAACCGTTTACTGGACAAAAAATTCCTAATGTACCTAAGATAAATTGTTTCACTTGTAAAAAATTTACTATCTTAGATTTCGTTAAGAAAATAGAGCCGGAATTTAAGGATTCTAATGATGAAAAAATTATTAAGCACATACGGGATTTGTTTAACATTCCTGTTGTCACAGATAATGAACAAAGTGATTTAGAAAAACTATTTCAGAAGTATAAAGATAATGGGTTTTGTTTAACACCGTTATGTAAAAATAGTAACTCTATTCCAGAAGGTCATTTTGGAAAAATGCCAGTTAAAGGTAATAACAATTGGCAAAAAACTTCATATACTAACATTAAAGAATGGCTGAATTGGATTAAGTTAGGATTAAATGTTGGTATGGTGTGTGGATTATCAAAGAAAACAACTATAGATATTGATACTATGCCGAAGATAATTAAAGAGAAAATTTATTCAGGAAAAGCATCAGAAGAAGAAAAAAAACAGGCAATAGCAGATAGCAATAAATTACTCGATGAAATTTTAGGAAAATTAGGACATCCTGAAAAATTAACAATGCATCAGATTACTAATGGTGGGATGCATATTATATTTAATTATGTGGAAGGATTTAGAAAAACTAAAATTAATGAATTACATATTGATGTTGAACATGATGGTGGATATATTGCTATTCAACCAAGTAAAATAGGAGATACCACAAGACAAGTTATTGGTGATAAAACAGCAGATATACCGGAAGAATTGAAAAAGTTTTTATTAGAAAAAATGGAATCTCCAGTTAAGACAAATACATCTGATAATCCTAATCTTGGTAATTATGAAGGGATGAATTTTGGATTAGTTGATAAGGGTCAAGGTCGTAGTGAGTATTTAATTAAATTCGGTGGTATTTTAAGAAACAATTTTCCAATACATATGACTGAGAAAATGATTAAATTAGTTAATCAAACACACTGTAATCCGCCAATTCCAGACATTGGATTAGAAAAAACAGTATTAAAAAGTATTAGAAACTACACTAAACAAGATGAGCGAAATATTAAAAATGAAGTGTTAAATTATTTAGAAAAAGCAACAAGAGGAAGAAGTGATGAGATTGAGATTTGTGTGTTCAGTGAAAGAGTAAAGGGCGAGAAAAAATTATTATTAGCTAGTATTTTAGTAGAATTAATTCAAGAGGATAAAATTCAGCGTAAGAAAAATGAATATTTTTTAATCAAAAAAGCTAATTGGAAAACAAGTTTAATTGACAGAGCAAAACCATTAGATTTTAAAATACCATATTTTGATGATATTACTAGGTTAAAGTATGGTGAGCAAATTTTAATTGGTGCTCAGTCAGGTTCGGGAAAAACTACACTTGTGATGAACATTATAGAACGATTAGTTAAACAAGGTAAAACACCCAAATTATTTGAAACTGAAGTGAAGAACTTTATCGAAATTGCATTGGCAAGAGGTTTAAAAGAATGTGATTTTCTTTATGATGATGAGAGTGACCCATTAGAAGTGGAATTTGAAAAAAATTCTATTATAATTATTGATTGGTTAGACCCATCTGAAGATTTTACTCAAGTTCCTAGTATGTTTAAACGATTAAAAAATCAACTTATAAAAAGTAATAGTTTTTTAATAACCTTTATGCAATTAAAAGAAGATGGTATAAATAAAAACGGATGGTTCTCGCCAAATTCTTGTAAACATTACCCATCACTTGCTGTAAAATTTTTATTAGAAGATGTAAATACCAATCGTAAAAATGGCAAATTTCTTGTTACGAAAAATAATAAACCAAAACATCCTGAAACAAGATTGATACCTACTTACTATGACGAGAACACTTGTCAAGTACGTACAATAAAAGAAATAGAAGCTGAAAAGAGGAGATAATAAAAATGATACTTTGTTTAGACCTTTCAAGTAAATGCACAGGTTGGTGTAAATTCAGCAAAGATTGTAAGTTGATAGATAAGGGTAGAATAACACCTTCTCCTGAGATTCATCCTTTTAAAAAAATACATTACTTAGTAAATAAAATTAAAGAATTATATAATGGAATAGATGAACTTGTAGTTGAAGATGTATTTTTAAATATGCGGTTTAAAAATGTTGATGTATTGAAATATTTAGCTAGAATATCTGGTGCAGTTGTTTATTCATGGATAAATGAGAAATATAAAATACCACATTTCTATATGGCTAATAGGGCAAGACCATTAGCAGGTGCAAAAGGTAATTCTCATAAAGCAGAAATACAACTTTATGTTGCTCAAAAATATGGTTGGGGAGATAAAGAATTAATTGAAAAATATGAATATATGATTCTTCAAATGAAAAATCAGTATAAGGCTAAAGATATAAAAGCAACAAAATTTAAATATAGAATGGAAAAGATAAGTAAATTAATTGATGATGAAATTGGAATAGGTGAAGACACTGCTGATTCAATTATATTAGGATTGGCTTATTATGCAGAAAATAAATAGACAGGCAGATATAGATAGAAAGGTAGGTAGATATGATATTGAAATTAAAAGTAAATGGAATGTTTGGAGAAGCGTGGGAATTAATTGAGAATGTATCATCAGTAAGACATCAACCGATAAGTAAGAAACAAAGACAAAAACCCAATGTTAATACCGATTTAATGTTAAATGATTACATTCAAAGACTAGATAAAAATGGAAAAATTCTCGAAGATGCAGAATATTATAATCATATCACAGCTTGGTTAAGAGGAAAAGATGAACCGATGAATTTTGTTACCAATTTAGTAGTTTATTTATTAAATGACGAAGGTAAAACAATAGAAAGAATATAGACAATTTGCCTGTCTATTATATTTAAGGGGAATAAATGAAAAAAATAACTACTTGGTATAAATTTAATTATAAAACTAAAAGATATGAATATAATCATTATGAAGATGATTGGAGTAAAGGTAATAATCCAATTGGAGTATGTAAAAATCAAACTAAACTTTGGGCTAATAATTTGTGGTGTAAACAAGAATGTTACATGGATGATAATCGAAAAATAATAGGAGAATTATAATGGCTAAAGAAGAGAAAAAATTATCACCACTCGAAATTAAATTAAAAGAAATAGAAAAGTTGTATGGTAAGGGTGCAATCCGAGAATTAGGTAAAACTCCTATTGAGCCTGTTGAAGTAATTTCTACTGGTAGTATTTTAGTAGATAAAGCACTTGGTATAGGCGGATTACCTAAAGGAAGAATTGTAGAAGTTTTTTCAAGTCAAGAATCAAGTGGGAAAACCACATTTGCTTTATCGGCAATCAGAGAATGTCAATTATCAGGTGGTAAATGTGCTATTATTGATACAGAACATGCTTGTGATTTAACCTATGCCAAAAAAATTGGCGTTAATGTGAATAAGTTATTATTTTCACAACCTGATACAGCAGAACAAGGATTGACTATTTTAGAAAAATTAATAGAGTCTGAAGCTGTTGATTTAATAGTAATAGATTCAGTTGCAGCTCTTACTCCTAAAGCGGTATTAGAAGGTGACGTTGGAGATTCACACATGGCACAACTTGCTAGATTAATGAGTCAAGAATTAAATAGATTAAAAGGTAAAATTAGCAAATCAAAATGCTGTGTTGTATTTATTAATCAAATGCGAGCAAATATCCAAAAATTTGGGTTTGGTGAAAAGTATGTTACATCAGGTGGCAATGCTCTTAAATTTTATAGTTCAATCAGAATTAGATTAACACGCATAAAAAAATTAGAAGATAGTCAAAAGAATAAATATGGAATAATTGTTAAGGCGGATATTCTTAAAAATAAATTGGCTGACCCATATAAAATAACTGAATTTACTATATTTTTTACAGATGGATTATCTAAATATTCAGATATTCTTAATGCGGGATTAAAGTATAATATAATAGAAAAAAGCGGTGCATGGATATCATATAATAATCAAAAAATAGGTCAAGGTGAATTTAAAACAATACAATTTTTAAAGGATAATAATGATGTTTATAACAAAATTAAAGAAGAAATATTACAAATTATTGAGGAAGAATGATGACAAAAGAAGAAAAGAAAATTTATGACCACAATCATTATTTAAAAAATAAAATCAAACGTAATTATCAAAATAAACAGTGGCGAAAAAAATATCCCTGGAAAGTGGTTTTTAATCACATTAAAGAACGGTGTAATAATTCAAAATGTATTAATTATGATAGTTATGGTGGTCGTGGTATTAAGTGTTTAATCACTGTAGAAGAATTAAAAGAACTTTGGTTTCGTGATAAAGCCTATTCACAAGTACAACCAAGTATTGATAGAAAAGATAATGATGGAGATTATATTTTTAAAAATTGTAGATTTATTGAATTAGCTAAAAATGTTGCAGAAAAAAATGTTTGGGTTTCTTCAAAACCTATAAACCAATATGATTTACAAGGAAATTTTATTAGGAGTTGGAAGAGTGCAAGAGAAATTGAAAGAAAATTGGGATTGGTACATACGGGCATTTCTCAAGTGTGTAATGGAAAATATAAACAGATGTGGGGATTTGTTTGGAAATTTAAGGAGGAGTGATGGATAGTTATAGAGTTATTGTTAATTTACCTAAAAAATTATGGGGTAAAAAGACAAAATTAATTTTAAATTATATTAAAAAAGAATTAAAAGAAAAACACAATATAACAATGAGGAAATATATGATTATTGTTGCATCAGTATTTAATGGCAGAACACGTAATGTTGAAATAGTGGCTGAATGTAGATTAAAAAGAAATGCAACAAAAGAAGAATTGAAAATGTATTATAATAGTTATAAATAAGGAGAACTGTTAATGGATAAGAAACCAAACTTTTCAGAATATGTTTATAAATTAGCTATGGATATGACTAATGGTTTTTGTATGGTTCATGGATGTTTAAATCAAGTAAACGATTTACATCATAGATTATCAAATACCAAGCTTAATTTTAAAAAATTTCCTTTATTTTTACAATCAATATTTAACTGTTTCCCAATATGCAGAGAACATCATGATGATTATAGTTTATTAAAAAATGTTAAGATAACAGAACAACAAGCTGAAGCTTATGAGCAATGGCTAAAAAATTTTAAGGAGGAAATACGATGATTAAATGGATACAAAGATTTATCAAAAATTGTCAAATAAATTTAATGGATGATGTATTAAATGCAGAAGTTATTGAACCTAATCAATGGGGGTGTTCTGTTGAAGTATCACACGCTTATTATAATTCAGATGGAAAATTAATTATAGAAATAGATTTAGGAGGAATATAATGATATTACCATTGAGTTATGAAAAAATTAAGGAATTAATACAGACAGAAGAAGGTATTGTAGAACTATTAGATAATTGTGAACCTGTGATGGAAATGATTGATGTAGTAAACGGAGACCTTTTAAACAATGATGGATTGACATTTGCAGATTATGATAACATAACTAAGAAATTAACCGGATGTATTATGTTTTTAAAATCTATTTCGGTTAAAGGAGAATCATATAGGCACAACATTAAACACGAAAAGATTTATGAATATAAAAAAAGTGGTGAAAAAGGAATGACAGATACGGCTGTAAAGTCTAAAGCGGAAATTGCAATTAAGAGTTATTATGATTTGGTTACAGTGTTAGAAGGATATATTAGCAGGTCTTATTGCGGAATTAAAGATTGTGAGAGACAGTCGCTAAATAAGAAATATGAGTTTAAAAAACAAGGTGTTGGCGAGAATGAATAACACAATAAAAAGATGGAGAAAAGAACATCCCTGGATTTCAATCAGAGCAGATGCTAAAAATAGATGCACAAATAAAAATTACTGTGGTTATCATCGTTATGGCGGTAGAGGAATTAAATGTTTAATTACTACAAAAGAAGTAAAGAGATTATGGTTTAGGGATAAAGCATGGTTGCTTGAAAAACCTAGTATAGATAGAAAGGATAATAACGAAAATTACACCTTTGAAAATTGTAGATTTATTGAAATGCCTATAAATGCCGGAAAAGATAAAGAAAAACCAGTTAACCAATACGATTTACAAGGAAATTTTATTAGAAGTTGGAAAAGTATGCATGAAGTTGAAAGAAAGTTAGGTTTCGCTAATCAAAATATTTCCAAAGTTTGTTTAGGTAAACGTAAAACAGCAAATGGTTATATTTGGAAACATGTTAAAGGAGAGAATGAGTGATGAAGATATTTTACTTAGACACTGAAACAACAGGTGTTAATCCTGTAGAAAATGATATTATTGAAATTGCGGGAATAATAGAAATTGATAGTATAGTAAAGGAAGAATTTGATTTTAATGTTAGACCACATAATTTTATTAATATATCTCAACGAGCCTTAGAAATAAATAAAACAACAGTTGAACAATTAAAAACTTATCCAGCACCTAAAGTAGTATTAAATAAGATTGTTACTATTTTTGATAAGTATATTGATAAATATAATAAGCATGATAAGTTTATTTCTTGTGGGCATGTTATAGGATTTGATGTAGGATTTTTATTTGAATTTTTTAAAAAGGGTGGTAACAATTTTTGCGGTAGTTATCTTGACTATCATAAAATGGATACAGCAGCATTGTTATTAAGTTTAGTCTCTGTTGGTAAATTTGATATGAAAAATATTAAGTTAGAAACAGCTTGTAAAGAATTTGGTATTACATTAGATAACGCACACAATGCTTTAGCCGATGTAAGAGCAACTAGATTGTTATGGAAAAAGTTATCAGAAAGGATTGTATAATGGACATATTATTAATATCAAATATTTTATGGGTTATGTTATTTTTATTGTATATTTATAAAGAAGAATTAGACACAGTGTTTAAGATAATTTATAATTCTGTGATTTTAGTATTTGAATCTGTTGCTGAAATTGAAAAAATTAATCAAAAGATAAAATTTAATAATAAAACAATAACCATTAAATCCGAAGAAAACTGTTGGGATATAGGATTAGATGTACCTATTGATTTTAAAATAGAAACTGATTTAGATGGTTTACAAGGAGGAAGAATTGAGGAATGTGGACACCCAATTGCAGATAAGGATTTATTCGCAGCTTATAAACACAATAAACAGTTATGGGCAGATATGGCTATAGGAGAAGGTTTTATAAAACCGAATAATAAGTCGGAATCAATAGAAAAATATCAAGCACAATGTACATTTGAAACATTGATTCCAAAAGAAAAAACCGATATACTTTTTAGTAAATTATATAAAGATATTGTTAATTTACACAATCAATGTAGTTAAAGGAGAATTATGAAAAATATTAATAAAATACAAATAACATCAGCACAAGATGTTCAAACTATTATAAAAATTCATTTAATTATTAATATTAATAATTACAAAGACCCTGTAAAAGAAACAAGAGAATTACATCTATCAAAAGATATACCAATGAAAGTGGGTGAAACTATTTTTATTCAGGATTTGCCATGTCTTATTAAAGATATATACACAGAAATAAAAAATGGACATATTTATAAAATAGGGATTGTTATTTTTGAAAAACAAGCTCCAAGTGAAAAAACATCAAATAAACAAATAAAGGAATTTAACAAAGTATATCGTAATATCGTTAAAGGATTACGAACTAAATAAAGGAGATGATTGGTAATGAAAAAACGAATCCAAAGAAATATGAATATCGAAGAGACAGAAATGCTTTATACTAGAAATTTGGATATTAAAAACCGCATTCTTTATTTTTGTCCTTGGCAACCTAATGAAGAAATGATAGATGAAGAAAAATCATGGGAAGTTAATGATTGGTCTGTACAAAATGCTCTTAAAGGATTGTATATTCTTGAACAATCAAAAATAGCTCCGATTACAATTGTTTGGATGAGTTACGGTGGTGATTGGAATGCTGGTATGGCTCTTTTTGATTATATGAAACAAATTAAAAGCCCAATAACACTTAAAGCATATGGTCGAATACGTTCTATGGGTACAATTATATTGCAAGCAGCTAATAAGCGTATTTTATCAGCTCACTGTGAGTTTTTAATTCATTATGGTTCAGGTATTGGAGATACTTCTCCTCAAACAAAAGATATTCTAGCATCGGCTGATGAAGCTAAAAAAGTTAATAAAGTTATGGAAGATATTTATTTGAATCGAATTAGAGAAAAACACCCAAGATATACTAGAGAACAATTACAGGAAACAATGATGTATGACACTTATTTATCACCTAAAGAAGCTGTCAGATTAGGTTTAGCTGATAGTGTAATGGGAGGTTAACATGGGTAAGAAGAAAAAATCTGTAGTAAGATATGATGACAAATATTATGATGAAATCCTTAATAAAAATAGGTTAATTTATTTATATGACGATATAGATGATGCAAGTGCTGAATTAGTAAATAAAAAATTAGTAGCTATGCATCTTCGGAAGAAAAAGAAACCAGTAACAATTGAAATAAATTCTCCTGGTGGATATTGCACTCAAGGTTTTTCTATTGTTGACACTATTAAAAGATTAAAAAACTCTGGTACACCTGTATATACTATCATCACCGGTAATGCTTGTAGTATGGGTTCTATTATATCAGTAGTAGGTAGTAAGCGATTTATAACAGAGAACGCTTATTACATGATGCATCCGATGGCTGGTGGAGCTAATGATTATTTTCCCTATGTATTGGATAGAGTTGAATTCATGAAAACTTTGAATAACAAACTGATAAAAATTTATGAAGATAATACAAATGTTCCAGAAGTATTAATACAGAAATGCAGAAATGGTGAAGTTTGGTTAAATGCTGAAGAATGTTTAAAATATGGGGTGGTGGATAAGATATTATGAAAGTAAAATGTAATTGTGGAAAAATCGCTGTGTGGGTATACATGCCAGGAAAAGGAATTTGGGCGTGCTGTGATGATTGCGTGCCTAGAGGATGTTCTTGTAATTCAATAATTATTAAACCAGATAATGAGTTAACTGGAACTATAGAATTTTCTGATGAACAAGAAAGAGATAATAAAGGAAGATTGTTACCATGTTGTGAATGGATATATGACAAAGATGGGTTTGATGAATGAAAACTATAGGAGTAATAAATGAAATATAACTATCTATTTAAATCTATCTTAGACCAATGTTTAGTATTTGATTTAGAAACCTATGCCGAAGATTGGGATGGTAATGCTATTAATATTAACTCTCAATTTGACCAGTATGTTGAAATGGCTGATGTGAGATGGTTTGGTGCATATTCCTTTAAACATGATAAAATTTATTTATTGGAATACAAAAATAATATAGGTCAAATAAAAGAGATATTAGCTGACCACAGTACCCTAATCGGATTTAACAGTGAAGAATTTGATTTTCCTATTTTAAAAAATAACAATTTAATAGATAACACAAAACGATATTTACAAGTTGATTGTATGCAGATTTTAGGAAGACCTAATTTTAGAAATAAAGCCGGATATGCGTATAAGAATCGTGGTGAATTCATGAAGTTTAAATTTAAAAAGAATTCATTAAAGCATATGGCTGAAGTGATGAAGTTTGATGTTCAAAAAGGAGAAATTGATTATGGACTTTTTGAGAAAAGAACATATACAGAACAAGAAAAAACTGATATAATAAAATATTTAAAAAATGATATTCTTATAACTAAACAATTGTTTGAATCATTATGGGATTTCTGGAAACCTTTTACTGAATTATTATCACAAAATTTTGTACAGGATTTATCATGGATAAGAAATTCAATGGCATCATTAACATATAAAGCAGCTTGTACATTAATGGGTGTAGAACCTACATATTCAAATAGCGGAACGCCTAAAGAAGAAATGGGCGGTAGAGTTATTATGCCTAAGTATGAAGAAAAAAGAAATGTTTGGATGGTAGATTTTAGTAGTCTTTATCCACATATATTTTGTATGTTTAATTTATTTGCAGAAAATCAAGAAACAGAAGTAAAATCTGGATGGCATGGCAATGATGTTTTTAAAGTAAAGGGTTATTATTTTGATAATTCTCAACATCCTTTATCTATACAAGTACAAGCTAAATTAAAAGAAAGAATGGATTTAAAAAAGAATGACCCTAAGAACCCAATGATAGAAGCTTTGAAGAATTTTTTAAATACTCTCTATGGAACTGTTAGGTCTTCTATCTTTGAAAAGGTACATACACCCAACGCTGGATGGGATTGTTGTTGGTTGGGTCAACAGATGCACAAACTAACTGAAGACATGATGAGTGAATTTGGATTTGAATCAATTATGGGTGACACTGATTCGTTTGCTTTATTAGCCAATGAAGAAAAATTTAATAATAAAGAATATGTAAAAGAATGTTTAGAAAAAGTTATTAAAAAAATATTTGATAATGTACCATTTCCAGTAGATACATTTAATATTGTGATTGAAAAGTATTTGGATTATATTATGTTTCCTTTTATGGAACAAGAAATAGTTGATTTAAAAACACGACAGGCGATAATTGGTTGGAAAGATTTAAATAAATTATTTTCTGATGATTATGGTGAGTATGAAAAAGAACTAATGGATATTAAAGAAAAATATAAATTAGAAGAAATACTTGGTAAAAAATGTATTGTAGAAAAATCTACTGATAAAATTATGAAAAAAGGTAGGTCATGGGTTAAAGAACGAATGGGATTAAAGAAAAATTATGTGATGATTTATAAAGAAGATGGTGAAACAAAAGTAAAACTTAAAGGTCTTCCAATTAAAAAAGATGGAGCTACTGCATTAGGGATAAAAATATTTAATGAAGTATTAAAACCATTAATGATAAAGAAATCAACTGCAAAATTTAGCAGAGATTTTATTGAAAAAACTGTTGAAGATTATTTACAAAAACCAAATGTAATGGAATTAATTGCTAGGGAATTTAAAACCAAACCTGCTGATACATATAAAAAAGAATCACAAATACAATGCCAAATTAGTCGTGGGTATTTTAATGGTGGAAGCGGTGTAATTAAACTTATAAAGAATCATAAAATTGGGAACGCTGGGAAGGGCGAGAAATACTGTACGCCACAAGAGGCATTAGATAATAATTTAACTATTAAAGATTTAGATTTAGAAAAACTATGGGCAGAATTAGAAGCTTTTATTAAATATGAGAAACCAAAGGAGAGTAAATAATGGATAAAAAATCTGCATTGAAAATAGGTATGACTTTATCAAATTATCTTTGTGGAATAATTATATTTTTTGTTGCATTAAAATCTATACCTTTAGCTTTAGGTTTATTTTTAACCTTTTCGTTAAATGCAAGAGATGTATTGTTAGATAAAATAATGAAAGGATTTAATCATGAAAATTGAAATATCTAATTGTGGAGAATTATTACTTAAAGAAGTTTATAATGGTATTACATTAGAAACTAAAGAAGGAAATCAAATCTGTATTTGTATGCGTGACGACACATTTGAAATAAATGTATTAACTAATACTGAAAAAATAAAAGGAATACATAATTGGCATGTTGTTAATATGCAAAATGGAACAATAGAAAAGATGGGAGATTAAAATGAAATATTTAATACAAATAAATAATTATGATGGAGATAGTTTTACTTATGTGATAGCAGATGGACATAAAGAACTTGTAGATAGTATAAATAAATTAAATAGTAATCGTGTGGTGGATTCTGTAGTACCTTTAAATGGAAGTGTTTATTTAGCTGATACTTTTATTCAAGAAAGACAATAAGCCCTTGACAAATACAGAATGTGTGATATACTTTAAGTAAGGAGAAATAATGGATTACGATAAAAAAAGAGCGATAATGATAGACCTTATAGGTGTTGCACAAGAATGGGCGGAAGAACATGGACTAGAAACTTCAGGTGAAATGGAACATGACTTTGCCCTAAGAGTGTTTAGTAAACTTTATCCAAAGGAGAAATAAAATGACAAAAAGAGATAAACAAATAATAGATATTTATTTATCAATATTAAAAACTAAAAAAACCTTTCCTACAAGAACAGACATGTTTAATGCTGGTATAAATCGAAATATTATCAGGAAACATTTTGCTTGTCTTACAAATTTAAAGAAAATAGTTATAAAAGAAAATAAAAAATTAATTGAAAATAATATTGGATTTAATATTTTCGATGGCACTGTAAAAAAAGAACAATTAAATGTAAAGCCAGGAGATAAATTTATAGTAACAACAGCCGTATCTGATGGAAAAGTAAATGTTAAATTTTTAAATAGTATTAAACACTATTGTAAAGTAAATAAAGCCAAATTACTTATTCTTCCAATTGAAGACCCTGCAAAAAGAAGAAGTAAAACAGAATTCTATTTAAGTAATGATTTAAAGGGCGAACAAGTTATTATGAGAGATACGAAGTTAAATAATAATTTATTCATTTCTTCAATCAAAATTTCAGCCAAACAAATTAATCCATTAACCGGATTAAAACGTATAGGTCAAAGGAATGGAAGCTGTATTTATGCATCACCTAAACAGTTCTTAGAAGCAGTGCCTGTTTCAAATGTAAAAATACCTGCCGTATTAATGACCACAGGCGCAATTACAGAATCAGATTATGACAGTAGTTATTATTTTAGCAAACGAACTGCTTATATTGCTGAAAGTGACCATACATTAGGTGCTATCATTGTTGAAATTAAAGATAGCCGTGTATTTTATTTTAGACAGATTCAAGCAGATGCAAATGGTTCATTTGTGGATTTAGGTAAGTTATATAATAACAATAAAGTATCTAAATTAGCTCCTACAGCATTTGTACCTGGAGATTTTCATATTGGTGATACAGATTTAGAGGTAATAAGAAATTGGTATGAAATTTCAAAATTCACAAATTGTAAAAAATGGATTATTCATGATTTATACAATGGTACAGCAGTATGCCATCACGATAAAAAAAGACGCTCATTACAAGCAAGAAAGGCTATAAAAGGACAATTAAACATGGATAATGAGTTTATTAAAATAGCAAATTATATTAAAGGTATACGATTAAACGGTGTTAAAGAAATTGTTATTGTTAAATCAAATCATGATGAATGGCTTGATAAATGGTTAGAAAGTGGAGATTATATTCATGACCCATATAATTTAAGAACAGCTTTACATTTAGCCGAAGCACAAATTAAGGGTTGTGACCCATTAAAATATGCCATTGAAAGTGTAGGCAGATTACCCAAGAGATTAAGAAAATCAATTAAATGGCTAAATAGGGATGAAGATTATGTAATTGCCAAGATTGAATGTGGTGCTCACGGTGATTTAGGTAGCAATGGCTCAAGAGGAAATATTAGAAACTTAGAAAATGCTTATGGTAATTGTATAATTGGTCATGCTCATTCTCCAGCCATTGTTCGTGGTGTGTGGGTTGTAGGAACAAGTACATATCTTAAAGTGGGTTATAATAGAGGGGCTAGTGGATGGGCTAATGCTGGATGCTTAGTTTATTCTAATGGAAGTAGACAAATGATATTTTCTGTATATGGGAAATGGAAACTGTAATGAAAATTTGTACTAAATGTAAAATAGAAAAATCTTTAGATGAATTTTATCCAAATGCATCCCATGTTGATGGAAAATGTAGTTGGTGTAAAATATGTGATAATATAAGAAATAAAAAATACAGAGATAATCATAAGTTTGAATATAAAAAATGGCGAGTTATTTATAGATTAAAAAATAAAGAAAAAATATCTCTGGATGTTAAAAAATATAATTCAAAACATAAAAAAGAAAAGAATAAATGGTTTACAGATAAATATAAAAAAGATATAAATTTTAAAATTCTGCGTAATTTACGAAGACGTATGAATGCTTCTATAAAAAATAATAATAAATCACTATCCACAATGTTTTTAATTGGTTGCGAAGTTGACTATTTATTATATCATCTTCAGTCTCAATTTACTAAAGGAATGAATTGGGATAACTATGGTAAGTGGCACATTGACCACAAAAGACCATGTATCAGCTTTGATTTAAGTAAAAAATCTGAACAACGTAAATGCTTTAATTACACAAACTTACAGCCTTTGTGGGCAAAAGATAATTTAACTAAAGGTTCTAAATGGAAAACGAAATAAGGAAAATAAATAATGCACTTCACAGAGTTTAAATTAAAAAATATACAAAAACATAAGGATTTAACTTTACCTCTTACAAAAGGTCTTAACATATTACATGGTGATAGTGGAATGGGCAAGACTGGTGTGTTAAGAGGTTTAATGTGGTTATACGGAGAACCACAACGCTCTATTGTACGTGATGGAGAAACTAAATGTTCATTTACTGCTACATTAGATAGTGGAATTAAGATTAAAAGAATTAAGCACGTAACTAGAGATAAAAAAACTGGAAAAATTAAATCTAGCACTATTAATCGTTATGAAGTTTATTATCCTGGCAAAGTAAAACCTGATGAATATAAAAAAGTAGGTAAAATTATTCCTCCTAAAATTGCAGAACTATTAGGTAAGGTAGAATTAGAAGTTGATGGTGAAAAATTACTATTGGATTTTACTAAACAAAAAGAGCCTTATTTCTTTTTAGGTGAAAAGGGTTCGTTTAGAATGAAAATATTAAATAAACTTACGGGCTGTGAAGTAATAGATAGAACTGTTCATTCATATAACAAAGATATCTCTGGAATTAATAGAGAAAAAGGAATTTTAGAAACAGAATTAAATAGTAATAGAGAACATGCAAATAAAGTAGATTATGAATTAACCACAAAAAGAGTTTTATTAAATGAAGTTAAAACAATAATAGATGAAATAACAGAATTAGAAAAACGTAATAAAAAACTTAGAATAGCTGTTGATAAAATAGAAGAAATTAATTGCAATTTACAGGAACTAAATTTATCAAAAAGTAAAATAAAAATTATTAATCAAGATGAAATTGATACACTCAAAAAAATAAACAATAAGAACAATTTATTAACCCCTTTAATAAAAAATCATAATAGACTTACTGTTAATATTAAAAGTGATGAAGAAAAATTATCAACATTACATGTAATAAATTTATCACCAATTAAAGAACTGTCCAAAAAAATAGATAAATTGTCCAGATTATTAAATGAGTATAAAATATCTACTACAAACATTAAAACATACGAAAAGGAGCTTTTAACTAAAAAATCTCAGCAGATAGATATATCAGCCTTAAAAGAGTTGCATAATAGGGTCAAAACCATTAAAAACAGCGTGATACAGCTTACTTCTGCTAATAAAGCAATAAAGACACTCGAAAGTCAGAAAAGTGCTCTTACAAGCCAAATAGAGCAAAATGATGTGAAAATAAAGGAATTAATTAAAATTGGTAAGGATACTGGAATGTGTCCTAACTGTAAATACAATTTAGGAGATAAATAATGAAATCATTTAAACCGTTTCTTGCACCAAATCAATCTGTTAATTTAGATGAAATAAATTATCCTATATTAGCGAGCTATAAATTGGATGGAATAAGATGTATATTTAAAAACGGAGAAATGTTAAGCCGTTCTTTAAAACAAATACAAAATAAACAGCTTCAAAAAAAATTTCAACCATTAAAAGATTATTCAAAAGAATTTAATGTAATTTTAGATGGAGAAATTTATGCACATAGAATGACATTCCAAGAAATCACAAGATATGTAATGACACAAGATTTTGAAGATAAAAAGAGCATTAAAAAATTCGGTGAGATATTAGAAATACCAGAAGTATTAAAATTTTATATGTTTGATTGTATTGCAAATGAAAATTATAATAACCAATTCATTAACAGAAATAAAAATGTTACTGTGATTTCAATTTGCCGAAATGATTTAATAATTCCAGTCATTCAAACTTCTTTAAATTCAAAAAGCGATATAGAGAATTTTTTTGAAGATGCATTAAAAGATGGATATGAAGGATTAATATTAAAAGACCCAAACGGACACTATAAATGTGGACGTGGAACATTAAAAGAAGGTTTAGTATATAAAATAAAAAATTTTCGTACATTTGATAGTAAAATTAAAGATGTAATTCAAGCGACTGTTGTTAATCCGTCTGCTGAAAAAGAAATTACCGAACTTGGATATTCAAAAACTTCAAAAAAGAAAGATGATAGAATTTTAATTAATAAAGCAGCAGCATTTTTGGTTGAATATAAAGGTAATGATTTAAAGGTAGTAATTGCATTAACTGATAAGGAAAAAGAGGAAATTTGGGATAATAAAGAAAACTATATAAATAAAATAATTGAATATAAAGGAATGCTGGAGGGAGCATTAAATGTACCTAGACATCCTGTTTTTGTGAGATATAGAAATGATAAAGATTAAAAAATACTATTGCAAAAATTGTAAAGTAAATAAAATATGTAAAAGAACAGCTCTTTATGGAAACCAAAGATGCAGAAGATGTGCTAATTTAGGCAAATTAAATCCTCAATATGGTAAGCGACGGGGAGGGAAAGATAATCCTAATTGGAAAGGTGGGAAACCATTTTGCTTGAATTGTGGAAAGCAATTAATGAATTATGATAGTAAACTATGTATAATTTGCTTTCCTAAAAGCCGAAAAAACAAGCCTAGAGGTGGTAAATTAAGAATTGGTAAGAATGCACCTAGTTATAAACATGGAAAAAGTATTACTCCCAATTATTGTAAAAAATGTAAAAAAGAAATTAGTTGGACAGCACAAAGATGTTATGATTGCTGGAGTAAAATAAATATGGGCGAAAATAATTCATCCTATATTCATGGAGAAGGTAATAAACCATATCCGTTAACATTTTCAAAAATATTAAAACGTAAAATTAAAATACGAGATAATTATAAATGTCAGGTCTGTGGAATAATAGAAACTAAGCATAAAGAAAAATATCATCAATTATTACATATTCATCATATTGATTATGACAAACAAAATTGTGATGATAATAATTTAATAACAACTTGCAGATGCTGTAATCTTAGAGCTAATTTTAATAGAGATTATTGGTATGCTTATTTTACATATATAATGGAGAATAAAGATAAATAAGCCCTTGACAAATCCATTTTATGTGATATAATTATAGTAAGGAGAATTAAATGAAGAAATATAAATCAGTTAAAGAAATGATGGATGAAATTAGAAAAGAAAGAGAAGCCAAAGAAAAAACTATTGCTGGTTGGTTGTATTATAATATTTGGTTATCTATCGTAGTAAAATGGAAAGACATACTTTTCTTTTTCCGTGTGTTATTACCAGGCTATTTTCAAAGAGCTAACAAAGGGTGGGCTAATTATGATACATGGGGATTAGATACCTACCTTGCTAATGTTATAGCTGATAGTGTAGAACATCTTAGAAAAAATAGTCATGGGTATCCAACAAATTTAACTAAACAAAAATGGGATGATATTTTAAAGAGAATCACTTGGACTTTTAAAATGGCTCAAAAAGTATCTAATCATGAAGTTTATTTAACAAAAAATAGAAAACAATATCTTAAATTGAGAACAATGATGAGAGATAATTCTGATTTATACGATAATTCAATAGTATTTACACATCAAGAGAGTAAAAAATTTTATAAGGGATTTGATTTATTTAGAAAATACTTTTTCAATTTGTGGGATTAATAAAGGATAATATAATGACAGATAAAGAAATATTAAATAAAATATTTAAAAATACAGGTAGAGATTTAAGATTATTAGATTTTGAATGTAATAAATCTAATGAAGAATTATTGATTTTTAATTATATTTTTTCACACGATTTTGCTAAAGCTTTTTGGGGTGAAGAAATGTTAAAAGATAAAATTATTACAAATGCAATGAATTTTATTCCTATTGAAAACTGGAAATGGCACTTACAACAAATGGTATTAGAAACAGAACCCTTAAAATACTTGGAGAAATTTTTATGACAAATGATATATTATTACAATCAATTTTAGATGGAATAGTAGAACAACTAGGAGATAGTAGTATTGTTTCTATTATTTATCCTGAGTGCAAAAAACATAATCTTAATCCATTTGAAGAAGTTGAAAAAATTATACACCTATGTGAAACTGCTCCAGGTCAAGGGTCTGAAAAATTCGATTATGCATATGAAATATGGTTAAAAAATTTAGAGGGTTAAAAATGAAAACTAAACAAAATAGCATATGTCCAGCAATAAGAGAATTAGAAAGAATATATGACCTTATAGCAGATAGATATAAATTTACAGCTCGTAGACCTATTATAACTATTCAAAGTAAGGGTAGAGGTCAAACATTAGGATGGCATTGGACAGAAAAATGGAGTAATGGCGATGATATTAAATTGAGTGAGATTAACATCTGTGCAGAAGTATTAAACAGAAACCCAATTGAAACACTAATACATGAGATGGCACATTATCATAATTGTGTAGATAAAATTCCAGATTGCAGTGCTTCTCAGTATCATAATAAAGCATTTAGAGAGCGTGCTGAAAATTACGGTTTAAACGTACAAAAGGCTGGTAGGTTCGGATGGGCAATGACATGTATGAGTGATAAACTTAAATTAGCCGTAGAAGAAATGAATGTTAATTATAATGTGTTTAAAATGGTGAGAAAAGAATCAAGTAAAATTGCAGCACCAACTAAAATGAAAAAATTTAATTGTGGATGTACTGTTGTTAGGTGTGCCACTGAATTAAGTGCAGTATGTGAATTGTGTCAAAAAAGATTTGAGGAGGAAAAATAATGCAATTAGAAAAGTTACCTGACCCAATAATATTAGCAAAAGGTGAAAAAGTTACACCTCAAAAATTTAATCAATTATTAAAATGCTTAAAGGAAATGAGAGAATTACTATTAGGAGAATAAATAATGAAAATCATAAATCAATTTAATAATTCAATGATTTTAAAAACAGATAATGGACATCGAATATCCATTTGTGAACACAATGGTGAATTCCATATAAATGTGTTACCAAAAAACACAAAAGATAATATGTGGTATAAAATTAATATGGATACTAAATCTATTGATAAATCAAAATGGAATACCAAAATGCCTATACTAAAAATTGATAATATTAAACATGATATAAATGGAAATAAAATTTATGAAATATCAACTGGAGATAAATAATGTGTTACCGTATCGCATATAGAATAGAATCAATATGTAAAAAATTGGGAATTAAATGGAAATCTTCATATTTAAAGAAAACTAATTTCCATACAGATGCGTTGAAATTAAATGAGCTTTATCAACAAATGAGACAAATTGTGGCTGAAATAATAGAAATAGCTGATAAGCATGGTGCTGAAGATTTATCAGAGATGTTGTGGAAAGATATTAATGCTATCGAAAATGCTGACCATGATATTGTAAAAATAGCTAAATTAATGGATAAAAGAGGTAAATGATGAATAATATACGTTTCAGTCATAATTGGAATTTGAAATTAAATCAACAAATATTTACTACTATTCGTAAGTATGATTATAAAAAATGGAATTATTATAAGGGTCAAGAAGATACTGAATTTAATGTGTTACTTAATGGTAAACTACATTGTAAAGCTACTTTAATAAACGCTGAATATTTAAATTTTAATAGTATTCCCAAAGGATTAATATGTACTGATACAGGAATGAACTTTAAAGAAGCTAGAAAATTATTTAGAACATTTGGAATTACTGAACAATCATCAGTTATAGTTTTAACTTTGAAAGGAGAATAATCATGGGATTTGAAATTATTAAAATAGATAGAGGACATCTACCAGAAAAAGAAGGAACATTAAAAATAGGTGGCGACCACGAATTTGATTATTACATAAAAACCAACGATAGAGATATTCATTCATATGATGATTGGAGAGACGATTTATTTAAATATATAAAAAGCCTTCAAAAAAAATCAACGTTTTATTTCGCAGAACATTTAAAGGAGTATCATGACAAATGAAATATAAAATGATTAGAAAAGAAGATTATAAAGGCGAACCAATACAATTTGTTGGATATTATGTTTTAAAAGTTAAAGAATTAAACTTACCTGAACCGGAAGTATTTTTTGTTGAAGTAGAAGATTAATAAAATAGGAATTATTTATGTCTAAGATACTCTACATCACAGATATGCACCTTAAAGGTGTTAATCCACGCAATCGCACAGATAACTATTGTGAAGCCATTAAAGCTAAAATAGTAGAATCACTCGATATTGCTAAAAAAGAAAAAGTAAAATTAATCATTTGTGGAGCAGATGTATATGACGGTTATTTAGTGAGTAATGTTTTAAGTGATTGGTTTATTGATTTAATTGAAAAATATAAAATAAATATTCTTATAGCTCCTGGTAATCATGATGAAGCGTTTAATAATTGGTCACTATCAAATGCAACATCATTAGCTCATATGTTTAGAAGAAGTAAATATATTAAACAACTTGGTGAATATGAAGATGAAAATATTTATATTAAAGGACAAGAGTATTATGTAGGAATTGAAGATGATTTAAATAAAGAATTTCCACAGCATGATAAAAAAGATAAATTAACTATATACGTTCCCCATGCAATGATAGTGGATGTAAAAGTGTGGTTTACTACTAGCGTTTATTATGAAAATATAAAAACTAATTACGATATAGTGCTAGTTTCACACAATCATAAGTATTGGGGTATTAAAAAAGAACAAGACCCTGTTTTTATTGCCCCTGGAGCAATAGCAAGATGTAAAGCTGATGAATATGATATAAATAGAATACCTTCTATTGCCATAATAACTATTAAAAAAAATAAATTATATGATATTGATATTATACCATTAAAATCAGCTAAAAAGGTAGAAGATATATTTGATTTAAAAGCATTATCTATTCAAAAAGAGAATAAAAAGAAAATGGAAATGTTTACAGCCGGATTAAAAAATATTAAAATTCAAACAATGAAGGTGATAGATGTGGTTATGGGAGTGTGTGAGTCGTCAAAAACTGAAGAACCTGTTGTGAAAAATTTGAGAGAACGAATTGGGTTATGCGAAAAAGGAGAATAAATGAAAGTATATTATAGAAACAAACCAATTGGCACACTCGAAAGTTTAATAATATCAAATATTTTTGACGCTGCTACTTATCCATATCCAGAAATTGAACATTTTATAACTTCAATTAAAAAAACCAAAATTATTATAGTAGATGTTGATTTAAAATTCATTCTAAAATTATTTGGAAATAAATTATCAGAATTTAAATTTAAAATAAAAGGTAAATATTTTTCTGGCAATCCATGTGAATGGATAGGAGGAACAAACAGATTAACAATAATTTTAGAAGATAAAATTAAATTTGGAGGAAAATAAAATGGCAGATAAAGAGCTTGAACAATTAGAAAAAGTTAATAATGATAACAAAATGGAAATAGTTAAATTAGAAGAAAGAATTGCAAATCAAAAAAAAGAAAGAGATGAAGAGGTAAAAACTATTACAGAAATGGGAATAGCTATAGATGAAGCAGAAGTTGTGTTAGAAAATTCTGAAGAAGAATATAGTAAATTACTTGCTGATGGCAAAAAAAAGTTAGGAATAAAATGAGTGAATTAAGTTTAGTGCCTATGGATGATTTAATAGAAGAATTAGTAAACAGAACAGATAGTATTGTTATAATAGGAGAGAAAATATTGAATGATGGAGAAGCTGAAATGGTTCATACATTCAATGGTGACTCTATAAAATGTTTAGGGTTAGTTGAGATTATTAAAGCATTTATATTGCCTGATGTTTTACCATCAAATGAAGAGGAAGAATAATGAATAAAAAAGGGAAAAATAAATACATATATATTTATGACAAATCTAACCGTTTAAAAGTTGTAAAGATTATAATAGAAATTCCTTTGAAAGATTTTTCTATATGGTATCATCAAGGAGTAAAATAATGAATAATTTATTAGAAACCTATCAAAATTTAGAAAAAGAAGTCTATAGTTTAGATGGTGTTCATAAATCATTAACACTCAAAATCAATGAACTTGAAACAAAAGTGGACACCAATAAAGCCAATAAAGAATTATTTCAAAAATGTATTGAAGTATTGGATATTGCTCAAAAGGCATTGCAGCAAAAAATGAAAGAAGGATTTGAGTTAGTCAGCACCAATGCATTGCAGTCAGTATTTGGCGATGGTCATCATTTAGAGTTAGAATTTGACCGTAGAGGAGCTATTCCAGAAGCAAAGGTGTACATTAAAACACCAGATATGTCCGAACCACACGAGCCTGAAGACTCTAATGCTGGTGGACAAAAGGATTTAATTGCTTTGATATTAAGAATGGTTGTGTTGGGTTTTGTCAAACCGGAAGGAGGTATTATTTTAAAATTGGATGAACCATTCAGTCAAATTGGTGCAGGTGATATTAAACAAACAGGAGAATGCTTAAAATCTATAGTTAAAAAATTCGATATGCAAACAATTCTCATAACACATCACAAAGGAGATTTTTTAGATTTCGGTGATAACGTAATAGAATTCAAATAAGAAAGGATAGATTATGTTAAAATGGATTAAAAATATAATTAGAAATTATAAAATGAAACAAATGCAAAAGGCTGCTGATATTAAAAAAATTCAGATTCTTGAACAAATTAAAAAATTATATCAGCTAATTAAAATAGTTGAAAAAGGATATTGTAAAAATAGACTTGCCAAAAAGCAATTCAGAAGAGATGTTATTGATAGAGGTTTTATTCATGCAACATTGATGAAAAAATTATTAGTTAATCGTAATGCATTAGATGAGGTTCTTAAAATCAATCCTGAAAAAGATGCAAGGAAACAGCATCGGTTAATTAAAAAATTAGTAAGAAAAAAGAAAATAAGTAAACTTGTAGCTAAAGAATTAAAGGAGCTAAAATAATGTCAAATAATAGTTTTAAAATTTGGGGTATTAAACAAAGAATTCATCTTGATAATCACAACGAAATAGATTTATTGCAGTTAAAGAGAGATAGTTTTTGCTCTGTGCATCATCACAAAGAAAAAATAAACAAGTTTATATTGGTTTCTGGTAAAGTGGAAATTATAAGTGAACTTGGTACTAAAGTATTAGGCATAAATGAAACTTTTGAAGTTCATCCACCATTAGTGCATAAATTTAAAGCTTTAGAAAATTCTGTGCTAATTGAAATAGCTTATACAATTGACACTGATATAAATCCAGATGATATAATTAGACAGATTCAGGGTGGGTTAATTATTGATGGTGCAGAAATACCTATACCAGAGTTAAAAGATAAAGGATTATTAAACCTATGAAAAATAAATTGTATGACAAAATAAAAAAATCAAAATTATTTTTTATTGTAGGAAATTGTGCTATAGAAAATTACAAGATTTTATTTGAAACTGCAAGATTTGTCAAAAAATTAAAAATGAAATATGGGTGTCAGTTTATTTTTAAAGCTAGTTATGATAAAGCTAATAGAACCTCTTACGATGCTTATAGAGGTTTGGGCATTAAAAGAGGTATAGAACTTTTAACTCAAGTAAAAATTTTATACGATTTGCCAATATTAACAGATGTTCATTCTGTAGCAGAAATAAAAGAGGTAGAAAAATCACCTTTAGATATTCTGCAAATACCCGCATTCTTATGCAGACAAACAGATTTAGTTGGAGGGTTAGCAAAGACAGGCAGAATAATTAATATTAAAAAGGGGCAATTTATAGCTCCAGATGATATAGTACATGTAATTAAAAAAATTGAAAGCCAAAATAATACTAATATTATACTTACAGAACGTGGAACTTCTTTTGGGTATCATAGATTAGTAGTAGATTTTACAGGGTTTACAATAATGAAACAATATTACCCTGTAGTATTTGATTGCACTCATTCTGTTCAGTTACCGAGTGCTGGTGGAAATAAATCATTAGGTAATAAAGAATTTATTTTACCTTTAGCAAGAGCTTCAGTAGCATATGGAGTTAATGGTATATTTATGGAAATTCACCCAACACCAAAAAAAGCTTTATGTGACGGTAGTAATTCTCTTAATTTCTCAGAAGCGGAAAACGTAGTTAAACAAACTTTAAAAATAATGGAAGGGATGTAATGAAAAAAATTAAAATGTATCAGTGTGGGTGGGAAGACCCTGTTGACAATGAATATCCATTGAGCATAGGTTATCTAAAAACCAATTGTAATGCTGATATTGAATTAATTAGAAACCCAAAGGAATTAAAAAACTGTGACTATATAGGATTATCTTCTAATGCTTGGGGTATTCAAGAAGCTATTCAAATTCTAAAATCAATTAAAAACATTCCTATCATTATTGGTGGACAATGTACGCTTTGGGAAGATTTAGAAAAATACCCATTTAAACATATAATAAAAGGTGAGGGTGAACAAGCTTTAAATCATATTATAAAAAATAACCCAAGCGAAAAAATTATTCAATTACCAAACATTGAAAATATTGATACATTAAATTATCCAGAACGAGGTCGGTGTACAGATGTTATTCCTATTTTCACTTCAAGAGGGTGTCCATTTTCTTGTAATTTTTGTAGCTCACAAGTTTTTTGGGGTAATACAAGATTCCATAGTGCTGAATATTTTATAAAAGAAGTTGATTTCTTAATTAAAAAATATCCTCAAATTAAAACATTGTACATTTATGATGATTTATTTATCGTAAACAAACCACGCTTTAATAAAATTCATGAAATGTGGATGGCAAGAGGATGGCATAAAAGGTTAAAGATAAGAAGTTTTGTTAGAGCCGGTGTGTTTACATTAGAAACGGCTATAAAAATGAAAGAGATGGGTTATTACGAAGTTAGATTTGGTGCTGAAAGTGGAAGTGATAGGGTGCTAAAAATATTAAACAAAGGTAACACAGTAGCCGACAATCAAAATACTATAGACATAGCACGTTCAATTAAGTTACCAGTTCGAGCATCTTTTATGCATCATATACCAGGAGAAACAGAAGAAGAAAGACAAATGACTTTGGATTTTATTAAAAAAAATAAATTATCTGTACAAGGGTGGTATAAATTTGAACCTTTTCCTGGCACGAAATTTTATACTGATATAGATTTATCAAAAAAAGGAATGACGAATAGAGATATTCATTATAGAACAAAAAATGTAGTGCGGGCATGGGATAAGGGAAAACAAGATATTTCTTCAGATGTAACTGTATTTGTAATTGCTGTTGAAAAGAAAAAAAATTATCAAGCATGTCTATTGGCTTTAAAAAACCAAACCGTTGATTTTAAACTAGACATAATAGAAGATATTGCACCCATGTCAGACGCATTTAATCAAATGATGATTAGGTGTAAAACACCATACTTTATCCAATGTGATGAAGATATCATTTTAAAACCTGAAGCTGTTAATAATATGCACACAAGTATGTTAAAAAATGAACCAACTGTTTCTACATTATTATTTTCCCTGTATGATGTACATATGAATAGAAAAATTAAAGGCGTTAGAATTAATAGAACGGAAATATTAAAAAAGTATCCTTTTGAAGATACTTTATGCTGCGAAAATACTCAAAAAATCGCACTGCTAAATGACGGTTTTACTACAATAAACGACAGAAGGGTTATGGGAGACCATTGTCCTTATTGGTCAAACTACACAATATTTCAAAGATATTATAATATGATGGATAGAACTAAAAATAATAAAGATAAATATACCAAAGTTCCTGTAAAATTATGGAAGATTCTACAAAAAAACCCAACGGAATTAAACCTGTATGCCTTATTAGGAGCATTTGGGTCTTTATTTACTGAAGAATGTTCTAATAAAGAAAAAAATTTCTTTACAGACCAAAATAATCCTAAATTTAAAATAGTACAAGATAAAATTAGTCAAATCAAAAAAATACAATTTATCAGTCCTGAAGTTAGACACCCTTATGTTGTAGAATTAAGCAAATATTTAGACATTGAATTAGACAGAAATATAGAAAGAGTTAAAAAATCTAATAAAGCATTAATTCTTTGGAATACATATAGTTATACAATAGCAAAGAAGTTTCAATGGAAATACGATTTGTTGCATGAATTTAAAGAAGCTGGAAAATTAGCTTATGTACTTGAACGTGGAGCATTACCTGGAAGCATTTATTTAGATATGCACAACTTTTTATACTTTAGTGATTCATATAAAAAGAAAAATTGGGATGTTAAAATAACAGCCTATGAAAAGAAACAAATTAAAGAATATATTAAATCTTTCACTGAGGATGAATGTAGCTTAGAAAAACAGCATGCTGAATTTGTTACTAAAAAAACCTTCTATGAAGAATTAGATTTATCTAAAGATACAATTAAAGTTTTCGTTGCGTCACAGGTATATAATGATACAACTATATTATTATGGAGTGATTGGGTAAAATCTATGCCTAATTTTCAAAACATTATAAAGGAATTAGGATGCAGTATGAGAAATGTAGAATTTCTAGTTAAGAATCATCCGGTGGAAACAACATTAATGACTGAAAGTAAAAATGTTAAAATCGTAGATAAATATCATTATAAAGACTGCATTAAATATTCGGATATAGTTTTAACAATAAATTCTGGTATTGGGTTGCAAGCAATGATGTGGGGAAAACCTGTAATAACTGTAGGTAAGTGTTTCTATAATTTTAAAGGTATAAATAAAAAAGCGAATAGTATAAGAAAACTTAAAAAATATATTCATCATCCAAGAAAACCCGATATGCATTTGGTTGAAAAATTCTTGCATTATTTAAAAAATAAATTTTATATGGAGTGCGAAATGAAAATGACTTCAAGAGGTAGTAGCACATTAGAACGTGTTAAACATATTAGATACCAAACTCCATACGAATTGGTTAATTATCCAGTTGCCGATATAATTGAAGTAGAAAAAAAGACAACAAATATTGTACCTAAAGTAAGTGATAATATACAAAGTGTATTTTTAGATTTTATAAATATAGTTCCTGATTGTTGTTTACTTCAAAGAACATGCCTTGAAGCTATTAAAAAATCAAAATTATCAAGTACAACAACAGATATTTTTATATCAGCACCAGAGATTAATAGTAACCTATTAAGGCAAAAAATGTTTATACATGATGAAGAAAAAAATACATATGCAAAAAATGGCATAAAAGTTCATATTTTAAAATGGACAAAAAATACTAAACCAAGAAGTTTATATGGATGCAATCTATCAGTACCAATGCCAGTTATAGGGTATCTTGAACAGTTATACGGGAAAAACTGGAGAAATCATGAATAATATGAAACGATTTAAAAAACTTGTAAACTTAATAGAAATAGAAACATTTTCTTATTGTAATAGACAGTGCTGGCATTGTCCTAATTCAATAATTGATAGAAATTCTAAAAATATATTTATGAATACTTGTACATATAATAAAATAATCGCTAATTTAAAAGAAATAAACTATAATAAAATAATAACATATTCTAGGTATAATGAACCTTTAGCAGATGATATAATTTATAATAGATTAAATTATGCAAAAATAAATCTTCCAAATGCAACATTACACTTTAATACTAATGGCGATTTTTTAACAGCAAATAAAATTTCTAAATTATACGACAACGGATTAAGGAGTTTAAATATTCAAATATATACTGATAAACAAGAAAAAGTATTAGACATGATTGGTGATAAGCTTGCCGAACTAAAATTGAAGCCTAATAGTCATAAAATAAATAGTGAACTTATTCAAAAAGATACTAATTTTAATGATATGGAAATATTAATATATTATAGAAATTTTAAAAATGTTGGTTCAAATAGAGGAGGAATATTAAAAGCATTAAATAAACCCCCACACAGAATTGCACCATGTTTTATACCCACTAATGGTATTTACATTGACTATAATGGCTCTGTTATGCCGTGCTGTAATTTAAGAAGTGATTGGAAAGAACATGAACAATTTATTTTGGGTGAATTAACAGATAAAAATGAAACTATATTCAGTATTTTTAATAATAAAAAGGCTAATAAATTTAGAAAATCGGTTAGTAAAAATGGTAAAAAATCATATCCATGTAACACTTGCCATTTTTTAGAAAGGATTGGAGAATAAAATGACCACAGGTAGAAAATTAGAAATTATTTTAAATAGAGCATTTCCTATTGAAAGCGGAATTGTAATGAATGTTCGATATGATGTATCAGATGAAGCCTATATTGTGGAGATATTCAAAGGTGACGAATTTCAAGACGATTTCAGTATTAATGAAACATGCGCAACTAAAATGATTGAACTAGACGAAGAAAATGATATCTAGCCCTTGACAAAATACAAATGTATGGTATACTTATAGTAAGGAGAAACATATGAATTATCACTATCTATGGTGGATACCAGCAGTTATAGTAATGTATATATGGCAAGCATGGTTGTCACAAAAAGTTAATGCTCCGGCATCTCACTGGAGATATTTTACTATGTTGTGGATTGCTGGTTGTATTCCATTATGGACAATTGTAGCCAAAGTAACTAAGAATATGATGTTTGATGCGTTATTGTATGATTTAATAATGTTTACAGCTTTTACAGGGGCGTTAATTAAAATGGGTGCATGTAAAAGTTTTAATTGTTTACAGTGGGTAGGATTAACGATGTGTCTAATTGGGTTTGTTATAATTAAAATAGGAGTGGGGAAATAAACTATGCACACAAAATTAGAAGAAATTTTGAATAGAGCTTTTCCTGAACCAAGTAAAATAAGATTAAAAGTATATCCAATAGTATCAGAACGAGGTTATAACATTCAAATTTTTAAAAATAATAATGCATTAGAACAATTTAGTTTACCTGTAACGATTGTAAATAGATTGGTGGAAAAATAAAAGGAGAAAATAATGACTAGCTATAAAGGATTTATAGAAGATGTGGCTAATTTAAAAACTAAATTTCCAGATAACTATATAAGTAAAACTATAAATGAAGCATGTAAAATAACGGCTATTTTAATAATAAGTATTCCATGTGGATTTTATTTGTGCATACTTTTATTGAGGATATTTTCATGAAAGATAAAATATATCTTTTTATATCTATAATTATATTAATTTGCAAATATGAAAAGATAAAAAGACCAATAGTTAAACCTTATAAATTAAGAAAATACACTGCTTGGTGTTCTTGGAAGAAAAAATTAAATAATTATACTATCAGTTATCATCCTGATTATTTAGCCGATTGTAATACGAAGGAAATAGTTGAAATCGCTGCTCATGAATTGGGTCATGTTAAATATATGCATAGCAAGAGGTTAATAAGTGAATATAAAGCACAATTGTTTGCTTTAAAAACTATATACAAATATTTCAGAACAGACTTTAGTTTAAAATGGACAAAAAAAGTAATTAAATCTAATAAAAGATGGTATGGAGAAGCTTTCAAACGAGCATTAGAGGAGTTTAAGATATGGAAAAAATCGCTATAATTTATACTACATTTTTAAGAAATGAATTAGTGTATAAAACAACAACCTCTATTATTAAAAATATGAAAGATAACTATTATCTTTTAATTGGCGACCAAAATACATTAATGAAATGCTCTTGTGGATATTATAAAGAATGTTTACAACATGAACGAACATTGGCTTATAGATTACCTCACGACTGTGGTTTAAGTTTCTCCCGTAACTTTTTAGTTCAAAAAGCTCACGAAATGGGCATTAAATACTGCCTTATTTCAGCAGACAGTATAGCATTTACTGATAAGTATAATTTTGAGCCTATTATTGATTTTATAAAAACCAGAAATAATAACGCTATTGTTGGGCTGAAATTAGCCAACAGACAGCCATTTGAGTACGATATGACGTTAGACCGTGAATTGGGTAAGTTTATTTTAGATAGACCATGCAGAGACCTTGAAATAGTTTCTGGAATACAATATAAGCGGTGTGATATAGTAAAAAATTTCTTTATAGCTCCTACAGCATTATTAATAAAATATCCCTGGAATAATGAATTAAAATTATGTGAACATGAGACGTTTTTCAACCAATTAAAAGAAAACAATGTAGAAGTTTACTATACAGATAAAATTAGTGCAGACTACATAGATGATAAGCCAGATGAATATAAACAAATGCGTAATAGATTGTATAGTGAATTTGTCCAAAAGATGCGTAAGATAAATGGTATGGTTGATAATCGTGAAGGATGGATTCAATATAACTATAGGAGCTTTTAATGAAACTAAAATTTAATGCCTATACAAACAACACAGTAGGAATGCAATATAATGTTGGTATTCTGCCTGAATCTGGCGATATTAAATGGGAAGTTGTTGGAGAAAGATGGAGTTATAGACCAAATGGTATTACTACTTTACTACAATATACTACTGTTAATGATAAAGATAATAGAGAGATTTATAATGGAGACCAATTTAGATGGCTTAGTGATTATGACGTTATTAAAACTATAGAATGGGAACAAGGAAGTTTCTTTTTGGGTGATGAACATTTGATTGATATAAATTGGTCTGATTGGGAATACTGTGGAAATAAATATGAAAAATTTTAATAAAGGAGAATAATATGATAGCTACAGTGGTGTTATTATCAAAAAATAATGGTCAAACACAGTTCACAGATGATTGTTTAAAAGAATTTGCAAAAAAGAATAAAACCTTAAAATCATCAATAAGTAAAATTACAAATATTAGATATGATGCAGTAGAAGGAAAAGTCTTTGGTGATTTAAATATCACATTACGGGCTGCTGTCAACGGTGTAATTCATAGTAGACTTGAAACTCCACAAGGAGAATTGATAACTGATTTCCGCCCTAAAGATGTAAACATATTTATAAGTAAAAAATAGAGGAGATAACAAAATGGATAAAGAATATTATTTAACAATTAAAACGGATTCCTATGCTGGTAATTTTGAAAGAGAACTATGTGCTTATTGTACTGGTAAATACGGAGATTGTGAAGTAGGTAAAAACCAAGCTGAAGATTTCATTAATAAATTCGAGGATATCTTTGAAGAAATAGTCAATCCTTATGTACCCGATGAACATGGATGTAATAGACCTGTTTCTCTTAATACTAATGATAGTAATAGTCTTGATATTTTTTTCTATGAAAAACCTTCAACCGACCAGTTAAAACTTTTAAAACAAAGAGCCGAGGAATTTGCCATTAAAAAACAATTTAAAATTTTAGAATATAAATGGGGTACTAAAATAACTTCTTATAAAGAGGAGGACATTTAATATAAACATACAAGGAGAAAAGATGAGTAAAAAATTTCATGTTCACGTTTTTAAGGTAATAGCCGAAGGTGATATTACAATAGATGCAAAAAATGAAGAAGAAGCAAGACAAATGGCTATAGATTTAAAGAAGAAAATAATTTTCAAACATTCTGATAATATTAAATATTTAGCTATAAATGTAGGTGAATCATGAGCAGAATTTTAATAGCATGTGAAGAATCCCAAGTAGTAACAATAGAAATGCGGAAATTAGGAATAGAAGCATACTCTTGTGATATACTTCCTTGTTCAGGAGGACATCCTGAATGGCATATTTTAGGAAATGTTTTAGAACAACTAGATAAAGGGTGGGATATGATGATAGCACATCCTCCGTGTACATACATTAGTAACGCAGGTGCAAGACATCTTTATCCAAAAGGAAAATTAAATTTAAAAAGAAAACGATTTGGTGATAAATCTGTTAAATTTTTTATAAAATTATTAAATGCAAATATCAAAAAAATTTGTATCGAAAATCCAATACCAAGTAGAATATTCGGTTTACCAAAATATACTCAAATAATACAACCCTTTGAACATGGTCATCCATATTCAAAAAGAACTTGTTTATGGTTAAAAAATCTTCCGCTATTAAAACCCACCAATATAGTTGAAAAAATTGAATCAACCAAACTTGCTGGAAATTGGTTTAATAAAGGTGGAAAAAACAGACAGATAAATAGAAGTAAAACTTTTCCTGGAATAGCTAAAGCTATGGCTACTCAATGGGGTAAATTATTATGAACCCCAAACAGCTTATAATCATCGGTGGCGGAAATAGTCTATCTAAGTTCCCACAAAATATCTGGCAAACACTATCTACTAAATTCACATTAGCTTGTAATCACTCATATAAAGATATTACACCAACAGCATTAGTGTGTGCAGATGGTGAATTTTATCAAGGTAAGGTTGATTTTGACCCAACGGTTCAGCTCTGGAACAAGTTTAATCCGGTTCACCGTGAAAATCTATCAAAATTACCCCTTATTATCGCTTTAAATACCACACAATCGCTAGAAAACCAACTTTTAAACACGGTTTTTATAAAGGCACACAGTCACACATGGTTTCGTGATAAAAGTCTCGTAAAAGGCTTCTACTGCCATGCACTCACTGGTCATTTAGCATTAAGTTTGGCGTGCTATTTGTTAGATTTTAGTGGAAGTATTTATTTATTGGGGTTTGATGCAAATAAAACAGGTAATACACATTATTATAGCACAATGCATCGTGGAAGTGGATACCGTGATTACTATGTAAATACAGATTTGAATAAACTTTTTTTGCCGTATACTACAGAAAAGTCATTGAAAATCTATAATGTATCTGCTAGCAGCCAAATTAATGTATTTGAAAAAATAAGTGTTATATCTTTTCTTAGAAAAATTGAGGGATATAATTATAATCAAGAAAAATTGAGAAGTTACATAAGAACAAAACTTAATTCTCAGAATCCTTAATATTCCACTTAGCACCTTTGGATAAATTATCTTTTGCCCAAAGAGGTTGTAAATTTTTGTAGTTAAAGCATTTCTGTTGTTCTGCTGGTTTGCTTAAATCAAAACTGGCGCATGGTCTACGATGGTCTATGTGCCATTCTTTTAGACCATTATCACCACGCCCATAATTATCCCACGACATTCCTTCTTTAAACTGACTTTGTAAATGAAACAATAAGTAGTCAATTTCACAACCTATTAGAAACATTGTGGACAGAGTTTTTGTGCTGTCTTTGATTGTTTGTCTAACACATCCTCTTAAATTACTTATTATTTTAAACCGCAGGTCTGTTTTGCGTCTTTTCTTTAAATGTTTATTTCGCAGTTTGCGTAATTCTTCTTTATGTTCCTGTTGATATTTTTTAACTTTAATAGCGATTTGTTCTTTATGGTCTTCACGATATTTTTTCTTTTGTTTTTTCATTTCATCTTTATGCTTATTTCTATATTTTTTGCCTTTAATTTTTATTTCTTCTTTGTGTTCATTATACCATTTTTTCTGACGTGTTGCTTCTTTTTCTTTATTTTCTTCTTTATGTACTAAATAATATTCTTTACGTTCTTTTTTATGTTTTTGGCGATATTTTTTAGACGGAATATTACAGCATTCTTTACACCAAGAACCTTTTCCATTTGGGCGTCGTTTATCGAGAGAAAACTCATCCAACAATTTTTCATTACCACATTTTGTACATATCTTACTTTTCATGATTATAACCCTCCACTATAAGTATACCACATAATTTAGATTTGTCAAGGGTTTATTTTCATAAACTACTACACTATATTTCTAATAACACAATTTATATTACTATGAAAAGGCAACTCCGTATTGATTTTCTACCAACCATATTCCAGTATTAACAGCAGTAATGTTCACAAAATCGTGGTGAGCCATAGTCATACCAGTATATTCCACTCCTTGATAGATAAACACATCTGAACTACTTCTAGCCAAAGTGACGGCATAAGCAGATGTGACCGTTCCTACATACACCAAATAACTTCGCCCCAAGTGAGAATTAGCTAATGGCACAGTAATCGCAATAGCATTTGATGTAGTATTACAATTTACTATTTTATGTGTATCATCCAATGTTAATGTAGATGATGTTTGTATAGTTATTTTATCTTCTCTACGTGTGCCATCTTCTATTTTGTCAAGCCTTGCATCTAAATCTGTTTCGGAATCTCTAGCATCTATTATTTCCTGATATGTAGCCAATACATTTCTGTCTGCTGTTGTAACACTATCAAAACTCGAACCATTCCAAACAACTGTGTTCAGATTAGTTCTTGATGCATCATGAGAGGTATATAACGCTGTATCTCCGGCTGAATCCATTTCAACATAATAAGTATCTGCTGCTTGACCACTAAATGCAACTGTAATAGTAGATTTATAATATGTAATATGACTAACAATAGCTGTTCCAGAACTATAAACTAAATCAGTTCCTACTTCGGATGCAGCTAATCCATCGGGAAAAACTCCGTTCCCATAGGTATCAGCATCAACAACTATATTATCTATCACAGCCTCAATTGAATTTACACGACCATTTATTGCATCAAAATTCGCTTGAACTGGTTCTGCGTCAGCGTCTTGTCCTGAACTTATAGTATAAGGTAAAGCTGCCATTTTATTTTCTCCTTACTTTAGTAATAATGTTTCTTCTTTAATATTTAAAAATTCTCTTTGTTCTTTATTTGCCAATAATTTCAAAACTGTTATTCCACTCATCATTGTAAGTTTATATAAAAATTTCATACCTGGGATTCTCAGTAACATATTTAAAGCTGGAATACATATTGGTCGTTTTACATATTTAAGACGAATTTGTTTTTTCATAGCTCGTCTTAAAACATTACATTGTGCTTGTGGATTATATATTTTATCTTTATTATAAACTAAAATTGGCATAATTTCTCCTTATTTCCATTGATGAAAATCATTCCATTTTGTGCCATCATTCCATTTAAAGAAACCTTTATCTGCAAACACTGTACTTACAACTTTTCTTTCAGCAGCATCGGTTATAACATATTTATAACGACTTCCGACAGTTTGCGAAAGAATGACCGGTTGTTTCAATCTACGGTAGCGTATGTTTGAAGCTCTAAATGGAACACGATAAATTATTGCACCAGAAGGAAGTTCAACATTACACCAATTATCATCTGTATTGACATATATAATAATTCCAGTGAGTGTCTGTTTTTGGTACTTTAACAATTGTCTAGTTCTATACCCCAATGGTCTACGTATTCTTGCCATCTTATTTTCTCCTTAAATTATAAGTGCTCCAGTTATTTCATCAACATCTGAATTACCACGAGCATATGTTGAACTAATTTCTCTAACATATATTTTTTGTGTCAAACCAAATGTAGAATTATATAATTCAATTACATCACCTGGTTGTATCGCCAAATTAGCCATAATATTTAAGCGAATATTATACCGAAACCATTTTGCTTTTTGTAACTCATTTTCAGATAAAGTTTTACATTTAGCATAAGATGATAATAACGGATTATCTATTTCAAGTTCATTTTCACCATTATATTTATCTATCAAATCATCATCCTGTGTTGATGCATAAATTAAATCAGGAATTGGTTCACCAATAGGTCGTGCATAAATTTCATAATAATAACTTCCTATTTGACCTAAAAATGTATAGCCCAAACTAACTACTAATGCTAATCCATTATAAACCCAAACTGCTCCAATACCAACTCCAAAAAGTGCTAACCAAATCATTGCAACAAAAATTAATGTAAAAATAGCAGCTAGTAAATTTGACACATTTTGATTTACTATACAATGGTCTTGTTCAACCGATAAATCTCCACCGTCAACTGTTAATGATTCTCCACCACCAAAAAATTGATTTCCACAACTGTCCTGAACAACCAATCGTGGTTTATTGGCTTTTAATTGTTTATCAGTAGAATAATAAAATTCAAATTGATTTCGTTTTGAAAACCATCCCGCAACACCATTTAAAAATCCCATAAATTCTTCAGCAAATTCTTCTTCTCCGGTTGCCTCTTCCTGACCTATAACAGTTACTTTATTTATTAATTCATTATCATCCCAAGAAAAATTCACAGAATTAATATTCATTTCGGGAGCTTTATTGGCTGCAACAGTATCTGTTCCATTTTTATAATAAGTAAAATCAACAGACGCATCATAATTTATTAATGTTGCTATTAATAATCCTTCTTCATCAAAATCAGGATAATAATTATCTATCTGAAATATTTTTCGTAATATATCCATTGGCGTTTCATCAATAAATTGGACTTGTGGTATTATTGTAGAAACTGTAGGAAAATCATATTCACCACCAGATAAATTCATATGTGTACTGGCAATATCTTCAGCGATAGCGGTAACAGTTTGATTGAGATAAAGTCCTGTAGTAACTTTATTTTTATAGTAATTTTTACTTTTATCCCATACAGTTAATCTATAAAATATACCATCACCACGAATATAATCAGAATCTCCAGCTCCAATAAATCCATAAAAATATGGAGTATATTCACCATTATTTCCTTTTTCAATTCTAATAATATTATTTTCCTGTAAATAATCATAATACAATGAATTATAATTTGTGGGATTAAATAACCCACTACCATCTGTTAATACAATATCACAACTATTGGCTTCATTTTCAATTGTCATTAATCGTTCAACCGATTGAACATATTCTGTAATATTTAATTCACCACTTAAATCTTCATCCCACCTTAATTCATATATAGAATCTCCTAATCTATCCCAAAATGCTTTTAAACGTGAATCGGAATAACCTAAATTTACATATGTATCTTTTGAATTATTCGTTAAATAAGCTTGAGCTGTCCAATCAGAATCATTGGATGATTTTCTATAATACACTCTTTGGTCTGATGATTCAGTGGTTAAAATATGCCAATAATAATTACCGGATGTTGTTTGAAAAATTAATTCTTTATCATCAGTAGATTCAATAAGCCAATAATTACCAAAAAATGTAGCCGATGTACTAAAGAGTAATTTGTTGATAACTGAATCTATTGCTGGAAAATTGGTCAGATATGTAACAGAATCTATATTAGAATAATATTCTAATACTTGATGCATATTAGTATTCAATACACTATAATAATATTCATCTTGACCACCACCACTATTTAACGTTGTATAAGATTGAATGTATAACCTTTTATTTAAAGTATTAAATTGTACACCTCTAATAAAAGATATTTTATCCGTTAAAACATCTGGACTTGGCAATAATCCTGTGGGATTTCCATCTAATTGTGAATAATACTTGTTAAAAGTTAAAGCAGAATTTCCAACAGAATAAGCAATTATTCCGTTATCGCTTGTTTCATTTGTATCATGAGCCAAAGAATATATTATATTATTGGCACTATCCCACCCAAATTGTGCACGCCTATGCTCTATACTTGAAGCATGGGTAGTATCTGATGATAATTTATATTGAGAACCATTACCAATATTAGCTGTGTATAAAGAAGCTCCTGAAGATTTATTAAATACATGAATTAATGGATAATCCACCATTCCATCACCAACAGCATTGGTTCTAAAAACTGAAATTATATAATTATTACTAATAAATGTTTCAGAATGATAAACAGTTTGAAATGCAGAAGTTCCTAATGCCGTAATTGTGGCTGTATTTAAATCAATTTTTTCCGTTGAAAATGTGGATGCATCCTTAGTAACGCAATAAATTATTTTATCTTCTATTACAAATTTTTGAAAAATTACTTCATCTGATTGTAATGCTGGCGTTGATGTGCTAGTATATTGACTCCAAGATGTTGATACTTCGTCATATACTATTAGTCCATCCTGTTCAGTTCCTATAACCCATATTTTATTAGTTTCATCATATGCCAAACCAGTTGCAAATCCACCAGTCATATAAGATGTTATATCGTGTGTAACATATGTACTAGCGGTTTTATCATAAATAGTTAATAAACAATTATTATAAAGATATCCAACAAGCATGCCTATTCGATTATTAACATTATCAGACACCATGAATATATGCTCGTCTACTCCACTATTATATTGTAAATTCTGTATTTGTCTTTCTAAAGTATAAGAAATATATCTATTAGATACAGCATCAACTATTGATGGTTTAATTGCACTTCCCTCACCAGCAGTTAATGTAGTCAACGCAACAGGAGAATTCCACGAACTTCCATCATCATCGGAATTCATATAATAACTATTTTTAACTACCGGATTAGCTGCTGCATCAGATACTCTTTCAAACACTAACCACAATTTATCAGATGTGTCATAATAAATGTAAGGATTATTGTGAGCATTACTTAATCCAGTTTCAGTATTTAAATTTGTTTCAGCACTCCATGTAATAAAATCAATACATGTTCTATAATATAAAACATCACTTCTTTCATAAACCAGCCAGTATGTAGAACCTATTTTAGTTATTGAAGGATTTGTTCCATTTATAGTTGTATCGGATAACGCTGTTTGTATAACACCAGATGTATTTACAGTACATGAATATAAATCTGTGCCATCTCTACTAACCATTACTCCTAAATAATCACTACCTATCATATCAACAATAGCCGGATTATTATAATCATTTGTTACATCAGATTGTAACTCAACTATTGAATTCCATGCAGTTCTTGTGATGTTTGAAGCTTTAAAATACAAATCCCATTTATTATTGGTTGAATTATATTTAGAAAATACTAAACATAATCTTCCATCAGCATTTAATACATGCTTGGGATATCGTTCTGACGTTGTAGTTGATTGTAATGCCTTTCCACTAAAAGGAATCGAGTTGTAGTTGCGTTGCACAAAAACTCTAGTGTTAGGATTACGATTTTTATCAACATCCGAATTATACGAATTGTATTCACCTGCGGAAATAGCTTGCATTATAAAATCTCCCTTACTTATGTAGTCCGCACAAGGTCAAGAATTACTCTAAAGCCCTGAGAATCTAAAAATCTTCGTCTTGTCCAATCAAGATTTGAAATACCCACTGTATAACTATTATTATATATATCAATAAATGTATAAGTAGTAGCTGCATCATACTTTGTTATTAATAAGTCGAGCTGTGTCTTATCCAAATTATTCCACTCAATGTGAGCATCCTTGTCAGAACTTTGAATTGCCCATTGTTGTGTAATTGTACCAGTTAAATTTAAACTGCGAGCAATGGGTTTATTAGCACGGAAGCCTTTATAAATAGACGGATTTGTTGTGAATGTAATGTCATCCAATTTTATATAATAATATCCACTTTCAAGTGCCATTGGTTTCTCCTATTCTTAATATTCTCCTGAAGCTATTCCTTCACGTGATAATTTATCGAATACTTGTTTAGTAACTAATTTAATCTTTTCAGCATATGATTCAACTGTTCGTCTTTCATTTAGTGAAGCACCATCTAACTGAAATGTATTAGTTACTACTATACTGGTTATTTTAGCTCTAGTAGAACTTCTAGTTGTTGGGTCTGATGTTCCTGATACTCCATTAAACGCATCAGCAGTTTGATATCGTTGGCTTATAGTTCCTTTACTCTTACCACCAAATAATCCAAAAGCCAATAGCCCAACACCCATTAATTTTTGAAAATTTTGCATATTAAATGCTGATTTCTTTTGAGCCTCAACTGTTCCTTTTTCTACCGCATCTTTTATTCCTTTAGTTCCAACACCAAATCCACCAACACCAGCACCTGCTCCCCCACCAATTCCACCAAATTGAGCTGTTGATAATGCGTTAGAAATTTTTAAAGCTACAGAATTACCACCGTTTTCAAATGCTGTATTAAGAGCCATAGGTAATTTTTGTTCAGCAGTTGCGAAAACACCACCAAGAGTTTGACCTATTCCAGTAAAACTCATTAATGATTCCGTAAGACCAGTTGATAAACTATCTATCATTGTTTCTCTAATACCTTCTCTAAATTTTTGTAAGAATGAATCAATATCTCCTTCTTCTATGCCTATTTTGATAGCAGATTGTGTAACTGATTTTATTTGTTGAACTCTTTTAGATATTATTTTTAAACGTGATAATTCTAATCTATGAATTGCCTCCTGTAATTCTTTATCAGTTGTAGCTAATTCAACACGTTTATTGGCGATTTGTAATTCCGTTGCTCCAGATGCTGCCAATTTTTCTAATAATCTTTTATTTTCAATAGCAGCCAAATCTTTTTCTGTTTGCAATGTAGATTTTTTATATTCAAAAACTTCCTTAACTAATTTTTTCAAAAACTCTTCATTTGCATTGACTTCTCCCATAGCTGCAATTATTTTTTTATAATTACCACTTAAAGCATTGGCTAATACAAAATTTTCAGATATTTTTTGTAATCCTTGTTCTTCCAATCCAACTAATTTATTATGTTGTTTAACTCTATCTTTAACAAAATTTGTCAATTTCTGTTCTGATAATTGCATTTTTGTGGAGTCAACTAATTCCTGTTGAACTAATTTTAATTGTTCTTTATATTTAGTGATATCTGTTTCAACAGAAACGGGAATTTTAATATCTTCTGTGATTTCTATTGGAAATAATTCTTCTTTTATTTGTTTTTCAATTTGCGTCTTATTTATTTTCATTCTAACTTCTAATTCCATTGCTTCTTTACCTTCTAATCTATGACTAGCTTGAATCAATGATTTTATAGTTTGTTCTATATTTTCTAATGTTTGACCACTGGCTAACAAAGCCTTTTGATTTTCTGGGTCTACAAGTTCTCGTAATGTTTCAGAAATTCCTTTCCTTGTATCCTCTCCTTTAATTCCTCTTAATGCTTTATCCATAATATTTATACTCTTACTAGCATTTATTATTTGTGCATCATATCTTGCTAAATCAATTACTCCTAATCCAGTTCCGAGTGCGAAAAATGCAATGCGTAAAAATTCTGAAAAGCTTTTGGTGTTAGTTATAGTACCTTCTAATGTTCTATTAAATTGCATTAATGCATCATTTAAATCATCAGAACCAGTTATTCCAATTAAAAATGCTTCTCCGATATGTTTTTTTAAATTTTTATTACGTTCTATTAAAGTTGATGTATCATCGGTTACTGTCTTAATTCGTTCAGCAAATTCTCTTAAAAGAATATTGTTTTTATCTAATCCTGTATCGGTTAAATTTTTCTTTATAAGTTTCAATACAGAAACCATTGCTTTACCAGCTTCTTGTGTTCTAACTCCACCAAATATTTCTTTTAAAACACTTAATCTTTGTATTGGTAATTCTTTCCCTTCTTTATCTAATTTCTTAATCGCACCTAAAACCTTCATCAATACATCAAATGTAGATTCTACTTCAGGATTAACCGACAGACCCAACTCCCCCGCCAATTTACCTAAATTTTGAACCAATTTGGAAACAGATGTTCTTAATAATCTTCCAGCTCTACTGCTTTTTAAACCGGCAGATTGAAGTGCTCCCAATAAAGAAATGGATTCTGCATATGTAAAATTAGCCGAATTAGCTGTAGGTAAAAATTGACGCAATGCTGCATCCATTTCGTTCATTTCAAATGCATTAGTTCTATATAATTTAAAAAGTTGTGCCCCCATTAATAATTGTTGTTTTTGAGGAGAAAGACTTTTATCTATAGTATCACCAAGTAATTTATATGTTAATGCCATTGTTTTTGCTGTAGATGTTATATCTCCTTGCATAGCCATACTTGTACGCAATGATGCTGTCATTCCATCCATTGATGATTCAAAATCATTGCCAACTGTTCCAAATCTATAAAAAGCATTTGTTAAATTATCCACAGAAACACCAGTTTCTTTAGATAAGTTTTTTACACTATTTTTTAAAACATCCAAGGCTTGCCCTGTTGTTAATACTGTTCCAGAAATTACTGAAGAGGCTCGCAATAATTCTTTGCTAAATTTTTTAACTTGTTCAAACCCGTCTCGAATAGTTGAAGAAACAGCTTGCATTACTGCTCTCAAAGTAGCCCATAGCGGAACTACTATAATTACGCGTTTTAAAGCTCTAGTAAAATCACCAATCATTCCAGTGGCTTGTTTTGTTGAATCACCCATATTTTTAGTAGAAGCAGTAACAGATACTATTCCTTTTTTCATAGTAGCAGTTGATGTTGTAACAGCTCCACCAGCATGAGTAAAAGTACCACTGAATTTATTAATACTATTACCAGCAGCATCAGTTGATTTAACTAATTTGGTATTTTGTACAGCAATAATAGCACCTAATTTATTACCAAATCTATCTGTGGCTTGTTCTGCTGATTTCAATGAAGTGTTATATAATTTCTGTCCATGTACTTCAAAATCTAATGATACTAATTTTCTTGAGTCATTTAACGCCATTTTACTTACCTCTCGGTCTTCATACTTTTTGTTAAATTATCCTTTGCCCATAAGGGTTGTAAATTTGTGTAGTTAAAGCATTTACATTGTTTTTTTGGTTTTGATAAATCAAAGCTGGCACATGGGCGAATGTGGTCAATGTGCCATTCCTTCATACCTTTACCATTTCGTCCAGTTCCGTAATTGTTCCAATTCATTCCTTCTGTAAATTGACTTTGTAAGTGAAATAGTAAATAGTCTATTTCACAACCTATTAAGAACATGGTTGATAATGATTTGGTGTTATGTTTAATCCCAATTGATATCCTACTTTGTAAATTTTTTTTCATTCTAAAATTTAGATTTGTTTTTCTTTTGTTTTTTTGATAGTTATTTACATATCTTTTACGTTCTTCCTTGTGCTCAAATAAATAATTCCTATTATATTTTTTACGTTTTTCTTTATGAATTTTATTGTATTTTTGATTAGACATTTTTATTTTATCTTTATTAATTTTTTTGTATTTCATTTGGTATAATTTAATTTTTAATCTATTTTTTAAATTATATATTTTCTTTGTTAATGCTATTTTATCTTTATTTTTTAAACTATATTTTTTATATGCTTTACATTTACAAATTTTACACCAAGATGATTTTCCATCAGAATGCTGATTGCATTTAGGAAATTTATCGAAAGATTTTTCTTTTTTACATTTAGTACAAATTTTAGTTTTCATCATATACTCTTTTTATTTTGGTCGATACACAACTGTTGGAACGCCAGGTACAGGCATGCCTTTTCTCTTTTTTCTTAAATTATTTGTTCTTGGTCTACGTATTTCTTCATATTCTTGAATTAATTTTTTCCGATGTTTTAAATACGCATCACATCTAATTTCATCAGTTATTACACCCTCATTCAAATAAGGTGTATCAGTAGATAACGATGAATACAATCCACTGTAAATTTCTAACCAGTATAAATAAGATATTTGTAATTCAGTAAAATCTTTTTTATTTTCAAAAAATTCAATCGGTACGCCATCCTTTAATCTGGCATAAAGTATTTGTTGTTCAAATGAACTGGTTAATTTTCTTATTAAATCAGACATGGTAAACTCCTAAATTCCTTGCCATCTCCACAGTGTTGTCTAATAAAATTTGGTCAGTTTCATTGTCTAATTCGTCTTTAGTGTTATAAACCTTTACCCAATTATCTTTTTCTTTTTTTTCAAACAGGCAAAGAATTATTGATTCTAATTCTGATTCTTTTACTTGGTTTTCTAAACATGGGCTTAATAAATCCATTTTGTTAGAAATTAAAGTTACCTGTTTGTAAACTATTGTTTGTATTTCTTTAATCAATTCATCAATAGCTTTTTTATTTTCACGTTTTGGGTCTGGTTTAGCTTCTTTAGCTAATAATTCCTGATATTTTTCTTTATCAATTTCTAAATTATCTATTTCCTTTTGAATTTTCTCAATTGATTTTCCACTTTGTTTTAATTGTTCAATTAGTAATTTTTCACAAGGAACTTTTCCGGCTAATTCTAAATATGTATTCCGTTTAGTTGTATTAATAATTTTTTTCTCTTTATAATTCGGCATTCTAATTCTATATTCAGCATCTTTATATTCAAAATAAATCTTATTATCTTCAATATTTCTTTTAATGTTATTTATTCCTAGCGAATCATCTAATCGTTTAATATAACCATCTATCATACTTTTATTTGACATTATCTCTCCTTACTTGTCTAATCATTTTTCCATTTAGCACCTTTGATTAAATTATCTTTTTTCCAAAGAGGCTGTAAATTTGTGTAGTTAAAGCATTTTAGTTGTTCTTCTGGTTTACTTAAATCAAAACTACTACAAGGGCGAATATGGTCTACTTCCCATTTGCCGTAATTATCCCAATTCATTTCCTCTGTAAATTGACTTTGTAAGTGAAATAGTAAATAATCTATTTCACATCCTATTAACATCATGGTCGGTAAAGATTTAGTATAACCCTTAATTGCCTTCCAAATACGAGTTCGTAAATTGCATAAAATTCTAAAATTTATGTCAGATTTTCGTCTTTTAATGATACATTTATTTTGAATACTATTTACTTTATCTTTATTATTTTTTCGCCATATTTTACTACTCACTTTATTCTGAGCTATTAATTTATCTTTATTTTTATTATAGTATGCTTTATGATAAATTTTATTCTTTTCTTTATCTCTATAATAATTTTTTTCAATATATTCTTTTCTTTGTTCTTTATGTTCAGATGCGTAAAATTTATTATAATTTTTTATTTCATCTTTGTGTTTATCCCGCCATTTTTTCCGATAAATTTTAGAATTTTCTTTATTTTCCATTTTCATCTCTTTTCAAAGTAAGTACATAGTTCCCACACGGTTTAAATTTTAACACATTAATAATTGATGTGTGTTTATCTCTACCCATATTTATTGTGTATATTTCATTTGTTAATTTATTCGATGTACTAAGTCGTAATTCATAAATAAAACTTTCATCATCTGAATATTTTTCAACTAATGCAGAAATCTCAGTCACCAATTTTTCTAATTTATTAGGCATATTATTTTCCTTTATATACAATTGTCGGGATAAAAGATACGTATAAATCATCTCTGAGATTACGAAAAGCTTCATATACAAGTTCTTTTGCTAATGATTTAAAAAGTGAAGGATAATGCTTGATTAATTCTGGGGCTGGTTTATCCTTACTAATTTTTTCAATCAACTCAACACGCTTACATAAAATTCCAACTAATGCTATCGCATGAGTATCAAGCAACTGTTTTATTTCTTGTTTATTATCCATAATATACTCCTTACTATTTTGAAAAGTGTTCAGAGGAAGGACTGAATAAGCCCTTCCTCAAATAACATTTTATTTAGAAATTAATATCACTCTCAGTGCCAGACATAACCATTGTTCTTGATTCAAGCACAGTGTTCCTATCTGTATATTCCTGAACATTAATTGAATCATCAACACTTGGCACTGAACAATTAGATATCTTTATTCCCCATTTAAATGTAGATTTTGCTGTTTCCTCATAAATCTTAATAACTAAATCTACACTATCAAGATAATCATCAATGTCTATGTGCCCAAAACCAGAAGCCTGTCCGACTAATACTTCATCAATAACAAAATCTTCTAATTTCCTTGGAATTGTAATAGTAACAGTTTCATCATTACTTCCACGAACAACCTTTTCTTTATTACCTACTTCACCTTCATCTGACCTATCTAAAGCAACATCAATTGTTAATCCTTGAACTCTGGTTAATTGACTAGCTGCACTACCAATCCAAGCACTAATAAAATAAGCTGGTGTTCCACCTGGGTCAGTTGTATTTTCAGTCCATGTACTATCAGCAGCAGGTAAAGCAGCAGCCGTATAGAAAACCTTATAAACATCACCAACAGCAGCACCGTAGGCTGTAATTGTATTTGTGCCATTTACATAGTCATATTCGCCTGTGCTTGTACCATAATCCATATCAATAGTTGTTACACCACTACGAATTCTGGTTACTCTTATTAAATACTTTCCCGCATTTCTTTCATCTTCTACTGGTGTCGGGTCAGTTAATGTAGTAGAATAATCATCACCGGCTAATTCTCCACTCGCAACTGTTTTAATTTTATAGTTAAGATATTTCTGTGTGCCCTGAAAATCCTTCGCTAATTCACCAACCAAATCAAAACTTCGTTCAATTTGTGATTGTGGGTCAGAAATAGATATACTAAATCCATTCATACGAAGTTTAGGATACCAAAGTGTTCCGGTTACAGTAGCATCATCATCAGTTAAGAACCAAAAAATGTCTGTGGCTGTGGTTCTAAAATCACTTAAACTCACAGAACCAGATGTCTTTCCAGCAAAATGCTGAAAATGTGTTATGGTCAATGGTTCTTTTTGTGTTAATGTGTATGATACTTCTGGAATTCCTTTAGTATAATCTACAACTCCATCAGTACCAATTTCCCAATTAGCCTCATTATTCATAGCCTTTGATGCAGTCATAGTTTGTGCTCTATCAATTTGAATTCCACTTGCACTACTTTCATATTGTAACATATGTGGTGCTACTCCGCTAAAACGAATCATAATTTCCTCCTTGATTTAATCTTTAATAGTTTTGTGCGTCTTGCATCTTTCGTTAATAACAGCGATATCTTTAGTGTTATCGTTACTAATTGTTAATAACTTGTCGAGTTTATCATTTATTTCTGTTTGATTTTTTTCGATATGTTTAAAATCATTAAATTTTATAACACAGAATCCAATAGCTGCACCAATAAATGTACAGAATGATAAAATCGTACTCACTATTACACAAATTGTTTTAATATCCATATTATGATACCTCTCCTGTTGTTACAGTTAAATTTAATCTAATTCTATATCTGTCATGAATGTCTAATTGACTTTTATCAGTATTTAAATTTATAGCTTCCTCGGCTAAACTTGTTATGATTATATTTTTAGATGTCGGTGTAGATACAGGAACTCCATCATCACCTATTACATAAGTGTTAAAATCACACCCATCTATAATTGTATCAGTAAGCCAATCTTTAATATCATTTTTTTCATCATCATCACTTGCGAAAATATCTATATAAATAGAATAATCTTTTGTTGTTGAAGTAGAACCTATTTCTGCAAATATTAATTCTTTAATAACAGCACGTATAGCTATTACAGGTAATGTCGTACCATATACTTTTTTAAATCCGTAAATTAAACCCCAATCCAATCCATCAGCCGTTAATTGAGCCTGTATAAAATAGTATAAGGATGCTAGAATGTTATTTGTTTTTCTATACGTTATTGACATATTTATCCTCTACCATATTTGGCTAATGTTTTTTTCAATTGAATATCTAAATAATTTAATGTAGCCTGTATATAATCCATTGGTTCAATTACTGTATCTACTCCTATTGTAATAAAATGTCCACTATACGGAGCGTATGTAAAAATTCCCGCTGATTGAAAATAACCTGGAACTTTTTTACCAGCTTGTGGATGTTTTCCGCCATAATTTATAAGTTCATAATGTCTGCTTACTTTTTTTAGTGTTTCAATGTCACCTATTCCCCAACCAAACCCACTTACTGAATACATTTCTTCAAAATCAATTGTTTCTATCAATGGTTGTGCATCTGATTGTGGAACATCTTTAAAAGTCTGTGTATGACTAGCAATAAATTCTAACATAAAACGATGAGCTTTTTTACCTAGTGTCATTATTCTACGCTGAAATTTCTTTGAATTTTTTATCTCATCATCAATCATTTTTCGTATTGGAACACCACGCTGTTTAATTGTTATTTTCATGTATAAATCCTTCTCACTAAATAAACACGTATATAGTTTCCTTCTTCTTTAATACGAATTTTACTTCCGGCATCATCTTTATAGCCGTAATAAACTTCATTATCTATTTCTATTTTGTGCGAGTTTTCAATTAATGTTCTATAGCTGTTATGGCATACAAATATTTTACTCTTAGTTGTATTTACACCTGGTATTTTATATACGGCTGAAGCATCGCTCATGTCCTCTAATAAGCCTTTTATTGGATTTGGCGAACCATATGTAATCGTAACATCGCCTGTCAGCGTATTTTTGGTACTTTCTTTCCCAATGAACACATTAATATATTTGCCGTGCTGTCTAATTATTTCTTTAAGAGGGTCACTCATTTTTAAACCTTTTCCATTTATCCATTATGTTTCTGTTTGTTTTTATATTTGGTTATTGCATCTTGAGTATGTAATTTTTTAGCTACTGCTTTTGACATAACATCAGCATTATCTGAGTTATCACCTGGATTTATCCAAGTTCTGTGGAATTTTTTATCTACTTCTTTACCCTCATCAAAAACTCTTGTAATCCTTCTTACTGCTATTTTTCCATCTAAATCAATTACCCTATCATAAGTAACTATTTCTTCAATACCTTCTCCTGTTTTTTCCTGTTTTTCTTCTTCAAAATCAGCCAATACTTTACTATCTATTATAGCATTAACAATGTCCTTTGATTTATCATCCCAATCACCCATGTTGTTTACATCTGCTGGTGTTACAGGGTTACTACGTTTTTCATTTGTAACTTTACCATCTTTTACATATTCAGTAACAATTCTTAATTGTAAATTACCTAACTCTGTTACACTATGATGATAATATTGTCGTTTTTCCATTTTAATTATCTCCCTTTATGCAGCAATATAAGTTAACGAAAAACCCACCTCGTCATTTGCACTAAAAACACTAGCAGGTTCTGGACCGACTGCCCCTGCATCATTAGTTCCTATTAACTCAAAATATGCTAGGTTTGAATTGATGTTTGGAACTATATTACCACTAGCACCAAAATCAACATTTTGCATTTGGGCTGAACCATAAAACTTTGATGCCTCTTCGCCTACATTAGCTGATGTAAAAGGAGCATTGAATCTCGCTGTTCCTACAGGTGAGGACACGCCATCAACAATTACTCTTCCAGAAATAAACACCTTTGCACCAATCTTTATATATGAAGCTAAATCTCCAGTGCTTTTTAATGTAACCGTTCCACTCGTAGCACAAGTTACGGTTATAGTATAAGTTCCTTCTTCATAATCATCAAGAGTATTTGGGTCTGAACTTGGATTTGCAGATGCAGGGAATTTAATTTGACCTGTATTTGTAACATCTAATAACCCATTAACATCTACAGATACATCTGCTTCTAAATCAAGATGCCCGTCTGTTTCTGAACTTATTTTAACAGCAGCATCACCAAATCTTAATTCTATCCCTAAATCTACTAAACAGTCTCTTCCAAATCCATCAGTGTATAATTTACCATCTAACCATAAATCTTTAAATTCATAAGTGTCTGTTCCTAAATCTATATCATTAGTAGTTGTTGGCTGAAAAACACCATCTACAATATTAACTTGTTCAGTAGTATTTATTCTAAATCTCAAACCTGTGGTTGCTTCAAAATCTAAATAACCATCTGCTAATGAATCAATATATTCTAAATTATCTACTTGAGTAAATGCTATTTTATCAGTTGCTAAAGTTATTCCATTTAAATCAATACTTACATCCGCAGTTAAATCTAAATGTCCATCATCATCAGACTGAATATGAACTGCATTATCTCCAAACTCTATTTTCCTATCAAGAGCAAGCTCTATGGAAGTCATACCACTAATAGAATTATCAAATACATATGCCCCTGTGCCTAATGTTCCAGCAAGAATTGATGCTGCTGGTACGCCAGTGATATTAGTAGCTGTAAGAGTAGGGGTAGCACCAGAAACAACACTTTGGTTTATAAATGAATGGTCAGAACCATCATTTGATACATGACTATAAGCTGCTTCAAAATTAGTTTCTTGTGTTAAAGTTATAGCTGCATTTGTAGAACCATTTACAATTACATCTGCATCAATATCATCACCACTATTCCACTGTGTTGAACCAATAGTGAAATTTTGACCTGTAGGTAATGTTAATGCTCCACTTGCACCTAAAGTAACATCATCTAACCACGCAGATAATTCTGTATACTCTGCTGAAGTTAAATGATAATATTCTGTTGCTGTTCCGCCCTGTAAATTACCTAATAAATTATGGTCTGATGCACTAACCGCAGTAAATACAGTATCAGAAATCATCTGTACTAACGAAATTGACCCACCAGCTTGAGGCATTACTATTTTGCCAATTAATGTGCCAAATGAACTTACATAATCTACTACTACTGGTACTTCTGCTGCTTCAGCCTGTGCTAATGAATAACTTCCACTTTGACCATATTGAACGTATACATGACCATCACTAGCATGTTTATAAACAAAAAATACTGCAAATTTAGATACACCAACATTTCCAAGAGTACCATCACCATCATCATAATGTGTATAGTCTAATGTATTACTTAACGAACCTTCTTTCCATCCTCCGCCATCACGATAAACAGGTGTAAATTGAGTTGATGCACTATTATAAGCACCTGTAGCAAATTCGTTTAAGCCAGCATAAAAAATTCCTTCAGTCATGGTAAAATTATTTGTACCAGAATAAGCAATAGTAGAACCACAACAAAGTTCTATGTTTCTAAGAGTCTGATTTCTTTTGTGTAATTTTCTAACGCCATCCTGTAATCTATAACCTGAACTTATAAAATGAACATTATCACTGCCATCTTTATATACCTTCCCTAGTGCAATAGTGCGTTTATCAGCAGTGTAAGGTGAAGAAGTAGAAAGAGTAATTGTAGGACTTCCACCACTATAATTAAGTGTTACAATATAAACTGTATTAGGTGCTGTAATAGATTGATTAGCTTGTTCTGCTAAACTAACATAAGTTAATGCCCCTGTTACACCATCTGTTGCTCGTAGCATAGCTGTAAGTGCAGCAACTGTAAATGTTCCAGATGTTCCCTCAGATAATTCTCCACCAGTAATAATCTGTGGACTATCAGCATAATCAATAAAATTTTTAGTTACAACTTGATTTGCTCCTATACCCCAATCAATTAAAGTGGTATCTATTCCGTCAGTTTTTATTTGAAAATCATTTACATTTAATTGAAAATGATTAGTGTCATAATTAAATGATATTTGTTGAGTAGATAAAGTTAAAGGAGCTGCCGATACTGTTACTGCAACATGGTCATTATCTACTACAGTTTCTAAATTAGATTCAGTAATTTTAGTTGTGGCTCTTATACTGTCTCCATTAGAACTTGGTACTGATAATCCAGTTAATTTATGAGTATTCATATCTATATTAGCTGACATACTCCCTAATGTAGTATCTGTTCCCTGAGTATGCATAGCTGCATAAGCAGAATCCCATTCACCAGAATCTTCAATGGCTGCTTTATTTACTTCCCCATCAGAACCAACAATTTCTATAGAATTAACTGTTAATGGGAATGCACCAATAGCAACAGTACCTTTTAAATCTATTGTTATATTAGAGTCAGTTTCAGTTATTCTAGCAGCTTCAACAGCACCAGCAATTAAAGTAAAAGAATCTGCTGCTGCTTTTCCTACCCCTGTATCTAAATCATTCCAAAATGAAAAAATTGGAATAGTAGCACTGCCATCAGAGGATTTAATATAAAAACCGTCTTCTGTTTGAGATGCAATATAACCAGCAGAAAATTTATATTTTAAAGCCCCTGCAATAGCCATATAAATTTTGTCATCCGATTGTTCATAAAAACCGGAGTCTCCATCACCAAAAGCTAATGTAGGTGTAGCAGCATCATTATGTAAAGGCAATAATAAATGTTTTTCTGCGGATACAGTTAAACCTCCAACTGTTAATTTGCCACTGGTTTCATCATCACCATTGTTTATTAAATAATCAGTATGCGCTTGAGAATTATCTCCCCTATGAGATGTATTCAAACCTATAGCTGTATCCTGTGTTCCACCATCATGTTTTAATGTAACAGCAGATTCAATATCAGCTCCAGGAGAAGTAATGTCAGATAATACATTTATTGTATCGGCTTTTTTAACAAACGTAAGCTCAAAAGTAGCGTCTAAATCTGTATCTGAATTTTGGGTGTGTTTTTTATCTACTGCATCTTTAACATTAGCTACAGTAACTTCATTAATTCCACCATCGTCTAATTTTTGGTCAGTTCCTTGTGTGTGGTCTAATGTGTTAGCATGTTTTTTAGTAACAGCATCATCAATGTCAGCTACAGCAGAAGTAGGCTTATTAGTAATTGCAGCCCAATTAAGGTCAATTATGTCGCCTTGGTCAGTCCAATCAGATAAACTTCCAGAAGATGCTACTATTGACCACACATAAAGATGTCCAGTATCATTGGCAATTCTTGCGTCATCTTTTGCATTTCCGGTTATTGGTAAATTGGCTTGGCTTGCAACACCTTCTTTAAATGTTAGTATATTGCCATCTAATGTATAATCAAATTTGCCTGTAAATGGATTAAATATTTTTTTATTAGCCATTATTTTACTCCTTTAAGCATTTAATACTTCTTCAAAAAATTCAAAATTTTCACGATAAATTGTTTGCCTAAAACCCGTAGTTTTATTAGTCATTTGTAATTCTAAAACATACAATCCTTCATATGCATTTGTATCATCAGAATCTACATGTACAGTAATCTTATCACTTGATACTGAAATTTGTGCATCCGAACCGCCAGAATAATTAGCGTCTTTTTTGTTTAAAACATCCGCATCGTTTGTGATTCTACAATAAAATTTAAAAGCACTTAAATCTGTTTGTAAATCATTCTGGTCGCTGTACACCTGAAATTCTAATTCAAATGCATCATTTTCTGCGTATTGTTCCCTTTTAAATAGTAGAATAGCTGAATAATTCATAATTAAAATTTACCTATTGTGAAAATCATATTTGGATTAAATTTAAAATTCTTTATTGTATCTTTTATTTTATCTTCTTTTGATTTATTACCTGGATATCTTATTTCAACAGTTGATGTTTTATAAAGCGTGTAATTTGGTTTTAAAATAATTGATGCTATAAGTGCTATTAAATATTCTTCTTGTTTAGACGGATACGGTGTAATTTCTACATCCGTTGTATTATAATAAAAGTCCTTTAAATTATTGATAGATATATATGATAACGCTGATTCGATTGCTGCTTTAATTTGTGTGTCACTAAAATTTGAATAATAATTAAATTTAAACTGTAATACTTGACCGGATGTTAATGTTGCAACTACTGTTACTTTATTCTCATCTGTATCTAATGTTGCTGATTGTCCAGATACTAATGGTGAACCATCAATTAATGTAGATAATAAGGTAGATGCATTATCCTGAAGTAATGTGAAAATCTTACTTGTAGTATAAGTATGACTTTCAGTCTTTTTCTCAAGATTGTCATCACAAAGTCCTCTAACAATTCTAATTAATCTTGAAATCATTTTATCTCCTTATTAAATACTATTTAAAATAGGTTGGGGAAATAAATCTCCCCAACCCATGACCTTTCTAATTACTAATTAAGTTGTCCTTTCAAACTGAGAAACTCCATATATATTTGTACATGCTCCAACTACTTCCTCAAAACCAATTAACGCAACACTCAAAGTACGAGCATTATTAGTTCCTACAGAAATAGGATTCATTGACTGAAGAACAAGTCTTTCAGGAACATCACCAGCTACAGATACAACACCTAACATATTAGCAAGTTCACCAAGCTGTCTGCGAACAAATAATAGAGGTTTTTTGTTTCCAGCTACTCTAGTTGCTACTAAATACGCTTTTGTTGCTACCATCTGATATTTAGTGCTACCATCAACATCTACTTCCCAAGCCGGAATCTGTTTTGCTGTAATACCCAAGTTGTTAAACTGTGCTCTAATATTCTGGTTCTTATTATCTGTCCAATCCCAAAGCAAGAAATCCTGATAAACAGTCGTACCCATTAAAAGTACATAGGTATCGCCATATTTATTAACCTGTTGAAGCATTTGGATTACATGCTGAAATTGAAATGTAGCAACTCCAGAACCAAGCGTTACCTCATTACCGCTTGAAGAAGCAGCAGCGGTCATTAACGCAACCACATACTGAATTTCATACGTGTTCAAGCCATCATTAATTGACTCATTAACTCTAGCCATGATGTCTTCTTTTCTTTTTGCTAAATCAGTTAATTTAACCATTTCTTCATTACTGGATACATCAATGAATGTAAACGCAGTAGGAGCTGTTAAACTATTTGTTCTTTGTGTTACAATACCATCTGCTGTAATAACTTCGACCTTATCACTAGGAATACGTGCTGAATGATAGTATACATAATCAGTTGGTTTCGCTGTTCGTGTTTCACATACCAAATTAACTACATCAGTAAATGCATTACGAGCATCAAGCGGTTCACCAATTATCTGCGCTATTTCTTTAGCCCTTTCTCCTAAAAGATTTGACCGATATGCAGCATCGGAAGCTAACTCTTTAGATTGTACATGTTGTAAAGTAATCATTTTATTCCTCCTGTTTTAATTGTTAATAAAATTAAATTGTTAGATTCTATGTTATTTTTTCTTATATGATACTACTTTTTCGTGTTCCTTTACTAATCTTTTATTATATTCTGCCGTTTCTTTTTCTTTTCCGGTTAATACCTTATCATCTTCACTACCTAATATTATACTTGGTTTATGTGATGCACCCTCCTTTGTTTTCTTTACAGCTAGTTCTTTTTCAAGTTTAGCTATTTTATAATCCCTTTCATCTAATATTTGTTCATCAGACATAGCTTCAGAATAACTACCAAGTTCCTGTTTACGATTATAAATTGTTCTAGCTTCTTCTTTATAATCTTCTTTAACCTTGGCTATTTCTTTTTCTTTTTCTTCAACCACTTTAGCTATTTCTTTCGTATGTCCTTCTTTTGTTGATGCTAATTCTCTCTCATAATAACCTACAATTTTAACATCCTCACGCAAATTCATTATTTCTGTTGCTAATTTTTTGATTCCTTGTTTCAATAAGTCTTTGTATGCCACTTCTTTTTCCTGTTTGTCTTTTTCATTTGCAGCAGTTTCTTTATTTGTTCTTATTACTTCTTCTGCGATTTCTTTTACTTTACTATCCAATGCAGCCTTATCTTCTTCTGAAGCCGTTTCAAATATTTTAATTAATTCATCAGTAACGTCTTCAACTTTCTCTACACTAGCGAAAGCTTTTTGTAATTCATTCATATTTTCCTCCTTAAATTCTTTTATAGATTTCACTATATATTTAAACTCTTTAATTTTCCTTTTATGTATAAAACTTAACCCGCAATCTCTACAGATTAAGGATGTTTCTTTTTTATTCGCAAAAATAGGATATTTTATAAGGCTCTTACATTGATAACAATTTACCGTTCCTTCGTGTGCAATATTTACCCCATAATTAATTTTATTTTTATTATATTCCTCAATTTCAATTTCATATTTCATTTGGCAAGATGTGCAGCTTGCTATTGTTTTATCTTCATGGTCATATAAATTATCCCATGCATGATTTCCACAATTAGGACAGTCACATGGTATCTCATTCGTACTTTGTGTTGGTTGATTAATACCAAGAACTTCTTTACAGCCAGGACATTTAATTGCGCCATTTTCTTCTGGCTTTACTGTAGACGCATCAAATTTAAAATTACATTTATTGCATAATGTTAAATTTACATCTCCTACACCTATTTCTTTTTCTTTAGCAAATTCAAAAACTTTACTACCATGAACTGCTGGTCTTATTCCTCTATCAAGCAATGCTCCCCCACAGAAAAATATATTTTCCCAATCATATTTTCCATCAGCTACTTTTATTTTATCGCCATAAATTTCATAAGAAATTCCAATATCACCACGTTCAAAGTCATTTTTAAATTTTGCATATTCCCGTTTAAAATTATCTTTATAAATTGCACCGTATGCAGTTACAACATCACCTTCTAATTTAGCATCTAACCAAACACCAATTACCTCTTTTTCTTCATGATTATGAGTAACAGGTTTTAATATTAATGTATCTAAAGCTTTTGCTAATTCTTTACGTTTTATCCTAGAACCATTATTATTAAATACATTAGCTCTAGTGTACGTTCCTTTAAATAAGGCTATATCCGGTGACGGAACAATCAATCCACGTTTTGCAGCGATTTTTTCAATTTCCTTTTTATCAGAAGCAGTTTCTAAGAACTTATATTCCATAGATTGTTCAATATCTTCAAGAATAATTTTTACTCTATTCATAATAATTCCTTTGGTTTTTACCACGCAGTTAGGTCTTTATACGTCTGTGTTGCTTTATTTGTCCATGCCGTTAATGGTGCTGTAATACCAAAAGCATACTTGAACTCTGTTCCGGCTACATTTGTGCGTAAAATATAAAAAGTGTTGTTATCAGACGAAGCATGTGCTTTAGGTTTAGTATATAAATAGTAGTAATAAGTTCCACCTGTTTCATCCACCCTTGCTACTTTAAATTCATCCATATTATATCGGCTCATTATTTTTGTCCTCCAGATTTTTTCAATCTTAATCTCTTAATTCTGTTTATAACTCCAAACGCCAGCCTAAATGATTCAGCATCAGAGCCGGTTTTTCTAAATTTTTTATTAAATGTATCTCTCCAGACCTTCTGTAAATCAGCCGGAAGTTTTCTTACAGATTTTGGTAACGGTTTATCTTTTCCATAAATCGCTTGTGAGTATAATCTTTGAATATTTAAATCACGTGCTGCTTGTATAAAATTTTGTCTTCCAGCCCCATTTCTGTCATCTCTAAATTCTGGTGTGTTTTTATCTTTTGGTTTTTTAGTAGAACGACTATCCTGTAATTCACTTGTATACTGCTCTTGGTTCATTACAACATGAGGATAAAGTTTTGCATCAATTCCATCTTCTAATTGTTTAGTGCTACGAGCAACTATTAACTTATAATCAATTCCTAAAATTTCGCACAATGATTCATAATCAACTACTCCTCTATCAAAAATAGAACGGAATAATTCTTTTTCATCTAAAGTTACAAATTCAAGAACTGGTGATGCTTTAACTTTAATTTTTATAGCATTATATTTGGTGTTATGAGTATTTCTTTCTCTGGTTACTTCTAAAACATCTGTTAATAAATCACAATAAGAATTAATTAATGAATAAACTAATTTAACAAATGGTTTTGGGTTTATTATTGATTCCTTTCTTGAATTACTTCCTGTACCTTCTAAAATTTCAATTAATCCCAATCCCTGTAAAATCTTTTGTCGTGATGGGTCAATTAATTCTTGATTAACTACTTTACTAAAATCTGGTATTAAATGGTCAATTTGAGTATCATAATCAGTTACTAATGTCGGAACACCAGTATTTAATTCAGAATCTCCCAAAAAAGTTTTAAATGCATCTTTGGCTTCTAATAATTTTTCTCTTGAATAATGCCCTTGTGCCTCAAAAGTTTTATCGTTTCCTTTTAGTATAACCAATAAATATTTTAATGCCTTACGAACAATACTTTCACCTTGGTCAGAAATCATTGTTAAAACTTCCATATTTTTCCATATTCCACGTTTAATTAAAAATGGAGTTGGAAATAATGTTCCCCACTCTTCAAATGGTGTTTGAACAAAAATTTCTTCATCTTCGTTATGTGGTAAATCAATATAATCTTTGTCTGTTGTTCCATCACCTATCTTTAATCTATATTCTTCAGAACCAATAACTTTACCTTTATTTTCCTTATCTTTAATACATATATCTTTACCATCAACAAACCATAATAACTCCGGTAATAACATATTAGTTTCATCTTTATTATAAACAGCTCTAAGTAATGCGTGTGAAGAACCCTTTAACATTTCCATATAATATTGTTTTGCTAAACCATTCACTCCCACTTCAACTTTTTTTCTTCGTAAAGATGAATTTATATTTTTTAACCATGCATTATAAATTTCATCTAAATTTTCATTTCCAGTTTCTACTTTATAAGTTACACGTGCAGCGCATTCAATCGCAAAATCTAATACAGTATTTACTATTCCTGTCTCATCATTTTTCAAAGATTGTTTTACAACAATTACTTGTTCACGATATTTCTCAGGCGGTTTTACAACCGTTGTTTCTATCAATGAAAGTAAATCATTGTACATCTTTAATAATCCAGAAGCGGGATTGATATGTGTACTCATAAACACTCCTTATACGAAATTTATTGACATTTCTTTTGTCTTCGGTGGTTCTAAAAATTTTAATTCCCATATCCATTGTGCTATAGCAAATACTCTAAAGGCATCAAATAAATGGTCATTTTTTGACATACATTTGTAAATTGTTCTATTGGCATTATAAAGTGCTGTTACTTGGTCAAACTGTTTGTCAAACTTTGGGTCTAATGGTAAAAGTATTCTTGATTTATAAAATAATTGCTGTAATCTTTTAACAGAAAATTCTGCTGCAAATTCTTCTGTTGGAATTGGTTTATTATTTTCTAATTTTACATCGCCATTTTCATTAACCTGATAACCAGTAACTATTTTTGCATTACCATAATATCCATAAATATTTTTAGGATATATTTTTATCAATGTATTATAAATACTTGCACCTGTGTTATGAATTAAAACATTACCTTTTCCAGCCACAAAAGTATTATTATCATTAACCATTAAATCATACACATAATCATTATATTTATATTTATTTATTTTAATAATTTTTCTAAATTCAAAATCATAACCTAATAATTTTTTAAATTCTTTAATTTTTTCTTTAGATACTTTTCTTTTAATTAACGAATTAATACTATAAACTTTTTTATATAATCTATCTATTCCTGATTTAATGTTTAAAATATTATTTGGAATACCTTTCCATCTGCCAATTAATTGATTATCTGTCCAAGAAATTGTATAAGCTGTATTATATCCCTCATTTGAATTACCGAATGTTCCATATAAATTTAAATTTCTTAATATTAAATCAACTCCATAAACTAATTTTTCACTAATAACTTTAATAGTCGTTTCTTTACTTTTACGTTGTCTAATATGTCCATCGCCTTCAACCAATCCTTTTAAAAATGCTTTTTTAACTGATAGCGGTGAATTTAATATCACATTAGGAACTTTTTTATTTTTAGCTCCAACGCCCACTAATTCTTCTATTAATCTTAAAACTCCTTTACCTCCACCAATCACAACGGTTTGAGTAATAACATTTTGATGTATATAACCTTTTTTAAATTTTCGTTTTGGTAAATGTCTTTTATCCTGCTGATTGATATACCCAGATTTTATACTAAAAATTTTTCTTGATAATTTTAAAAGATTATTGGCTTCTTTTTTTTCATCTCCAAGAGAAAGTTGATAATTAGTTGTTTTACTACAACCTTCTGCTGCACACCATCCAATAAAATATCCAAAATCTTCATCTACTTTTATATTGTTTTCTTTACCTAAAAAATTAGCTTTGATAAATTTATATTTGCTTACTTTAGATAATAATTTTTTTGGTGTTACAACCCAATCGTTTAATTTTATTTTAGATGCTTCTTTCTCTATTAAATTTCCATTTTCAAAAACCATCATAGAATGGTTTGGCGTAACCTTAACAGTTCCAGAAGAAGGATTAATTTTAAATTCTAACATATCTCCTGTATATTCATGTTTAAAAATAGATGCAATTTTCCATTCCAGGTTTCCATTATTCCAAGTTGGAGCTTCTATTTTAGACGATTTTTTTATTTTATCTAAATCCTTTGCTCTACAGTAAATTATTTTATTATCAACTTTTAAAATTATTAATTCATCTTTATCAATACTTCCATCACCAATATCAATAGAAAGCATTTCAGCGTTTAATTTATCTATTAAATATTTAAATATTTCTTTTTGTAATTCGTCATCAAATAAACCACTTAATGTAACATTATATAAATATTTATAAACAGGTAATGTTTCAGTATTTATTTCAGAAAAAATAGCTATTTCAGTGCTGCCTATTCCCTTTCCTCTTCCAATATCAGTTCCTATAAAAATTCGATTAGCATTATTTGGTCTTATTATTGTATTTAAAATTGTTGCATACATCGGAAAGGTGTCATTATCTATATCATAGTTTTTAATAGCAACATCAGTATCAACTAATTCATCCCTAATGAATTCCATGTCAAAAATAGATGCTCTATCTTCAATGATGTCTCCATCACAAAAAATACGATATCCTTCCGAAGTTTTTCCGCCAAATTCATCTATGTAATCTTCATCCATTCCTTTATTATAGGTAGGATTAACTTTTTGTGGTAAATTTAATATTTTATTTTTATTTTTAGGATTTTTCAAAATCTGCCCGATTGGGGATGTTTTCCTAAAATTTGTCATACCACTTTGTCTAAAAACACAACCTAATTCATCATGACTGTGTTTTCTTGCTCGATATACCTTTTCAGTTTCAAAACTTGTTTCTTCTATAAAAAGAACTCTTAAATGTAATCCATAAAAACTATCACCAGGAGTTTTACCTTTAACATTAGCATTTATACCAAAAATCTTAAATCCAGTATTTGCCGAAATTGTATAAGGTGCAGACCGAGCAGTAGAGCAATGGAATAATTCCTTAATAAATGGATGCGATTTTGCAGCCATAGTTACTTTATCTAAAACTTTTTGAATTCTATTAAATACATAAGCTGAAAAACCAATTTCTTCTGCACCATAAAAAAGACTATAAACCATTCTCAACAATAAATCAACTACTTGAAAAATCGCTGTCTTTCCAGTAAGCCTCCCGCCAACACAATAACAATCACTCGCACCTTTACGTAAATCAAATTGTTGTTGTTCAGTTAAACCTGAATTCTCAAAATCGTAGAAACTCTCCCAACTAAGCATGGGATACTGATACCATCTAATTGTTCTAAATTTCTTTTCATCAAAATCAGACATATTATTAAAATCAGAAAAAAGACACTCAGCTAATGCTGGAGGATAAAACATTGTCTCCATTAAACTTATTTCTTCCTCTGTCAATTTCTCCTGAATTTTGTTAGCCATACATAATCCTTTATATAAATAGAGAGGAATCCCCACTGTCCATAGCAGAGATTCCCATACAATCAAGCTTAGTATGATGACGCTTTGCGACTCCATAACTAAACTGAAATCGAGACAAGAATATTTTTCCTGGCTCTCAAGCATTAATAAAATAAGATTTTTGAGTGACATCCATGAGTATTAGCACCCCTATCGCTAGAAAATCTCGAAAAGCTAAATCTCCATCCATGAATGTTGCGTGAGATTCGTTAAGACTAAATCTTAACACCATCCTCTCACTAGATATCTTATTATAATTTCAGTACCAGAATTAAAGTCCTTTCGGAAAATTTAACCTGGAGCAAGTAGTTATAATTTATAACCAATTAACTAAATATTAATTTATTAATAAATAGGATGTTATTATTGTACACATTGGTTATTTATAATTTCCAAATAAAACCATTAGATGATTTACGTTTACCTGAACATACCATAGAAATATTACCTTGAGAAAATTTCAATGTTCTTTGAATTTCCATCATACTTTCCCATGTTTTTATAAAATTTCCCTGTAAATCAAATTGATTAATAGATTTTTTCTTATCTTTAATTGCGTTATCAATTAACTCAATAAACTGACAATTCTCAAACGTATAATCACCATCATTTTCTTTACGGTCAATACTTGGTTGTTCTAATAACCATGCCTTATCTCTGAACCAAAGTTTCTTAATTTCTTCTTTTGTAATTAAACATTTAATCCCACGACCACCATAATATTTATAAAATTGATTATTTTTATTAATACATCTTTGTTTGGCGTGATATAAAAACCCCATCCAAGGATATTTCTTGTGCCAGTTTTTATTATAATCGGGGTGTTCTTTTTTCCAAGTATTATTTTGAATATTGATTTTTTCTTTATTTTTTAAATAATATTCCAAAATTTTATATTTATTTTCATTGCGCCATTTCTGACTTTTATTATTGATTTTTTCTTTATTTTTTAAATGATGCTTATGTTTCGCTTTTTTAATTTGTTCTTTATGATTTAAACGATAATTTTGATAATAAGTTTTCTTTTCTTCTTTTGTCATCCAAAACATCCTTACTTTTTCTCTTTTCTAATTAAATTTTCTTCTTTCCGTTCCAAATATCTCTTATAAAGTGGATGGTTTTTATTAAAATGCCTTTGGAGATACCAATCCGTGTACAGCGATGAACAATCTAATGTTTTAGCAATAAAATGCTCATCTACAATAACTTTTTTCCCTTCAATATATTTTTCCATCAAAAACTTGTTTGTCAGCAAGCGGTCTTTAAAATAAGGATGCGCTTGTACATCATATTTATCTATCCTGATTTTTGTCATCAACATCTCGCCACAACAAGCGCATTTAAAAGTACGTGACCCCTGATTTTCCTCCAGCCACAATTTCATTCTAACAAATAATTGTTTTAATACACTTATGTCATCTTTTAAGTTAGAACCAAATATTTTCTCAGCAAGTTTTTGACCTTGTTCAATTAATTGATGATAAGCTTCATAAGCATATTTAGCAACTGAGTTTGGTTTTGCCTTTTCCTGTTGTTCTATTATTTCCCGTGTTGTGCGTTTTTTATACTCATTAAAAACTAAATCTTTAAGTTGAAATAATTGTTTTTTATTCTCTATGTAAACACCATCTAAATAATCAACTAAAATTTGTTTAACTATTTTTTTATCTTTGGGGTCTGTGATAGGCAGCCCATCGAGCACGAAATCGTATTGTGCCTTTAATTTTTTATCTTTTAAACTTTTATTTGCAGCATCAATTAATTGAGATTCTGTATAACCTTTAAAATTTTTCATTCCACGAAACTGATTAACTTTTGCCTGTAATTCTTTATCCATTATTATCCCTTACTTTATCCTGTATATTAAAATATGTTCTTTTAACCTTATATAACAAGTATACCATATTCAAGTCCAAAATTTTACGATGTTATAAGTATTTGAAATTAAAGAGGATAGGAGAAAAAATATTTTAGGCGATATTGGTAAGTCGTTTAATTACAATAAGTTAGAAAAACACCCTTGTCAAGTGATTATTTTAAAATAGTTTTTGAAAATTTCTATAACCACTTACAAATACACAAGTTACAAATTCCGAATTTTTTCAATTTCTTTTATGGTCGGTACAAAATTACACCATCTGGCTATTTCATATTTATACATATCAAACGCAATTATTGTAGGAACTGTTAGTACATTTAAATACGCAGCAATATAGTTTTGTTGCCAACTTTTATCGCCAATTATAACATTTTCAATTTTGATACTTAGTTTTGTAGCAATTTGTGTAATTTCTTTTTTAACAGCCGAACATTTTGGACATGTATCTGAAGTAAAAATATATAGATTCATTTTAGTTGGTGCTTTCTATTATTTCTTCTATTCGATTAATTAAAAATTTTGAAAAAATTGCCGGACAATAACATTCTAAATATTGCCGTATTTCTTCTTTCCAATTATCATTTTCATTTGATTTTATAACATAATAGTCATTTGTATATTCTGTATTTGAATTACATATTCTTTTAAGTATTTCTAATTCATTATCTAATTCTTCTTCAGAATAATTTATATACGAACAATATTCATCAAATAGCATTATAGATAAAAATATAATACATCCAACAATTAATAAAAATGTATTCATCACAACCCTTTCCATTTACTAACTAAGAGAGTAAATTCTCGCATTACCATATTTATATCCATTTACAGCACCCTTATGTGCCTTAATAATATTTATTTTTTTACCAAATAGTTCCAATTTTCCTTTACGCTTAAATCCTTCAAAATGCATTGTGTGTTGTAATGCAGCAATAGTATTTGTTAGTTTTACTTTTTCATCACCGTTTTTAACAAAAACAATAACATCAACATTACCTACCTCACATTGACCAATGATATTTTTTGCAAGTGTTAAATACATATTATCCATTATTTATCCAATCCTTTCCATTCCAAACTTTGCTATATTTTTGTTTCATTACATATGCCAGCCATAGTTGTTTCGTTGAATTGAATATTTTTACTTCTTCTTTACCAAAAACATAGAATTTAAATCCTTGTTGTTGATATACCCACTCTGAAAAATCACTAACCAAATATGTAAAATCGCCTATATTTAACATATCCTGCAACTGTTCTTGTTGGGGAAGCCAAGTAATTTCAAAATCTTTAATATCAAACCATTGATTAGAAAAACGCCTCGACCAATAATCAGTAAATATTTTTGCTGATTTTTCAAGAAATATCTCATTATATTCTCCAGAATCAAGCGAAAAATCTAAAATTTTATCATCATAATTTTCTCTTGCTATAATATCTACAACAGTAGTATTACAATGATTCGGTTGACACATAGAAATAATATCGCCTGTTCGTGGATTCCAATTTTCTTGTATTTTAATAGCCTTTTTACACATCAACTGATATTTATTATCCATGATTATTTTCCTCTAATTTTTTAATGTTTTCTATTAATTCATCTCTTTCTTCAATTACCATATCTAATGCTTTGTTTAACTCATTTCTCTCTTCCATCACTCCACATAACGCTTCAGCTAAGTCGTCATTGTTTTTCTTAATCTTGTCAGTGTCAATCATTAAATCTCTATTCTTCATAATTTCTTGTGAATAAGCTTCTTTGATTTTTTTAAATTCAACTTCTTGGTCTAAACTAAAATAATCTTTATCCATAATTTATCTCCATCATCCAGATTAAACCCACCAAGATAATATAAATATGATAGGCTCAATCTGGATTTTCTTTTATTCTTACTTTTCTGTTAATACATCAATTACCATTAAATCTGATACACTTAATTTTATATTTCCTAAAGAACTAATTTTAATTTTTTTACATTCAACTTTAATTTCTTTGTCAAGAAGTTTATTTATCTCTTTTTCAAAATCTTTAACTTTATCCTTTGCAATTGTTGTAGTTTTTTTCTCTTTATCTTCCTCACCGTATTTTGTAAAAAGTTTTTTTCTAACCTTACTAAATGTTTCTAACTGAATTTCAAATACTCTAACTAAAGTAATTAAATCATATCCTACTACAACTGGCACATCTTGTGCAATTAATTTTTCAATTACTGGTTTCATTTTCAATAAATCTGATAATTTTACTTTCATATTATTTCTCCTTACTTTTTACGTTTAAACTATAATTATATTAATCCCAAAGTGTTGATTTTCCCATAAACAATAAATCAGCGAATCTCTTAACATCATATCTATACATTAAACCATTATCCTCACCATTAATAAAAATCACACCCAATGTATTTACACCAGCTATCTTATCAAAATTTTTCCGTAATGATTTTAATTCCCCTTTAGTCATCAATTTCAATCCTAAATAATTAGCATATGAGTTATATCTTTGTTTCAAATAGGTATTAATTTCTTTATCTGATAAACCAATTCTAAATTCACCAAACTTATCAATATCTATTTGCCTATCTAAAAATAAATTTAACGCTTTTACATCCTTACCTGTAAAATCAACCATTTTCACCTCACCTTTTTTGTAACATACTTATTTCTTACTCTTCGCCAAAAATATTTTCCAACACTTCCAGCATTTATTAATCCAAGATAAATAGTATGTGGAACTTTAAAATAATCATAACCACTACCACTTAAAAATGAAATCGTTAAAGTTTTAGTTGTAGTATTATATTGTACTTCACTGATTGTTGATGAAGATGTTATTTTCTTTTTTAGTATATTAGACATTATCCATTTCCTCCAAAATTTCCACCAAATTCGTTTAAAATATACACAATTATGATTTTTATTCTGTTTTAAACAATCCACCAAACTTCTCAAGATTACCTCACCCACTCCATTTCTAAACCTCTCAGTAAGTCTCATACAAATATTTGGTGGTACAGGTCTATAATCCATACAAGGTCGATATTTATAATATTTACAATCACAACAATAAATTTTTGTGTCTAATGTTTTACACATTACTTACTCCTTCCCTCCGGTACTTTCTCTTTTGGGGGTTATGGGGTTTCTTATAGTTTTTTTTCAACAGTTATAATAGTGTCATTTTTACTACCACCATGAGGAACTAAAAGTATTTCTATCATTTTAAATCCTCTATTTTTCCCTAACCCCATTGAGTTCCAGCCAAAACAAATTACAATTCCATTTTGTTTCAATATTCTATTCATTTCATTTTTACACTCTGCCCAATATTTCATAGATGTTGGTTTAATTGTTAATAAATTCATACCACGACCTTCATAACATTGTTTGGCTTGAGTTATTGAATATGGTGGGTCAAATAAAATTCCGTCAAATTCAGAATTTTTTCTTGATTTTAAAAAATCCAAAGCATCCATGCAAAATTCTACTTTACCCGATAAATCATTTTTAATCTGTGCAGGGCTATTTTCTCCTGCAAATGGGTCACACCAATAACCTTGATTAACATATTTTTGTAGTAATTCTTTTATTGGTTTAATAGTGAATGTCCATTTATTAGGCATAGCCCATATTCTATTTATCTTCATCATTCCTCCTTTTGCCTTATTCGCTTTATATTTAGTGTAGATTTTAGTTTTCATTATTTATAATATATAGTATTAAATAGGGCACGAGCATATTACAGTTATTTTATATAAGCCCTACGGGCTAAATCCATAAATATTCATTCACTCTGTTCACTCATGTGCAATTCATGTATTTTAGGTTGTATGTTTTTACTTTTTATTCAATGCTACTTCGTTTTCATAAAAAGAGAAAGCATTTAAAAATACTTTCATTTGCTTATATAACAATTATACCACAGGTTTTGGATTTTGCAACTTTTATTTTAAAATAGTTTATGTTTACCGACTAATCAGATTAAATCTGCAAACCGACCTTTAAACAAAAAAGGGTATCCTGGTTTTGTTGGAAGACCTAATTCTTTTTTTGCTGGTTTTAAATATTTTTTATATATTTTACCAATTTCACGCCATAATTTGTCGTTCTGTTCTATTATTTTTCTTTCTTCTATTTTTTTGCTACATTTTTTACAATAACCAAATAACATAGTATGTTCTTTTACTTTTTCTTTACATCTTCTACAACGTACCTTTTTTCTCATTATTTTCTCCCAGTTAGTTTATTTTAAATTAATGATGTAAATAATCGTTATAATCAGTGGCTTGAAATTCATTATTAAATGGAACAAAAGTTGTTTCCACAGTATAATTGACAACATTACCATTCATAAATCTATATAACCACCCACCAGCAACTCTGATAATTGTCATACCATCTAATACCAATTCTTCGTGTAATTTTAAATCATAAATTGTTTTATTCATTACTTCTCATCCTTTCTTGTAGAAATATAAATTGTCATCAAGATTTAAAGTATCAAGATATAATTTAATTGCAATCTGTATTTCTTTTAATGCTTCTTCATAACTATCTCCAAATGCAGATAAATTTTTTAATTCCGGCACAGTTGCAATAAAGCCTTTATCTTCTTCGCTCCAATTTATATGTATAGAATATTTCATTACTTAACCTCAATCTCTTTAAATTCTCTATTATCCCAAAATACTTCCTTATCATCTTCATCAATATTATTTTTTAATGTTTTTAATTCTTCTAATGTATCACAGGTTGCATTAACGTCATTTAGAAATCCGCTTGGATAATATCCACATATAAATGCATACCAATATCTTTTAGAAAAATCAGGAGTATTTTCATTATCATATTTATATCTACTTATCATTTCATATCCTTTCTGGAGAAGATTATACTTGCACTATCAGATTGAAGTCTCCATTTTTTAATATACTCTTCAAGACGTTTCTTTGTGTTTATTAGGATTTTTTCTGTTTCAAATTCAAGAGTGGATTCTTTAATATAAGCAAAGAAGCGTTCATCTGTTGTTATGTGGAATATTTCTTCATAAGCATAATCGAAACAATCATATTTAATGAACTTAAAAAACTTCTTATCACTCCAATGTTGTTTTTCTTCAATAAGTTTAACTGTGGTATTATACTTCTTCTCATAGAACTCTTTAATCTCTGCTAATGTTTTCATATTTTCTCCTTTAAATAACCCCAAATCCTTTCAATATTAAAACAACACAAATTAATTTACCAATTAATGTTCCAAATAAAAGAAGCATCAAAAATGCTATTACACTTCCAATAATACCTAATACAATAGTTATTGCAGCTAATAATGATGTCATAAAATTATTCATAAATTTATCTCCTTATATTAAAGTATACCATACAATTGTCTAAATTACAAGTTTTATTTTTATTTGCAACAATCATAACAAAAACGTAAAGCCATCGCTGCCACTTGTATTGCTTCTTTTTTTAGATTGTCTTTATTTCGTAATTCCCTTTTCTTTTTAATTTCTTCCCAAAGTTCATCTAATTCTTCTTTAATAATGGCATAACCTTCATGACAAGAATTAAAACTATTAAATTTTTGTTCCGCATCTTGATATTCCTTTTTGATTTCCAGTAATAAATCTTCTAATTTTGTAGTCATAATTACTCCTCTTTAAATATTTTACTTAAATTTTTATTATCACACAAACATTTTCTACAAATATCTATTTTTAATTTAATATCTAATGAACCATCATCACCCATATATCTTACAAAAGTTAATACTCCATGAGCGTTTGTATATTCATCATGTGCTGTAAATTTTTTACCACATAAATCACAAATTGTTTTATTTTCTTTCATTATCTATTCCTCCTTATTTTTTATCAAACACTTTCCCATAAGTATCATATGGTCTTAATGGTGAATCATCACGTAAATGATTTTTAACCAAATCCACAACTTCATTTCTCATATTATTTGACCACTTTAAATGCTTCGCAATTTTCTCTACCATTTCTGCACCCAAAAAATCATGTTTGATATAATTATAATATCCTTTTTTAACATTATAAGTTTTTACAAAAGGTTTAGCAATATCATGTAATAATGCAGCCCAACGTAAATGTAAATCTTTAGGTGTGTTTGCAACTACTCCTTTTGTATGTGTCCATAATGTAAACATATGATGTGGATTTTCTTGGTTGAAATTATATTGTAAACTTAATTCAGGAATTATATAATTCAATAACTTAGTTTGCATTAAAGTATTTAAACCGCATTTAACATTGTCGGATAATAGTATTTTATTTAATTCTTCCATCCATCTTTCTTTACTTATATGTAAAATTTTATAATTTTTTTCTTCAATTCCATTAAAGGTTTTATTTTCAATATCAAAATCTAACTGACAAGCAAGTCTAATTGCTCGCAACATACGTAATGGGTCTTCTTTAAATCTTTTAACAGTATTTCCAACACAACGAATAATCTTATCATGAATATCTTTTTCTCCATTAAAATAATCAGTTATAACACCATGATTATCTGACACCATAGAATTAATTGTAAAATCTCTACGCTGTAAATCTTCTTTTAATGATGTGCAAAATTCTACATTTGGTTTTCTATTATTCGGCTCATATTTTTCTGTTCGATAAGTAGTTACTTCAACTATTTCTCCATCAACTGTAAATCCAAGAGTACCAAATCGTTTACCTACTGTATAAGCTTTTCTTCCGGCACGTTTTATATACCATTCTATTTGGTCTGGAGATAATGGAGTAACAAAATCAAAATCTTTTGGTTCTTTACCCATAATTAAATCACGGCAAGCTCCGCCAACTAAATAAATAATATCATCACCAAAGATACGTTTAATTTCTAACATTATTTTATCATATCTGTTATTCATATTTTCACCGCCGGAGATTTTAAAGGACACCATGGAGGTATTCTTCCTGATTCTGAAATTATTCTTTGTCGCCAATGATATTTATCAAAAGTAACTTTTCTTTTTATACATGCATCTGAATGACCGCAAATATGTTTAGCTCCTCCAGGAGTAAATGCTCCAGAGTGGTCTTTATATTCGCATTCAAAACAACTATTAATAATTTTTATTATTTTCATATTTCCACCATTTCTTTAATATGTATTTTTGTAGTTCGTTAATTTTTTTAATATCAGCACTATGCTGTAATTTACTTACACTATAAGCGGTATTTATTTGTTCTTCTAAAGAATCAGCTTTATTCAATACCCATTGTAAATCATATTTTCCTTTTTTAATATCAAGTATTAATTTATTGTTTGTTAATGGTAATGTAATTTTCCCTTCTACAAGTATTTGCCAACCTTCATAAAGTAACCGAATTAAATGACTAGCAAACTTGGTGTCGTATCCATACTTAGCTACTAATTCAGTTCGACCTGTCATGTTTTCTTTTTTAGTTTCTAATTTTTTTCTTTGAGCATAAGCATATCCGGTAAAAGTATGAAACGCCTTTTTACTTATAAATAAATGATAATTATTTAATAACTCTTCCGTAATAGGATGTTTATATAAAACACAATTTTTCGGCATAAAGAATAGCTCAATAATATTTGGATTATTGCCTATCGCTAAATGAATAAATTTAACTATATTATACAATGTAAAATCTATATCATCTTTTGTATTTTTACGGTTTAAACCATGATTCTTTGTACCTAAATTAACTTGGTCACATTTATGTAATCCAAGTACATAATCTTCTGTTGGAATAAATATTCCAGAATAATCTGTATCAGATTCAGGAGTTCTTGTGCCATAGGCTACAGAACCAGTGATTACTTTATAAATCATATTATTTTTAGCTGCGTCTATTTCTTTCATAATTTATTTACCTTTTTAAATTTTTCAAGTAAGTGTAAAACCAACCCATTAACTGAAATTAAAATAAGCATATAACCAAAAAGTAATAATATTCCGTGTGGTAGAATATTCATAGACTTACTTTCAAATATTATCAATGCTATAATTAAAAATATAAAACTCTGTTTTACACTACACATAGTTAACTCCTTAACATTTTTTCAAGTTTTGCAATTTCAAGAGGACAATCTATTCTACCCCATTTTCCCTTTTTTTCTTTTACAAACCAAATACCATATGTTTTACAGACTTCAATATCTTCATAACCAATAATTCCTGTACTTAAAGTTTTCTTTTCCATTTAATTTTCTCCATATTGCACCCAACGATGCGACCCATCAAGACATTCATCCTTACCATAGCAATGTAAACAATCTCCGCAGTTATCACAAAAGTCTTCTCCACATTTAGGGATTGCCTGTTCTCCACGAATATATTTAGTGCCTTCTTCATTCCAAATTTCTTTTAACATAATTTACATCTCCCAGCATCCATATCCATTAGGTTCAATTTCTTCTACTATTTCATCTTCTTTATTCCCATAAAATTTAACACCATCAGTAAAAACAGTACATGCACAAACAACACATCTGTTTATTTTACCGTGCTCATATATACAAGGACTATCGCCACATCTTTTACATCTCATAATTTTTTACCCCAAATATTTATTGTAATATATCCTGACTTTGATATTTCAAAATTGCAATTGTAATTTTTAAGTCTAAAAGGTAAATTCGACATAGGTATTATCATACATGTACTAACCAAATCGTCTATAACAATATAATCCCCTTTATGTTTAGGAATAATAAATTTGCCAGCTTCATAATCGGCTAATGGATTTTTCTTTTGTTTACTCATAATTTTTTCTCCTTATTGTTTTGTTATTCTAATTAAATTTATAGTATTTAGTCCAACAAATATAAAAAATGAGAACGAAAATGCATGTAATCCAGTTAATAATCCTATTGTCAAAAAACATAAATTAGAACTAAAATAAAATAACACGCCTATAATTTTATATTTTTTCTGTTTACTTACTATAAATAATCCAGCAAGAACAATAAAACATAAATTTATATATCCGATAATATTAGCTATAAATAATTCATTCATAAATTACTCCATTGGTTCATCTATTGGCACATCTATCCATTTCATACCTTCAAATGTGATATACTCATAACACTGTAATACAACATTTATTTCTTCACCATTTGTTACACGATTTAATTTAAAGGAATTTTCATTCCATCCATATACTCTTTTTAATCTTAGTTCCATAATTTAACCTTCCTATAATGTTTGGTTATAGCATTAACAACCAACTTACCATATTTTTTAGTACCATCTGCTGCTTTATAATGTTTAATTAATTTAGCACAAGGAACTTCATAAGGAAGAATACAGAATTTTCTACTTTCTTGTATTTTTAAATATTTACCAATATAAAACCATAACCATTGAGACATTACACTATACTCAGAAATTTCTATTTCATAATAACTACATTTATCTAAGGCTGAGTAATAATAATAAATTTTAATATCCATTTTATCTCCTTGATTTATCGTTTATAAACATCATAACCTTTTTTAGTTAAAAAATCTATAGCATCCTGTTCGTTTTTGGGGATTAGTTGATAGTTCTTATCATCAAGTTCTTTATCTGACCGCACATTAGCTATCCCTCCTCCAGAAATTGTCACATAAAACTTATTCCCAACAAATACTATCTCAATTTCAGTATACTCATTTTTCAACTTCTGCCCTAATTTATACTTCATCTTATTTGCCTTTCTGATTAGTTTGAAATAGTTTGGATTTTGTTCTGTTAATTTCTCATATCCTTTTATTGTTATCCATCCTTTATAACAACCTTCTTTAGCTATTCCGATGACAATTCCTCTATCACCAATATGCATAATAATATTATCACCTATTGTATTCACTCTTATTATTCTCTCAACCTCATCTCCTATTTCAATTTGTTCATTCATTATATTCCTCCCTTATAAACAATTATACCACATATTTAACATTTGTCAAGTATTATTTCGTTCTCTATTCGCTTTGGCTGTATTTGCACCCATTTCTATATACCTGCAATTCTCAAACGTATAATTATCATTGTTGTCTTTCCGGTCAATTGATGGAATTTTTAATAACCACGCTTTATCCCTAAACCATAATCTCTTTAATTCTTCTTTAGTAATTAAACATTTTATTCCTCTACCACCGTATCTTTTATAAAATTGACAATTAGGGTCTGTGCATCTTTGTCTGGCTGCATAATATGTATTAATCCAAGGATATAATTTTTTCCGATTATAATAATATTTTTTCTCCGATTCTCTTCTTTTAACTTTATTTTTTAAATAATTCTCATGTCTAGATTTTTTTAGTTTTTCTTTATGTTCCAAATACCATTCATGCATATATTTCTTTAAATTTTCCATAATAGAAGTATACCACAAAACACATATTTGTCAATACCATAGTTTAAAATAAGTTTAATATGTCCATTACAAATAGTCAAATCCGTATAATAATAAACCAATCCCACTCACTACCTCGCTTGTTTTTCGCTACGCTCAAACCCACACTCAGATAGTTCGTAAAACCACATTATATAATTGTACATATTCATACACATAGTTGTACGATTTTCTACAATATATCAATTCTAATGTATTACCACTATATTTCCACAAGATATTCGGTTACTATGTTTTGAAACCACTACATAATGCGATTATTTCGATAATATCCCATTTTGCATGAAATTTGATTTAAAATCCATGCACATATTAAAGAAAACACCCACTACAATATGCACACCGTATTAATAAAGGAATACAATAATTATCTACATATGATTTAATTGCTATGCTTATTTCTACGCCATTTTTTCAGGGTCGCAGCGAGATATATGGCATTGTTAGTTTTTGCTAATCCTGACCCATCCTGACTGTAAATAGGGCTATTGTGGTGTATATATGTTATTGCTCTCCGTTATTGGTCAAATCTGTCCGTGTATATGTGTGTTTGATGTCCGTTCTATTGGGTGAGGGTAATAGTTATGCCTGTATTTTTGCCGTTCTGAACCGTTGCTAATCAAGACCCTAGTCCAGTCAAACAATGTAACCTATTGAAAACAAATAGTCGAGGGTATCATAAAATGTATATTTTATTATGTTATTCGTAAGTTGTTGATACATATACACTTATGAATTATAAAAATTTCCGCACTCACAACCTATTGAACCATAACACTTTACAGCAATACAATAATCAGCAGAGCAATGTTAACACACGCCGACGCACAAAATCGCACTACCATTATAACTCTAATCATAGCAATAACTTATGGCACGCAACACAGAACCGCATAAAATACACGCAATAAGCCAGACAGTATACCACAGTATAACAAGTCAATAGGTATGAGAGTATGAACATAATAAGGTAAAGTATTGTAATAATCTTTTGGTTGTAGGTTTAATTGTGGTGTTTATTAAAGTGTGGGGTATAGGTTGGAATTATAAGAAAAAAGCTCCAGCGTTGTTAGTGCCAGAGCTTTTATTATTCATCAGGATTTTTAAAATTATTTAAATGTATTTAGTTTAATTGAGTGGGACAATCACCTCCGTTCTGTAATGTATTTTGTAGGTGTCTTTAATACCTCATACGCATATAAGCCTCCTTTATGTTAGGAATGTTAAACATCCTTTTTAAAGTATAATCAAGTATAGCATACGTTTTGTTATTTGTCAAGGGCAATGGAATAATTAATTCTTTTGTTTTGGCATGGTTAATGCTGGCATAATAAGGTTATTATAGCGGTGTTGTTTAAGGCGTTTAAATGGCGTTCTAAGGCATGATTATTTAGTGCATACTTACCTATTGACATATGTTTTTAATGCCTTGCGTGTTGGCATAGTTAATGCTTTATACTGTATTACTAAGGTATACCGATTTCCTTTATAATGGATTATTTTTGTGGGAGGTATTGTAATGTTTGAAAAATTCAGGTATACTTATAATAGAGGGAGGGCAGAGCCATGAAAGATACAAGATTGACAAGTCGTAAGCATTGGAGGATTGCAGGGTATAGAGTTTATTGTATTGGGACATATTTCGAGGCTTTAAAATACTTGGTAGGTTTAAGAGTACAGCATAATGTATCTGATTGTTTAATAAAACCTGTTATTAAATAAAAGGTGTAATCATGGCAATAAAACTGTATAGACTGATAGAATGGATTGACGGAGAGAAAACCAGACTGATTAAACTATTACCTTATAGAATAGCGGAAAAAATTAAGTTGTTTTTGTTAATGTATTGTATTAAATAAAAGGAGGTTCTTATGATTAAAAAATTAATCTATGTTCAGTTGGGTGATAAAAGATGCTTTAATAATTCATTAAATGTGGCTTACAAAGACGAAAATAACCAAGAGCATGTAAAAGTAATGCCTATTAGTAAGCAGGTATTTGATGTGTTGGAAAAGCATGGTTATGCGGTAGAAGGATAAAATAGTATCTATTGTAATTAGTATCATGTAGTATTATTTAATAGTAAGTAATACCATTTAACAGTAAGTACAATACCATATTAGTAACTGGCTAATATGCCTATATATGAGGTGTAAAAATTATCAACTAAATATGGGAGGGTATAAAATGTACAAGTCTATTATCATAGTTATTGTAATACTCGTTTACATATTTATTGCCGTTAATGTTG